AGTTAAATAAACAATAAATATTATTAATTGGTCTGTTTTTATTAATTCTATTAATAGTTACAGCAGGTTCTAAAATTTCACTTAACTGAATTCCATAATCTGTAATTATAGAATTAAAAGTACTCAGTGATTGCTCACTAAGTACTTCTTGTGCTTCCATAACATTTGATACAGTTACCCCATGTTTATTAAATATGTCTAGAATTTCTTGTTCAGTTTCTATTTTACGTTTAACTAAATCCTTAATAATCTTCTGTTGTTTTTCTATAGTACATGCCATAAATTTGTTCTTTTATTAACACTCAAAGAAATCTTCAAGTGATTCATTATTTTTATATTTTCCAAAATCAATTTGTAATTTATCTAAAACATAATTCATTAAATTAGATTCTATTCCAACATCATGTTTTGGTGCTAGAAACTCATTCACTTTTATTACACTCAAGTCTTTAATATGATTTAAAAACTCTGATAAAGTTAAACTTTCAGATCCATCTATACTTGGGAAAACTTTAGTTTTCCATTTCTTTAATAATTCTTCAAATAAAGTATTATCATCTGCATTATCAGATTCTTTAACATCACTTAATTTGTCTTTAAATATACTAACTAATTTCTGAACTTCTGATAAATCATTATATCCAGGAATTGGAGTTAATATTTCACCTATTTGAGCAATTGCTACTTCCTTTGTAATTGGCAAAATAGGTTTAACAACTTGTTGCATTTCAGTAAGTAATGCATCAGTTTTCTCCTCAGTTTTCTTAATTATAGTTTCTGGTTTTATAACACTACTTTTTGTAGAAAGATCAATTAATAATCTTGGACCTTCTGGCATAATTGTAGTATATACATTATCAAAAACTAATGGACTTTCAACTCTTTCATATTTTTCAGGACCAGTTGAACCTTTTGCACTGACAATTGGTACATTAAAAAATATACTTCCATCCTGTGCTTTGTCAGATTCTTTTGCTTCTCAAACTGAAAAGATTTTTCCAAGAGTACTATTAATCTCTTTATAACGACCTCTAATTTCAGGTAAATACTTTTCATTAGAAGCAATTATTGCAGATTTTCTATATAACTCAAATATATTTCAGAAGTTTCTATACCATTGTGTATTAGTACTTCTAACCAATTTTAACAGTTCATCTCTTAATAATTTTCTGTCTAATGGCATATGTTTACTTTGAAAATCTTCAACTGTTTTTAGAAGTGTTTCAATTACTAATCTTAATTTACTATCTTTTTCATTAGTAATAAGAGAAATAATATCCTTTTTCATAACATCTTTAAAGCTGTCTGTGTAAGCTTTTATAAACTCAGTTGATTCATCTTCACTAACCTTGCCTTGTTTAAAAAGTTTTATATATAGTTCAGAATTTTCTGTTGCAATTTCTATTAATTTATCTAATACTTGACTACCAGAAAACAAACTATCTCTAAGAGTTTCTGCTTGTTTTTGTGTATTAGAATTAGTTAATTTATCAATTAATACTTCATCAATTACAATTTGTTTAATCTCTTTTATATATCTTCTTCTACTTTTTAACAGTATTAATTGTACTTGTTTTGGATCCTCTATGAAAGTAACTGCAGCATATGGTTTTCCTCTAAACTTTTTATATAATGATTCTAATCCTAAAATTTTCTTGCCTGGATTATATGGATCATCAACATCTTCATCCTTTCTTGGCTCTCCAAAATTGAATTTTTCTATTTCTTCAATAAATTTAGCTTTATTAGTAGAAAATAATTCATAATGAATTTCATTAGTAAATACTCCTCTGTTATAAAAACTAATTCCAGGAATTTTCGAAATTTCTGTTAAAGTTAATCTTTTTAATTTATTATAATTTATATCAGCACCTTGAGTAGTTATTCTTGTTGGACTGATAATAGATATATCTTCAAATTTAACTTCAACCTCAGATTTTGCAGAGGTTAATAACTTTTCATAAGTTTTAATTGAATTAGAATCTTTTCCAAAAACTGCAGCAACAGTATCTAATGCACCAAAAGTAGCTAAATGTATGTAATAATCATTATTTGGAGAAATATTAACCTTTAAATATAAATTTACATGGTTATCATCATTCTTCAGATGTTTACTAGAATTATCAACCATACCTTTTGCAAAAGGAGCATTAGCTAATTCATCGTATTTTGTATTGATTAATACTAACTTAGTAGAATAATGATTCGGGATATATGCTTCAGTATTTGTAACTAATCTCATAATTTCATTATTAGCAGGTAATTTACCTTGCAAATTTCAGAAACTATATTTTAAACTTACCAAAGAAGAAGTTAATTTATCAAACTCATCTTTTGATATTACTTTCTGATTTTCACCTAAGCCAAATATAAAAGATAATCCAGAATTTAAATTAGTTCTATCATTCTTTTCTAATAATACTTTATCACCATCTACAATAGTAAACTTAACATTAATATCATTATAAAATGTATGAAGCATAAACTTATTATCATCTGGTTTTGTTTTTAATTTATTATTTAAAACAACTTGTGGTTGGGGCACAACATGATTTACTTCATCATCTGGCTTACCAGATATAGAAACTTCAGGCGATATTTCATCAGCTTCTTCAATTACAGCATCCTTTTTGAATTTAAAATTATCATCAACTAATGAAAAATTTGGATCTAATAATTTTGTTAGTTTCTCAATTCTTTTTAATTTAGTTTCTTTAACTAAATCCTCATTTATTGGTGTAATAAAATTAGGAAAATCTTCTGCTGTTGAAATTAAATTCAATGTAGTAGAATCCAATGTATTATTAATTGACTCATCATTTATTATAATAGATGCAGATTTTGATCTTGACATATATGTGTAAAGATTTCTTAATGCACCTAAAATATGATTACTTTTTATTTGTGAAGTTTTAAAGATAAAATAATTAACTTCTGATCCCTGAATATTATCTTGAGTAAATAATTTCACATTATCCATGGAAATATTTGCTTTAGTTAATTGTTCTTGTATATTTGGATTTAATGTTCCAGAATCAGTTAAAATTCCTATAACTGATTTTGGATTTTCCTTAATAATGTTAACTAATGCAGTTAACACTTTAGTTGGAATTATTTTATCAGTTGTAATTAAATCACCACATAAAGTTTTATCATCTAGATAATATTTCAATAAAATTCCTTTATCAATAAATCCCATAATCTTACTAGAATCTACTCTATAATCATTAAAGTGTTTAATACTTTTACGAACCAAGGAAGAAACATAATCATTATCTTCTCTTTTCTGTGAATTTTCGGCTCTAACAACTAAATTTATAAAGGGTGTAAAAATTCCAGAAACCCTGTCAACATTAAAACTTGCTCCAAAGAATTTTGCACCATTTTGTGATTGATCTCCAGCTCCTACAATTTTAATTAATTTTCCCTCAGCTCAGGCTTTCTTAGCAATTTCATTAATTACTCCTAATTCTAAAGCAGTGAAATGTGTTACTTCATCAATAAATAATAAATCTGGAAGATTTGTAACAGATTCTTTAATAGTAATTTTATCTGCATTTAATATGATGGAATTACCACTTTGAACAGTTACATATTGAGATTTGTCTTTATTACTATTTATATCATTAATTATTTCACTAATTCCTAGTTTATCAAATAATGTACTTTTATTATACTTATTTATTGTAAATTGTTTTGTATCTATACCTTCTAAAACATTTGTTTCTAATAAATCAGCTTGATCTAATTTTGGTCCAGCCAACCAAATAGTTAAATTAGGATTATTATTCATCAGGAATGTAATAAGTGATTTAAAAATAACACTTGTTTTTCCTGTTCCTGCATTTCCTAATACATATGAAATAAAATCCGTTGTAACTAAATCTGGATCAGTAGTTAATTTTACAATTGCTGAGAATAATTCAGGATTTACTGTTGAAGCATATAAGATTTCAGCTGCTAATTCTTGAGAATAGAATGGGACTTTGTTAAATCCTTCCATCTTTGCTTGTGCAAGAAACTTATTATTAACATCCTTTGGATTTAACACCATTGTAGAAGCCAGAATTCAAACAAAATCTGTTCTACTTAGTTCTTTTACATCTTTAGTAATTTCGTCAGTACCATCAATATTATAAATTGAATCAATATTATTTTTAAATAATAAATCATTATCCGTTAAAATCTGCGTAAATAATTGAATTAATTCTGTATTATTTAAATTTAAATCTTTTACGTACTGATAAATTGCTGATCTTATGTTTAATAACTGTCCTTCTTTATCATCTAGATTTGTTAACAAATCTGTAAGATCTGGAAGTGTAGGTTTTTCTTTAAAAATAACTGGTTTACGAAGAATTTCTTTTAATTCTTTTATAACCAAATTAGATGTAGCTGTTCTTGTAAGTTCAGATTCATTATATATTTTTCCTGAGTTTGATTTAGATAATTCTTTTAATGTCTCCAATTTAACTTTAATTCTGGCCAAATCTTTAAGCATTAATGCTGCAATATCAGATGGAACTGTTTTTAAACTTGTTGTTGGTGAAGTGATTTTATTTCTTTCTAAAAATTTCTGTCTTGTAACAATAAATCCAGATGGATGTTCAAAATCAACTTCTGTTAAACTTGTTCCTTCTACAACACTTTCTAATAATGAAATCATATCAATCGCATTACTTATTTGTGTTGTTCTTATACCTTCTATCAGATAATTTGAGATATTAGATGTTTGAAATAATGAAAGTTCTTCATTTTTTAAGATATCAAAAATTGACAATTTTTTAATACCTGATGAGGTTAGCAAAGGTACAATTTTTTCTGAAAGAAAATCATAGATAGAGTTTGAAATGAACTGATTTTTATTATCAGTGATTTCTTTTAATTCTGTTAATGTATTAAAATAATCTTTATTAGTATTTTTAAAATTTTTGAAATCATGTAAAATTCCTAATAAATCTCCAACAGAATCTAATAGTTCTATATGATCTAATGAAATATATTTAGGTAAATTATATTTCTGTAAAACAGTTTCCAAATCCTCTGTATCAGAACTTAATTCATTTTGTATTTTTTCTAAATCTCCCAGAATTTTATCAGAATTTTCAATTAAATCTAATAATTCAACATTAGTTAATTGAAGTTCTTTAAAATAATTTGCTTTTATATAAGATAATTTAGTATCTAATCTTTGTTCTATTAGTATTACTAATTCTCTATCTAAATTTTTAGATTGTTTAATCTCTTTAACAATTTCTTCTAATCCATAGTCATTGATTTGAAAGAATTGTGGAGTTTTTACAGCGAATTCTAATTTATTTTTAAGAGTCTGATATTTATTTAGTTTATTTTTAATTGAATTAAAATAATCAAGAAATGATTCTAATATACTTGTTAGATTAAATATATCATCATTATTAATTAACTCTTTTATATCATTATTTTTATAATAATTATTAAATAATGTAATAACTGAAAGAAGGGCTTCATATTTCTCTGTATTTGATAAATCATTTACTGACTTACCTAAAACTTTTGCCTTGTTAGCATATAAATCTTTAATAGAGGAAACATTTGTTGAGATATTTGGTGTATTTGTTAGAAAATCAATATCTGCATCAGTTAACTGTAAATCAGCTTGTTCTGTTTTTAAATTTAAATTATTTGTTATAATTTGATTTTGTGCAGTTTCTGTTTGTTCATAAGGCATCAAATTTACTTTTAATTTCTTATCATCCAATTCTTTCATCTGTTTTTCTATGTCAACTTTCTGAATTGAATCTGCAGAATCTAATTGAGTAATTAATTGATTAATTTGTTGATCTATTTGTTGATCATATTCTACTACCTTTGCATTAAAAGTATTTAATAATACATCATAATCAATAGCTTCTGATGGTAAATATGAGGCAATTGTACTGATAAAATTGTCAATAAATTCCTTCTTAGTTGTTCCACTTTCTGCATTAACAACTTGATTTAATTCTGCTTCTGTTAATTTCTTCCCAGTTTCATAATTAATCAGAACATCATGGTCTATTACTTTTTTAGCAACATTAGTTTTTATAACATCTCAACTAACAATCTTTTTACCAATTTTTTGTTCAATGTTATTTACAGTCGCTCTGAATTGCTCCAGATTAGCTTCACGATGTTCAGGATCCATATTCCACAATTCTAATTGACGAGAAATATCTAATAATCCTTTAAAAGTTTTGTCCCTTTCATAACTATATCCATTAGTCATATATTCAACTAGTTTTGGATTAAAGTCTAGTTCTAATTGTTTATATGCTTCAGTTGCAACTCCTAAATATTTCTTAAAATCAGTATTTTCTTTATATTTTTTAAATTCATCATCAATTCTTTTTTGAGTTACACCAAATCCTTCTGGTTCTAAGTCATGATAATTCTTTCCATAAGTAATTTTAGTAAAAGTATCTTTATCAATTACAACTCATTTATCACTTATTTGTTTATTTAAATACATAGACATTTGATCGAAATATTTTTCAGCAGTGTTGCCATCTAACATTTCTTTTACTTGTTTTTCATAAATTGAACTTTCTTCTTTCAATTTTTGAATTTGCTTAGTATTTTTTAATGTATCGGTTTCAGATTGTTTTAATTTCTCAATTTCTAATACAATATCATGAATTTTATTAATTTTTTCTGTATAATCAGATAAAATAATTCCTTCAATTCCTATAGTTTTTCCTTCTTCTTTAGATTTTTTAAGAGAATCAAGAATTAAAGAATCTAACATTGTTTTTCTAATAACCTCATCATCAGATTCTCCAAGTCCTGTTGAATTAAAAATTCCATCAAGTCTTTGAATTATTCTAATTGTTTCATCAGCTACTACATCTGCTTGTGAATAATTTTTATTCAAATTAGACATTGTACTATCTCCAACATTATCCCCAATATTTGTTATTACATTATTTTCTACATCAGCTCCTTCTGGAGTAATGTATTTATTCCCTAATTTCTTCCTTTGTTTATTAACTGCTGCTATGATTTCCTCTGTATGACCATCTGCAATTAATTGATATAAATCTTTCTTAGTATCCTGTGTTAATGCAACACTATTCTTTGGATCTAACAATGGTTCAATAACTGAGCGTTGATACTCAAACATTGCACCACCAATTACACCACCAACTAAATTAGATAAATATTTTTGAAATCCCTGAGCACTAAATGTGTCATCCCAAGTATTCATAGAACCTTTTTTCTCAGTTCATCCTAAATAAGACATTAAATCCACAACTCCAGTAGACATATCCTGAACAGCTTGTTCGGTTACTTCTTCAACACCTTCAATTACTGCATTTTTTCACATATTCTCTCCAATAATAGATGGAGTTGTAAAAATATCCTCGATTGTGTTTTTAAATTTTGAAACTACTCCTGCGAGTTGAAATTTACCTTTTGCCATATTAGTTTCAGTTGCTTTAAAACCAGTTTGTATTTCCTCCATATATGGTAGAACTGCTTTACGTAACATAGCTTTATTAGTTTCTTCAGTATATCCTGTACTTTTATCCAAAAACCAATGACCCATTCTATTATTCATCATGATTCCATACTGTCCAGCTGCAGCTAATAAAGTAGCAAAACCTGCACTTCTTTTATCATAACCACCAGTAATTGCCTGACCATAAATATCACTAGTTGTAGACATTGCCATATATCCTAAAGATAATCCCATAGATAAAGCACTTTGTGCTTTTTCAAATGATTTAAGTTGAGGAAGTTTTTCCATAGCTGCCTTAGCCATTACTTCAGATTGTTCTGCTGTAATAGTTCCAGTTATTTTTGCAAAATCTACTTCTTGCCCAATTTTTGTTGCTAATTCACTTTGTTTTTCAAGTAGTGCTAATTCTTTAGATCTCATAAAAATCTTTGATAAACTAGCTGCAGCTCTTTGCTCATATAATTGGGAAAATATAGAACTAACCATTGTACCCATTTGCTCCACTGATAAAGCAGATTTACTTCCTTCCTCAGATACTGACTGTTGGACAAATTTTGCCATATAATTTTCTGCAGAGGTAGCTAATCCACCCATAGCATCAGCTTTTTCTCCTAATAACATTCCTTCTAAGGATTTGTAGAAAGTAGGTAAAATAGAGGCCATTGTAACAGCTGCTCTAATTCCTCCATAAACTGTTCCTACTCCAGGTATTAAAAATGGGGCAATTTCTGCTGCAACTTTTACACCTATTCCTGCAAGTGATTTATCTTTTTCATCTGCATCAAAAACATTATACTTATCAGCTAATGTTCCATCAGTAGTTAATATATCATTTGGATTAACAACTATTTTACCATAAATCTCACCATCACCAAGTTTTTCAATAAAATAATTTCCATCTTTGTCTACTTTTCATTCACCTTTTTGGTGTTTTATAGCTTTTTGGCTTAATGGATCAAAATGAGTTCCATCTTCATTATAAGTTGCATATACTAAAGTATCCCCAAATAATTTCTGAAGAACACCTAAATCATTTACACTTTCTGTTGACCATGAATCAGTTTTAGGATCATATAATTTATTCTGTTGTGCAAGTTGTTTTTGTGTAAAATCGTTTTCAGTAATACTGTTTATTCCAGTTCTACTAAATAATTGTTTAGATGGATTAAAATCCTTCTCAAATTCAACATCAATTTTAAAAGTGTTTGCATTTTTTGGTCTAGAAACATCAAATGGACTGTAATATACAGTATTTATATCTTTTAAATACTCATCATCAGTCATTTGATAATAATGACTCTTTGCTAAATTATAAAAATCATTAAATTTTATATCATCAAATTTTCCATCTGCAGTTTTAAACTGATTCTGAATAAACGGACTTTGTTTATATTCATCTTGAGTTAACAAGGATGTGTTATCAGGATTGATATTTACTGATAACATATCCTGAGTTGTGGCAGTTGGACTACTTAATGTAGCAACTAATATATCATTAGGTTTTCTAATTTCCATAATTTAAAATTAATTAAGTACTTGTGCATTACCATTTACTGATTGTACTGCAGGTGTTGTATTTAAATTGTATTGAACATCACTATTTTTAGTAGCTTTAACTGTTGGACCTCTTCCATTAAAACTATCTACAATAACATTAGAGGCAGGTCTATAAGGAATTGCAATCATCCCTTTATAATAATTACCAAATCAACCTTCATTTGGTTTTGTAGATTTAATTTTAGTTCCAATCTTTTCTGATCAAGTTTTATCTAGATCTGGCATAATTGCTTTCTCTTCATCTGAAGTTAACTTAGTTACTCAAGGATTATCTTTTCCTAAAGCAGTTCCATCATTTGTATAACCATAAAATACTAAAAATGGTTTAATATGACTATTATCCATAATTACTTTAGTATTTATTCCATTTTTAGTTTCTTCACCAATTTTGATATCAAAATTATGATCTTTAAAAAATCTAGTTGCTTCACTAGTAGATCATTTATCCTTATTTGATTCATATGTAGCATAAATCTCTTTAAAGATTTTAAATGCATTATAATCAGGTCTTCCATTATCATCAACTGGCATATAAACCTTTGCTGCATCTTTTCCATCATAAACCACATTTTTAAAATCATATGATTCTAATGATTTATTTCCAAAAGAAGCATTATCAAAATCTAAAAATTGATTATAACCAATATTTGCTATATTTTGAACTGATGTCATAGGAATTGTTTCATCATTGGGTGTCATTAATGGAAATACTCCACCAATTGCTCCTTTAAGTAAAACTCCAAGTTTTGCATCATTAAAAGCAAATGTTAAATTCTTACTCATTAATTTATCATTATGAGACATCTGGAAATTATTCATTGGCTTATCACTTTGACCTGAAGAACCATCACCAATTTTTACAGGTTTAACTTTTTCAGAATGTGAATCATTAGCACTATTACTAATCATATTCATTAACATAGATCCTGGTGTATCACCACTTAAAGCAGCTATTACGGATAGTTTATTTTGTGCCTTTTCACCCATAGCTTCCCAAATATATTTTAATCCCTTTTCAACTCTTCCTCTTTGTGAACTGTTATTCTGTTCAACGGATACATAATCACTATTTACATCTGTAAGTGAATTTAATTTTTGTAATTGTTCAAATTCTTCTTTTGTTGGAGTTGGACCTTTAATGTTTATTCTAGAAGCATTCATCTGATGTTGAATCTCATTCCATTGTGCTTTACTATAAACTTTATCAGATATTTCTGTATCAGTTCCAAAATCCTTTACTAATTTAAGAACATCATCCTTAATTGTTTTTAAACTAACTGCATCATTTGCAACATTAAAAATATCATTTCTTCCAACTAAATTTGGATTTAATCTTCTTTCGTTTAATAAATCCTGAACTGTTAATAATTGTTGTGTATTTTTATTTTTTTGATAATCAGCTAAGGTAACTCCTTTAACTGTCCCCACTTTATCCTTAACAAATAATTCTCCTCTACTACCAACTGCAACTTCACTTAATGTACCTTGTTTTGAGGCTTCATTTACTGATTGTGTTCATGCATCTTTATTTTCTCTTAATGCATTTAAAGTTCCAATTAATTTTATAGAACTTAATCTATTTTTAGGTTGTAAATAAGGATTTGTTTCAGAACCTTCTAACTTTGCAAGTTCAGATGTAAATTGATTTACTTCATTCGTTAAACCAACATCTTTTTTTATCATTTCTTTATAAAGAGCATCATCTAAAATAGATGATCCAGAATTATCTGAATCATCTTTTTTAGAAGTTGTTGGCATTTGAGGAGTTGGACTTGAAGGTATATAAGGAGTAAAAGCTACAAATCCACCTCCTTGTTGCAGTTTTGGTATAAATTTCATTATTTAAATACTTTTATTAGTGATTTTTGTAAAAGTTCATTATCTAAAAAAATAGATTTATAAAACATTTCCAATTCTTTTTGACTTTTTTCATGTTCATTTCTTATTTTTGCCAATTCTATTCTATTATCTTGTGACATACTTCCTCCTTTTTTATAATAAGGAGAATAAGATTGTACCACAGCCTGTTGTTTTAAAATAGGTGAAGTATATTGTTCCATTAATGTATTTCCATATTTTATTTTGTCTAATAAAGCTTTAGCATAAGCAGATTTTTCAAAAGTCATATTAGGATCAACATTTTTTGAACTTTTCATATCTTCTGTAAATTTATCACGATATAATTGTTCAATCTCAGGAGAAGATAATTTTGCTAAATATTTCTGCATACTAATAAGATTTGGATCATTAATTTTCTGTCGTAAATCAAATGTAGCTTTTTTCTGTTGCCACATTGGTCAAGTCATTGCTTCTGATTTAAGTAAAGTATTTCTTGCAGTTGTGTCAGCCATAGTTTTATTTGCCATGACTAAAGACATATTTTTTTCAGCATTAGATGATGCAGATTTATTAGCATTTATAATTTGAAGATTTCTCTGTCCAATTTGAGTATTCATAGATAATTCCTGTCCTTTTATAGCATCATTTCTTTGAATATCTGCTTGTTGTGCTCTTGATGTTATATCTGCATTTTTAGCATTAGCTTGTAATCTTGCACTAATTCCTTTTCCTCAATCATTAGTATTTTCTGCAATGTTTTTACCAATATTATTATTAATTCTATTTTGTTGTTCTGCTATAATAGTATTTGGTGTACTAGTACGCATATAAACTAATGGACTTGTTTGTAATATTGGAAATTTAGATGCAGCAGTTAATTGATTCTTTAAAATGTTTTTATTACCAACCATTGTATTTACAAATTGTGCTAAATTCACAAATCGTGTTGGATCAATGTATGGTTTTGATGTATATGGAATTTCTGCAGGAGGATTAAGTCCATCTGTATCTAATGTTGTAGTATTAGGTGCTGGTGTTGTTGGTGCAGATGTGTTAATATTAGCAACTTTAGGAGTCATAGGACTTGAAATTAATCCAGATGAAACAGTAGGTTTCCCTATTAAATTTGAAACAAAATTATGTACTGTTCCAATTTTTTTATCAACCAATAAACGTTGAACATCAGAAGCATTTTTTACTTGATAAGTTCCCTTATTAGCTAAAATTTGTTTATTTAAATCTGATCCATATTTATTAAATCAATTATCATCAATAGATTTTTGATAATCTAACCAAGGTTTATTATATTCCTGAGTTTTTGAATCAAACCTAAAATCATTTCCAAATTGTTCCATAGTTCTGAATGGAATTTTTCCTGCATTTTGCATTTTTAATATTCCTCCTTCAGATTTTTTCTCTACTTTCTTTTTAGAAGTAACTTTATTAACTTTTTCCACTTTTTCTTTAGAAGTTTTTGGTTTAGTAGTTGTTTTAACAACTTCTTTTTCTTCAGTTGGATTTACAACTACTTTAGTTTTTTCTATTTCAGGAGTTTTTACTGGAAGCTTTTCTTTTAAACTTTGTAGTTTTTCCACAGCAGATTTTTCATCTGTCACAACTCCTTCACCTAAGTGTTTTCTAGCTAATTTATAATCATTAAAATCTGTGCCTCTATCTCCAGTAACTAATTTTGGTTCAGTTCCAAGAGTTCATTTTCCAGTAGATTGTCCATAACTATGAGTTAAATTCTTTGTATCAATTTGTGTTAACTCTTCTGGAGTTAAATCCCTTCCATGAGTTTCTTTATAAGCAGAACTTATTTTATTTTTTAAATTATTTAAACTTGCTTCAGCTTGTTCTTTAGTTGGCTCAGTACCTTTACCTATTAATGATTTTCCTCTTTCAATTAAAGATTTAGATGGTTCAGCATCAGGTTTAATAATTCCTTTTACTTGTCCTGTATCAATAAGTTTTCCTTCAGAATCCAAAAGATTAAAGGCAGTTTTATCATTTGTAACACTTGCTCTTTCAGCTTGGTTAGTAATAGCTTTCATTCTTCCAGCATTTGCTTTTAAAACATTTGCAAAAGATATACCCATTACTACTTTTTTCCAATCCTCAGGATTAGTATTTTTAACACCATCCTCTTTTCAATCTTTATAAATGTTAACTCCTCCAGAAATTGCCTGTTGTCCAGCAAATGCACCTAATCCATATTTTCCGGCTGTTGCAACTTTTGCAAAATTAGTTGTTGTAGCTTTTTTAGCTAAGTTTCCTAAAGTTTGACTGCCTATGATTTTAGTAGTTGCTCCTTTTAATGTCTCAGCTGCTGCAATATGAGAATCAAGTGCTTGTGAAGCTAATTTCATAGTTTCTTCAATTGGTTTTCCTTCACCAACTAATTTAGTAGCTAATTCAATTGCTTCAGCAGTAGGTTTTTCGGTTTTTAATAATGCAGATGCTCCTTTAGCTTCTTCTAAGGTATTAAAACCTGCTTTTGTTAAAGTACCAACGGCCTCTAATTCTTTAGTTCCTTCTATACCTTTACTAATTGCTTCAGCTGTTTTTGTAAGTTTAGCAATCTTAGTTGCATCCATTCCTACTTGTCCAGCTTTTATTAAGGATTTAACTCCACCTAATCCGAAGAATGATAATGCCACAAAAGCAGCATCTAGACCTAAATCTAATTTATGATTTAATAAACCATTTGCTCCTTCTTCATGTAAAATCTTACCAATATCTGCTCCCATGACAACTCCTGCTCCAATAGAACCTGTTGGTCCTGGAACAAATGATGCACCTAATCCTGCAATACCTGCAACATCATAAGCGGTACTTGTAGTATCTTGTCCTGCAAATGTTCTTGCATCTGTTTTATTTACAACTGAAGATGGTTCTCCTTTAAGTATTTCTGCTAAAGTATTTTCAGGATTTTCCTGAGATGGTACTACATTCTCTCCTACTACTGGAAGTACTGTTGCTATTGGATGTGCTAAATCATACTCTCCTTGAATTTGTTTTTTTCTTTCGTCAGATAATAAAAATCCATTAGGATTAGAACCTGTTCTATTTAATACATCAACTAAACTATTTCATGTATTATCATCAATTGGTTTAGTAAAATCAATTTTATCAGTTATAGCTTTTATAGCTTGAGCATGTTCAGTTCCTGTAAATTTATCAATTCCTTTATTTGTTTCATAATCTTTTAAATAATCCTCAGCATTTTCTTTAGAATATTTAGCAACTTTTTGTTTGATTACATCATCAGTTGTTCATGATTTTAATGCTGTATCACGAGATGCATCATTACCACCAAAAACAGTCCCTGTCATATAATCCTCTAAAGATCTAAAAGATTTATCTAATGCATATCTTGGAATAGTTACCTGAGGATTTACATTTTGTGATGATGTTTTTCAATCATTATATATTGATGCAACTAAAGAATTATATTTCTTTCTTGTAGAATTTTCTTCACCATAATTACTTCTATCAGGATTGCCAGTATAGGATCCAAATAAATTTTTATTAATTGCATCTCTACTTCCACCTCATTCTGCTTTTTGTAATTCTGGATCAGTTATTTTGGAACTATCAATACTATATTCGTGTTTAACAGGATCATAAGCATATATATCATTAAAATTACTTAGTTGTGATAATTTTAAGAACTGAGCAGCGGTGTCTCTAGCTTCTCTTTCACCTTTACTAGTAAAATTTGTACTATCTAATCGTTTTGTCAGATAATCTGCAAAACTTTGTCCTTGTGAAGATATTCCTTCAGTTCATCCACCCGCTTTTAATTTTTTGACTAGTGCCATGTTTTTACGATTTTTAAATTAAACAATAAAAGGGAGACAGATCTCCCTGCTTCCCTTTTAAGGTAGGCTATCGTCTGCCTATTAATACTAACTTACCTCCTTGACGTTGATAGGTTGGCTGTCCCTGGGCTTCTTGACCTTGTTGACCTTGTTGAGCAGCTCCTTGTAATAGTTGCATAATCATCTGTGCCAAAGCTGCAGCAGCCTCTGGTCCTAACTGTTGAACAATTTGTGTAGCCATTTGAGCTAATTGTTCTTGTGGATTACCTTGTCCACCTTGTCCACCTTGTGCTCCTTGTTCTGAAGCTGCAGGTGCTTCTCCACCTACTTGAAATTTTCTTACTTTCATTTTAATTACTGATTTTTTGATTGTACATACTCAGGGTTATTAGTTTCCTGAACTTTTAAAAATTTAAATACTCTCTTTCCTAGATTCTTATAATCATTCTCATTATTCGTCGTTGCAGCTTTCTTTGCAAACTTAATTAATATCTTTGTATTAGCCCGAGAAAAAATTCTCTCTTCACCTTCTAATTCCATTTGAATTTCTCCACCTGAATTTAACACTAACATTTTATCTGGTTTAAGTTGTTTATGTTTTGGTTGAAACTCTAATTCATCTCCCACTTTAATACCAGAATTTTCATTAACTTCTAGTACATAATATGCATCTTGTTCTGTAAGGAGTTCTTCTGATAATGGTACTCCATGTTGAACAGAGAGTACATTTAATTCATCACTTATAAAAACAATATCTAATGGAATTTTAGTATCTTTCATTCATATTCCATTTCCTTCCATCATATCATCTTCTGAAAAAAGAAATAACATTCCTTCATCAGGAGCCAATTCAGTTTTTTCTTGTAATCCTTGCTCTTTATCTTCATCAGTTTGAGCAAGTTCTACTTTATAATATTTTCCCCCAATTAAAATATTTACTTTTTCCATTCTGATAAAATATTTGAAATAACTTCTTTATAGTTCTGTACTAATACCCCGCCTTCTTTATGTTTTCATTTTTTTGCATTTTGTGCAAAAATTGCTCTTTTTCTTGTAAGAGAATTACTACTGTGTGTAAGAGTTTCTGTAGATTTACCTGTTCTTTCCTTTAAGGCAGTAAATTTTCCCTTATTTGCAGGATTAATATGTATACTTGTTCCTTCTTTAGCTTTTATTATATATTTCATATTATATAGTATTAATAAGATTTGTATTATCCTGAGTATTCTCTAATAGTTCTTCTGTAACAAATTTACCACATTCAATACAAATTTGATCTTTTTCTTTTGGATCTTCTGTATCATTAAACTGTGTAAAAAATTCTTCCATTTTATCGGTTGCTTCTTTGTGAAATATAATCTCATTCTTTTCAATTTCAGCATGTTGCTCTATTTTACCATCTTCCACTGTAATCACTGGAATTCCCTTATTTGTAACTGCACTTCCTAAATCTCCATCATAATGATTTAAATTTTTATGTAATGCACCTTCGGGAATTACATTCATTTTTCCACCAATAGCATATTTAATAACCTCACCATCCATTGCTTGTCCTTCTTGAGCTTTAAATATTTTTTTCTTAACCTTATTCTTAAGATTTCTTAATTTTGCAGGATTAATCTTTGTTCCTAATTTTCCTGAGACAATTTGATTTTTATATGAATTGTTTAATCCAGAAGTTAATGCCTGTCTATTTTTTGAATTGATATCTTGCATAGAATTCATACCTGCTAAGGTATTATTTTTATCTAAATCAATTGCATTAGATTTTAAAGCATTAGTTGTATTTATTTTTTCTATAGCAGCTCTTTTATTTGCTAATAATCCTTTTTTATTTCCAAATAATTTACTTATAAAATTAGTTACTCCCCCAATTTCTGTTGAAGCAATAGTTCTCTCTGCACTATATCCTTTTGTAACTTTAGCAGCTAAATCTGTATCAGAACCTTCTACTTTAGTTTTTGCTACTGCATTTAAAATTTTTAAAGGCAATAATGCAGTACTTCCTAAAGTTGAATTCATAATTTTATCACCGGTATTACTTGCATTATTAATTCCACCACCTATAGCATTAATACCTTTGTTTAATAATCCTGCAGCTTTCATTGTTCCACCAATAATAGTTCCATAACCTGGAATTGCTGATGCAGCATTTGCTGCCATATCTCATCCTGCATCAATTCCACCTGTTAATGGATCATCTTGAGTTTTATCTGGAATCAATGAGGATAATAAATTGATTCCTTGTCCTACCAATGCTCCTTTTTGTTCTTTACCTATTCCTTTTCAAGAACTTTGTAAAGTACTCCCAAGACTCTTTTCAGTATTAGTTTCCCCATATTGATTTTTTTCTCATTGGGTAGAACCTATTGCAGGTGTTGGTATAAATTTTTGTATCATTTGGTTAAATGAATTTTCTTTAGAGAAATTTTGAAATATTCCAGGAATTCTATTTATTTTAGAATTACCTGGAGTATTAAAATTAAGAACTGAATCAGAAGGAAATTCCTCTCATTTTCCTGTATATTGGTTAATTGGCATCGTAGTTAATTTTATGCATAACTAATTGTAAATAAAGTTCTTAAGGCATTAATAATAGAATGTTTCTTTCCATCATATTTTACTCTTATTTTTATATATTTGTCTCTTATTCTCATTTCACTGATTTTTGAAAATCTTATTTCACCATCTTTTAAATAAGCATATCTTATTTTAATTGGCTGAATTTGTATATCTCAGGAATCTTCTACATAATGCATATTACCCTTAGTTCTACCATAATTTACAAAATCCTTTCCATCTTGATTTGATAAAACTCTATCTTCTCCATTTCATGTATCATTTACTAATACAGTATCAGAAGTAAAATCTTCTCAAGCAATTGTGTCTAATAGACTTACTGTTTTATCTTTAAGAACAAACGGTAATTTTAAAAATTTAAATGTTGAATAATCGGATGGATTAATTCAAGTTGGGACTGGAAATTCTGGATGATCTATTAAAATTTGTGAAATAAAGTTAGATAATAAATATCTATACCCATTTAAAACTTTATCTAAAGATGATTGATATAATACAGTATTAATCTTATATGAACCATTTGATTCTAATGTATAAATAAAATCATCTTTTAATACTGGTGTATAAATTCCATCAATACTTGTAATACTATAATTATAAAGAGGTTCATCATTTAATCAACTAATAACTTCTTTATAAGAATGTCAATCATATCCTTCTCCTACAATTTCAAAATTAAAAGAATCTGGTTTTGATTTATTTGAAATAATTTTTAAATTATCAAATATTTTCTGAACTCCAGGAACTGCAGCCACAACAAATTCAAATTCGAATGGATGTTGTTCTTCATATCATACTGTATGTTTTATATTTGCAACCTCATCGGCAGTTCCTGCAAATCCATGTTTATATAATTTATTCTCTCCCTTTGAATGAATTTTAGTATTTGCAAAAGTATAAAAAATATTATTAATATTTTCCGAAAATTCCGGAAATCATGTATTTCTAGTTACTCAATGGTTTAAAAGCTCATTTCAACATAAATGTCATTGTTGTTTATTATAACTAAAAACAAATAATACATCTTGCTTAAAGGCATTATAATGAGATTTAATACTATAATTTTCAGGTTTATTTAAAACATCTGTAACTCTTAAATTTATATTATCATTTAAAAATTTCTGAATTTTCATATCTGAAATAGTTTCAAACTTATTTCCATTGGTTCTTCAAATTCTTTTACCAATAGTATCTAAACCATAAATATATTTAGGTGTAAAAACTATTGAATTAGCTCAAGTTGTTCCAAAAGTATTAGATAATACCTTTGGATTTTTTGGTAATACAGTTTCAGTATTAATATAAACATTTTCACCCTGAGCATTCATCATCATAGCACGTTCATTAACTGGAATCATTAAAACCCCATGTTCCATAACTGCTATCAATGTTCCATACCATTCTACTAAAGAAACTAGGGCACCATACTCCATTGTATAGTCTTGAAAATTCTGAGCCTTAAATACTCTATTGCCATTTTTAAATGCACCTTCTCTAAGTAATTCTGAATAGTAAATTCTATTTGTAAAATTAGTTTTAATAAATGGAACATCTGGAATTTCAAAGTAATATCTATCTGATAATGAATGATTTATTCCATTGTTCATAACAGTAGACTCTGGTAATTTATTAGTAATTTTTGCTTCTTGTAATGGATGAAAACTGCGTTTCATTTTATGTATTGCCTCTTCTTGTGGTCTAGAAAAATCAATATCTCTCATTGCAAGATTTATATTGCTACAAATTTTAAATGTTACTCAATGTCCTAAACCTACTGCATTTACATCTGGTCTATTAATCTTTTCAGAACCAAATGTTCCATTAGCTTCTGAATATTTTTTGAATTTTTTACCATCTGGTAAACATAATCAGCTTAATGCAACCGAACCATCAGTTTTCTCATCAAGTCCACCATATGTAAATAAAGATAATAATTTTTTATATTCAAATTCAGTTCCTCCTGGTAAAGTACTTATTTCACCAGTACTATCTCCATTATTTGCCCTAATTAATCCCTGCAAAGCTCCCCCATTATTTATTGATATATGTTTAGAAGTTCTAACTTTAAAGTTCTTATATCAAGTATAAGGATCAACTATTTGATTATTTGTTGGTAATTCTGGATCTATAAAATTTCATAAGACTCTATGTGTATATGTGCTTATAAAACAATCCCCTCTATAATGAGTTGGAGATCCTCATTGCCCAATTTTATCTCATGTTAGTCTGTCACCAATTGCCATGAATGGAGAAGAATCATTATATCTAATTCTAAAATAATTTTTTCAATTACTGAAATCATAATCTTTTTGAAATATATTATAATGTTGTCCAAAGATAAGATTATTTGCACTACTTCCAAGAAAAGTATTAAATCCTCCTCTTATTTTTGTTGTACTATCTGATCATGTATTTTCTGATGCAGTTGTTTTATCTAATGAATTAATATTACCTAAAATTGGATCTTCAAATTTTCAAGCAATTGTTGGATCACCAGCTTTAGAACAAAATTTACTATTATCACCATTATTAATCAATTCAATTTCTGGTTCAACTAATAATAAATTTGTTGTAATAGTATCAGATGAAATGACATTATCCTTAATTAAATCTCCTAAGTTAAATAATGTTTGAGTATTTGCTCCATCATTAAAAATCTTTCCACCAGAACTATATTTAAACTTCTTTAAAATAAATTCTGAGGAATTAAAATAATTATTAAATATATCAGTTCTTACACAAGCCTCTGGACATAATAAGGCATTATTCTGTATATCTACAGGTTGTACCTCAAATAAACTCCTTCCTAAAATTGGATAATTATGTAAATCTTTCTTTAAAAATGATTCTGAGAAAAATTTTCTTTGATTAGTTCCATTATTATTATATTGTCCAAAAATAATAGGAGTATATGATTTCTTAGTTGTTGCAATTCCAACTGCTTGTGTCAATAACGTAGGAATTCTTTTTTGCCTAACAAAGAAAAATCCTTTAGTTAAATCCCTTAATCCATAAGCCCCAGTAATTTTATTTTGATTTACTATATCATCCTGAAATTTAAATTTAAGTCCTATTGGTTTAATACTGTCTGCTCCATTAAAAACACTTTGATCTGAATTAATTTTAAAAACTCCTTTAATATTTTCTAAATTTCCATCAATTCTTGAATTAGATTTTTCTAAAATAAAATCCTCACCAAAATTTAATTCATCCCCTCTCTCATAGTTATCAAATACAGTTATACTTGTAAGTTCTTTAATACCTCTTATATTGAATACTGGAGATAATGTATAATCTGGTAAAATATAAATAATTCCAAAACGATATATATCTTCATCTCAATAACCTAATTTATAATAAATATTTTTTGTATTATAATATTCATAACCAATATCAGGATTATTTTCTGTATAAGAAGCACTTAAGTTTCCAATAGTTTCATCATATGACAATTCTGGAGTAATAAACAAACTATATTTTTCTAAAATTTTAAATAGTTCATAACTTTTAGTAATATTTCCAACAAAAGTTAAATTTTGACAATTTGTATTAGTCTCTGCTGAATCAAAATTAGCATATTGAATATTTATTTCAGAATTATCTATTTCAACATGATTTTCAAAACCTGTAATAGTCAATTCTGTAGAAATTCCTCTGATTTTAAATTTATCAGTAATTTTATAACTTTTTAATTGATCTATTAAATTATTTCCTGAATGTTTAGTATAATAAATATTAATATAATCATAGGCTAAATCAAGATTATTAATTTGGAATTTAATAACTTTATCACTAACTTCATCCATTTGTCCTCCTCTTATAGAAGATGGATGATTTACTGCCCCAATATGACAAACAACTTTACCTGATTCAGATATAAAATCTGATTCATTTCCATCACTGTCAGCTAATTTAAAATAAAAATTATAACTCCCCACTGGTAAATTACCTCCACTTTCAATACCTTTAAAATCTAATGTTATTATTGATCTAACAGTTTTAACTAATCCTGCTTCAATTTTGAAATTTTCTTCAGTATATATATTGGTATCTAAATTTCCTTTTCTATCCCCAATTTTATAAGTATTTGAATCTACTAAATAAAATCTAGAATTTATTATCTTTAATGGATTCTTTTTATCATTAATTATTAAATTTACTGAATCATCATATGAAGGTTCTGTATCTATAATTAAAGGTGAGTTAATATCAATACCTGCAGAGAATGCATTTAAAGATAAACTTACTAAGTCTATGGTTCCATCAGTTGTTAAAACCTTTAAATTTTGTAAAGGTTTATATTGATATAGTAATTTTCCATCTTCAGGAAAAGCATGTATCGTATTATTTATTTGTATTGATATTAATGGTAAACTCATTATTTATAATTTAGTAATTGCTGCAGGCTGTATTTTCAAAACAATTTTGTCCACTTGCATAAGTGTCAATCGGTAATAACATATATAATCCATTATATGAAAAAGTTGGTTCAGATAAAGAACAAATTCCAAGCATTAATTTTCCATCTTGATTACTTATATTATCAAATTGATTAAAAGGAGCTGTAATTTCATGAATTTCATTTGGAGGTAAATATGAAATACATAATGGATAATTATTTGAATAAAGTATATCTAAAGGTATTAGTATAGTTCAGCATATTCCCAATCCACTATTAGGATCAGTAGTTGTTGGTATTTCTTGACAATATTGAGAAGGAGCTAAAACTATTTGCTGTTGAAATAATTGAAGAATATATTCATCAATATTAGTATTTAATGGTTCAACTATTAAAGCTTTATTATTTTCCCCAATTGTAAAATAATTAATAATTGTTGGTGTTCCAAAAGCTTCTGCGTATGAATTATTTAAACCATTAAGTAAAAATATATATGCATTACTTATATCTGTAACTTTTAATTCATAATCTAAGAATTCTCCATTATTATTTTGTAGTCAATATTCTTGATATAACATATTTCCATTAATACAAATATCATTCTGTGGAATAAATTTTATATTATCATAACTTGTATTTATTAGAATAGATCCATGAATTGTATATTTATCTAAAAATTCTTTAGGTAAATCATCTTCTGTATATTCATCACTAAAGCCTTCTAATGAAAGAATAGGTGTTATAACATATTCTAATAGTTTGTTATTATAATTTGTTCCACTAATATTATAAATAATGTAAGATGCTAAATTATCTGTAAACTCCACATTTCATTCATCATATATTTCTGTAGATTTATCTAAATATATTTTAACTTTGGCTTTAGTTATTTTAACATCTCCAGTTACTAAATTAATAGATTTTTGAGCAATTCCTTGTAAAGTTAAACTAAATGAATAATAATTTTGTGGAACTAATGTTTCAGTAGTAAATTCATCAGTCGTTAATTCCTCAGTAGTGGTTGGATCAGTTGTAGATAATACATCAGTAGTAGTTGGTAATACAGTAGTTAGTAATATTGGGATATGAGGATCTCCAACAAATTCTGAAAGATTAATTGTTGGAACATCAATAACTTTAAATATCTTTAAATCTTCTATTTCTAATGATAAAGCTAATTTTCCTTTATATTGAGAAGGACAGTAATATCTAAAATTATTATCATTAAATCAATATTCTCCAACATTAATCTGAAAATTTTTATAATGGTTATACTTTAATCAAATATCTTGAGTTAAATCTAAATATCCATTATTTAATTGATGATATAATTTTACTCTATAAAATTTAGGAACAAAAGTAATTTCTGAATAATCTACAATACCTTGTGAAATATTTTCAGTATGTATAGTTAAACTATTATTAAAAATAATATATCTTCCTGTTTTAAAATCAGTTGTATTAATAACACTATATTTATATAGATCTGGAGTTACAATGGTTCCATAATAACTTTTACTATCAGAAGCTTCTGGTGAAGGATAACTTCCAAATTCTATTATTCCAAACCTATTATTATAATCCTCTTCCGTACCAATGATATCTCAATACTTATTAGATTCTTCTGGTAATTTAGGTAAAGTATTATTAAAATAATCTTTTCTCTGATAAAAAATTTTAATATCGGATCATACTGGCTTTGAATATACTAAATCATCTTTTATATATGAAACACTTTGATTTCATTCTAGTATATTATTAATATTTATATCTGGTAATTTTCGTGAAGCTATATATAAAACTCCACCAAATTCTTTCATTCCTAATGGTTGAAATCCTTCAGTTAAGTGAACGACTCCATCTACTGTTTGTATTGGAGCATTACCTGCATCATTTTGTAGACTTAATTCATCACCATTAAAAGTGATAAAAGTTGCATTTACTGCATCTGTTAGGACATTATTAGGAGTTGTAAGGGGATTTAAGTCAAATACAAGCCCTTTATCAAAAGTATTAACTGATTCCTTTTTCATATTCTTTTATTAATTCTTGTCATGTTTTATTTGAAGGAATAAATTTTAAATCTCTTACTTCTCCTAAATATTCTAAATTTCTTAATTTTAATTTTGGTGCCCAAAAAGCCCAACCTTTAAAAGTATCTCTTTTAAATCTAAATATATATAAATGATTTGATTTATATCTTAATTCTTCCTGAATTTTTCTTGGTATGATATTTACAAAATGAGTAATTTTTCTTGCAACTTTATTTGTTTCACATCATTCCTGAAAAAGTCTATCATTTAAACCAATATAATAATATCCATCAAAATCCTTTCTTTCTCATTGTGCAATTTTTCTTAGCTTCTTATCTCTTCTAATACTATATTGTTTTATTTGATAAGGTATATTTAAAGATAAAGCCCCAATATATGCAACACAATCAATATATTTTTTGGTATTAATAGAAATAGCACATCCATATTTTATTGAAGAATACATTCTTCTAAATCCATGCATTAAAATCTTTTTTAATTCTTTTAATGTTAATTCTGTGAATTTTTCATGGACTTCTGGTAAAATATCATTTATGGTCAAATCTTTTATTGTATAAAATTTTTCTCCTGAATTTATTTTATCCAAAAATTTCTGTTTTAAGGCACCTCCGAGATACACAGGATAAGATTTTTGATATGCCTTAGCCTTGTAATAGTACTTGATAAAATAACCCGTAAAATCAGATTCTACAAAATCAATTTCAGAAAAACGACCACATTGTCTTTGTTTCACAAACTGATCTTCTAGAACAATTTCAAAATCAAGATAACCCTCAACAGAATATGGGATCAAAAATCTTACTTTTTCATCAATCATTTTATTAATAATTAATCCAAAACAGTATTTAAATGGATCAGCTACTGCATCAGCATAACTATTGGTAGATCCATATAATTTAATAAATCATGCTCATTTTTTATCAGTTACTTTATTTGTTGGATTTGTATATAACTCTTCACAAGTTAGTCCATGATTAAAAAATATTCTCATTAACGAACAGGCTTATAACTCTTTCCAAATCGTTTTCTATCCCAAGAACTGGATACATTAAGTATCTCATCCATTTCGTTTTGATTAATATATTCTGGAATTCTTGCTTGAGAACACAAACTTTTTCATTTTTGTTCTAATATTTGAGCTAATTGCATTAAATTTCTATCTCTTGAAACTAATGCATTTTTAAAAGTATTTGTATATGCAAGAAAAGCTGATATTGCATCTAATTCTTTTACATTTAAATAAGGTAAACCTTCTTCATCTGCAATTACTCCTTTATATAAAATATGTACACTACGAAAGTTATCAGATAAAAATATTTTTTGTCCTTCTTGTCTATATTTAATATATTTACCAGAAGAATATAATGTTCCAGTATTATATTTTCTAGATTCAATATAACTCTCAATTCATCCACTTTGTGAATTTCCTGGTAATAATTGATTAGAAGTTTTTTGATAATCTTCATAATCTGCTGTAACTGCCTCAATTATATCTACATTACATGGAAGATCTACATAATAATTTCCAGATAAATCTTTAATAGGTTCTGTTATATATTTATATAATCTTGTTTGTTTATTTCCTATTCTATCTCATCCAATTAAACCAATTGATTCAAATTCATCTGGATTAAGTTCTAATCCATATAACTCCCTAGCTTGTGTGTAAGCTGTATTAAAATTATAACTTGTCATTATTAACGTGGTGTTTGATCATTGGGGTGAGGTTGTGCTACTAAACTTCTATAATATCTAATTTTCTTTTCAGTTAATCTCTTTTTAACCTCGGCAGAAATAAAAGATAAATTATCTACTTCTTCTGAAGTACAACATTTATATTCTGCTAACTGTCTTGGATCTTTAAAAATTGCAATAACCGAAACTTTTTTTAACATAGGTGCATTATAAATTCATGCATCATACATATTATGATCATTTGGGGTAGGTTCTACATAAACATATGGTTTATCAAATCCTCTTCTTAGATATTTATGATACTGAAAGGCAGTATTAGTATATATCTTTAATTGTATTTCTCTATCTATTGATCCAATAAACTCAATTGCCTCACTTTGAAGATCATTAATCGTCTGAGGCATTTCAAAGTGTAATTGTGGAGTAGTAAATGAATCTGTACTACAGGGACATTTATCCAAAGATTCACAATTCACATCAATACAATTAATTGACATTAATAAATCATTTCTTGGGACAAGATTTTTTAAAGAATATTCTTTTATAACCTGTAATCTTTCATCTACTATATCATCCATTAATTGATCAAGTGAGATACTAGGTGTTCCTGTAAGTCCACTTAATCCACCTACTATATCATTGTATATTGCGGAAGCTAATTTTCTTATCATATATAATTTCTTAAACTAAAAAAGGCGACGGTATATCCGCCGCCTTAATTAGACCATATTTATTTAAAACTAAGCTTGAACTGTATAAGTAATGCTTGCAGTATTACCAACTGCATCAGTAACAGTAACAATTGCTGCACCTGTTCCTGTAACTCCATCAGTAGTAACTAATCCAGTAGCATTAACAGTTGCTCTTGTAGGTTGATCAGATACAAATGTAATTGCTCCAATTGCACCAGTAACAACCATTTGATCTGCAGTATTATCTGAAGTATCTAATGTAGCTGTTGTAGTAACAACTGCGGTTAATTTATAAGGTGTTGTTAAAGATAATTTATCTAATTCAGTTTCAAAATCAGAGACAAGATCCGCTTTTACCCAAAATACATGAGTTGTAATTGATGTTGCACCAGAAACAATTCCATCTTGTCCATCTTTAGTTTTAGAATAACGAAGTGTATATTCTGTATAATTACCTCCAAGAATTGGACGTTCTTCTTTACTAATACCAAAAGCACGAACATTTTCAGCAGTTGGAAGAACAACTTGTCTCATCATCCATGCATCATCACCAAAAGCAATAATTCCATTAGTAGTAACAGCACCAGTAGCTATTGTAGTAAACTCTGGTTGAATAATACTATTTGGAGAAGCAACTTCAATTGAAGCAGTAATTGCTGCAAATCTTTGAGATGTGTCTTTAGCTGTTAATGTAATTTCAGCTGAATTTGCTGAAGCAATTATATAACTATGTCCAAATCTATTTTTTAAGGTATTTAAAGCAGAAACTAAAGAAGCAGCATCATTAGCTGCATTATTTGTTGCTAAAATTTCAACTGTAACTGGTTTTTTGAAATCTAAAGAATAGTTTACATATTCTGATAGTGTTGATTGAGAAAGTTTAAGATCAATATTTAATCTTAAAATAAGTCCAGCAGCAACTTGAGTAATTGTAATCTTTGCAACCTCTTTAACACCAGCTTGGTAAGGTCTTTTATGTAAAGCAACAATATTTGCTTTTTTGAAGGTACCTACTTTTGCAACGAAAAGTTGAGTAGCAGAACCAACATATTTATCTACAGCGGCACCATTGCTGTCAAGCAAAGCATTACCATCATAATCTACCGCATATTGCGAATTAATAACATTAGTTGTCGTAAATTGATACATGTTATAAAATATTTATTTTTTTATTTAAAGAGTTATCTATTTCTTGTGTGCTTGAGGTTGTTCTTGTTGAGGAGAAGCTATTGATTGATTAATTGGAATATGACTTTGTAATCTAGGATCACTTGCATTTTCCATTAATAAATGAATAAGTTCATTAACAATTTCCTGGGCAACATAATCTGGAAATTCTAATAATTGTGAGGTATCTTCTACTGCATCTACTTCTTCTTGTGTAAGACGAATAAATTGTGGTGCTCTTAAATAATCCACATAAACTTTTGAAAGTTTAAATATTGCATCATCTTTTCCATAACGAATCTCCATTCTAACTTTAGATCTATTACCATATCTATATTCTGCAGTTTTTTGAACCAGATCTCCAGGAGTACCTTGAGTATAGTTAACATCTGTAGGTTTAGTAGAAATAGGATTAAGTATGTCTGTATTTACATTATTAATATAATAATATGGATTTTTATATGAAGGCCTCATATAATAATTATGTAATAATTGGGATAACATATCAGCAGTAGCACGTTTTGCTCCTTGCTGCCATTGCATTCCTGCATTATAACATTTATATTGTTTTTGAACAGTATATTCTACTATACAATTCAAAATATGTAAATAATCATCTGGTAAATCAACGTCATAGGTTTTATCAAATAAATCTGATGCTGCCCATTCTGTTGCAGGAACTGGTACTAAAACCACTGATCCTTTTAAAACTCTTAAATCATCTGTTTTTTGTTGATTTACATCATAAGCGTTGTAAGCTTTATTGATGAACTGGTTCACAGCTTTATTTGCAAAATAATTATAATCCTCAAGCAAAAGACTCGGGGCTTCTCTTTTATTCAATTCAATTAAAGCAGCTTCGAACATTTGTTTTGCTGTGATGGTAGTAAATTATTAGAAAATTAATTTATAAAATTAATTTATGGTTATTTTTTATTAACAGGGCCCCCTTTAGGTTTTAAAGGCACACCTTCTACTAAATTAGATATATCATCTTCGAGTCCGGCACCTTCCTCAGCAATTTCTTTTTTAGTCATTAACTCAGGATAAGTCTCTCTTTTAATCGAATCTGTTAATTTCTTATATCGAATATCTCTTAAAAATGTAATTGTTGCTTCTATTGATCCGCCAAGCATTTTATCATCATATTTATAAATACCATCAGAACGTCTAATGACCCCTCTTTCAACAGAATCTAAAATAAATAAATGCATTTTCCAATCCTCACCTTCATAAAGTTCAATAATTTTTTTAGGTGTCTTAGCAGCAATTTCTAATAAATAATCTAATACATCTGCAGGTACTGCGTTTTGTAAATTTCTTCCCAATACTCTAGCTTTTTTCACTCTTTCTTGTTCTGAATCTTCATAGATATATCTTTCAGCTGTGAAAATAACTTGTTTTTTATTAACCTTAGCTTTTGTGACTTCTCCTGGTCTTTCAACATATAAATCAGCTACACCATATCTTTTAGCTCCACCATCTATAATTAAATTTCCTTGATCATCACGTTGATATCTATCTTTTGCAATCCAGTTACAATTTTCAATGGCTTCTCAGTGGGCTTTATCTACAATATCATCTAAATCAAATCTTGTTCCATCAACAATTTGAAAAACTTTATCTGCTGGAACAAAATGTTTTTTACCTTTACTCATTTGATCAATATCATCTTCTGATAAAATCATCTCAGTATTATCAACAGGACCTTTTACTGGTTTAACACAATCAGGAAGTCTTCCTGTTCTAGGATTAGGACATGGTTGTATATAATATATTTGATTTACTTTACCATACACACTTCTTAGAAGTATTTCATTACTCATATTCACTTTTATTTTTTATATTTACGTATATAATCTAATTAATATTTATCTAAATAAAGGAGGAATTGCTTCCTCCTTTATTATCTATTTTTCTAAACTTCTTCAGCAATGAAGGATTTGTAAGGTGCAAAAGCAGCCAATCCTGCATAACCAGCAACGATTAATTTAGATCCAGCAACTGGAGAACTAACAATACCACTTGTGATACCATCAATTCCACCTACTCCAGGATATTTAGAAGTAACAAATTCTGCACCAGCTAAAGTAAATCCAGCGATTGCAGGTTGATTTGTACTCATATCAGGAGTCATGTCTAAACAAATTCCATAAGCTTTTGTTGGGTATTCTTTTGATAAAGCACGGTCTACCATGAATGTAACTTGATTACCTGCAATTTGATATGTAGTAAAAGTTCCACCTACTTTAATAGGATTATCCACTTTCATCATAGCATTTGAATCTCTAGAATATAACATAGTAGGAGTAGATCCCCATAATTTTAACCAATCACCAAGAGTTGTATTGATTTGTCCCCAGAATCTATCATTAATAACAAATGTATAGTTATTACCTGTTGGATTAACAGCTTTTTGATTCATTTGCTCCATTATAGTATTAATAACATTAATATTTAATTTTGCAAATTTGAATTTAGAGGCAAATCTTTCAATTTGTGGAACAAGACCATCACCAGCAATTAATGGACGACCATCTTCTGTTAAAACAGTAGATTTTCCATTAACATCCATTGTGGTTTTTTGCCACAATAAAGCGTTGTTTTTCACTGTATTGAAGTTATCCAATAAGTCTTTTTCCATTTTGTTCAATTTGAACAATTTTTCTTTCATTTCACCAGTACCATCACCTTGGGCAATTTTAATAAACTGATCTTCCATCTGTGCATAACGTGCAGAGTAAGAAATATCATTTCTATGCTCAGTTATCCATTGACGATGTTTTTCAATATTACTTTGGTATTTAGTAAATCCTTCCTCATGATATTCAGGTTGAATATTTGCTAAGAAACGAGTAGTCATTCCTAATTGACAAGCTGATGCATCTAATATTGCTGAATAATCAGCATCAATTAATTGTACTGTATAAACCCAAAAGTTATCAGCTTGTCTTTCTGGAGTTGCTTTTACAATACATTGTTGACGAGAGCCGTCAATTTTAAAGGTATCATATTTCTCATAGTATCTTTCTTTAAAATACATGGTAATATCTGCACCAATAGCACCTGTTCCACTTGGAGCAGCTGCAAATTCAACACGTTTAACAAACTCAACATCAATTTCCCATTCTATCATGAGAGAATTTATTGGCTGAAATTTATTAGCAGTTTTTGAATTATAATAAATATTCATTAAACCTTCAGTAAGGAATGTGGCAGTATTTTGAGTATTCATTCTTGCCATAACTCCCATCATCTTTGGTCTAGTTCCTAAAAATTTGTAGAAATCTTCATAAGTTCTACTGTGTGCCATTTCTGGCTTTACGTTAACGTAACTTGCTACAATCATTTTTTAAATCTTAAAATAAGTCGTGTATATTTTCTTTTCTTTTTGATGCGTTTTGCACAACGACATTAGGCTTAACTGGTTTTTTTAATTTTGCTATCTCTGCTTCGTAAGCATTTTTTATCGCATCAAAGGCTTCCTTGCCATAACGCAAATACCAAGCAGCTTCGTAAAGTTTTACTGGGTTATTTAAATCTTTATAAAAATTACTTAATCCTTTATCATCTAATTCTAACAAATAAGATAAAGTCTCATTCTTATCTTCATCTTCAAGATCAATTCCATGAAACTCATTTATTTTAGTAGCAATATCAACCATTTGATCCGCAAATTGATTGTATTCCTGTTCTCTAAGTTGCTCAGCTTCTTGAGCCTGAGTAAGTTTATATTGATCTTCAAGAATTTTATATTCTCCTCTTAATTTTGTAACTTTTTTATTAAAAATCTCTGGATTTTGTAATTCTTTTTCAAGTTCAGCAACTAATTCCTCATCTGTTAATTCAAATTTATTTTTTAAATCTAAAAGAAATAACTCTTGATCATCATATGCGTCTATATCATATGTTGCCTCAGTTTGTTTTCCTAATTCTGTATAAATTGAATCTTTAAATTGTTGTAAGAAAGTTTCAACTGTTAAATTATTTGATCTTAAATGGTTTAGTAATAATATTTCTTCTTCAGCTAAATCAGGAGTAGTTACTTCATCTTCATTTCTTGCATTTAAAATCTCTAGTTGTTCTTCTTTAGTTAATCCGTAAAAGTCAACTTCTTGTTCTTGATCTTTTTCATCTAATATTTTAATTTTTGCATTACTTATTCCTCTTGATTTTAAGAGTTCATCTAATAATGTGGGCTCTTTAGAAGAAGAACCTTCTTCTTCTAATAAAAAGTTATCATCATTTAAATTTTCACCTATAATAGGTTCATCATTTACTCCCTCAGTCCCAGAATTTTCATCAAAAAGGTCATCAAATTCTTCCATTGTCATTAAACATTAATTCATTATATATTTTTTTATCTATATTAATTTATTTTTATTTTTTATGAAATAATTAAAATTAATTTATAGTCACAAAAGTAACACGAAAATACTTATAAAATATATAAATATTTAAAAATTTATATTTTATAAGTATAATTCATTATTAATAGTTTTTTTACTATTCTTTTGTTAATTTTGCAGAGAAACCTACAGCAGCAGCAGCAACTAATACGTATTTGCAAATATCTAAAATTATTTGAGGCAATTGAAGACTTAAAGTAGTGTTTAATGTTCAAACACTTAAAGCACTTCCCCCAAATGCAAAAGCTAAATTTTTAATTTTTACTCAAAAGATTGGACTTTTTGTTTTTCAGCGTTCAATTAATTCTTTCATATTTATTTTCTTCACATTTGAAATAATTTTCTTGTTTTAAGGTAGTTAAGATTATTTTCATTCTCGTAACATTCTCTTTCAAGTGCTCCTCTATCTGTTTTATTAAAAGCACAATCTATAAGATCTACTCAATAAAATGCACTTAAGGCAAGAGCTAAGATTAATCATGTATTTATTAATCCAGAACCAAATATCAATATTTTTATTAATAACAATATTAACCCAATTGATAAAAATTCAATATATTGTCTACCATGGATATTCTCATGATTAATTACTATAGGTACAAGTGGCTCTTTATAGAATAAACAGGGCCATATGGTAATATATTTATAATTACCAAAAGGTATTAACTTATTTGGAATTTTTATCATTTTAAACCATCAATAAATTGATTGGCTTCATCAATAGCATAACCTTCCCATTCTTTAACTTCAGCTTCTGCTTCTTGAATCATTCTACCAATGAATTCTACTCCATTTTTGTAGATAAATCTTAACATTGCTGATACAGCCAATGGTGAAGCATCTTCAACAATAAATTGATTAACAGCACCACCTTCAGTATATACTACTTGGGTTATTGTTAATTTAGCAATAGCTTTAATAGCTTCTAATTCTGCTTGTTTTTCTTTGTACTCGTCTATTTTACTCATGATTTTAAATTTTAAAGAATTTGATTTATTAATTGTATTTCGTCTGGTAAAAGAATTCTATTCCAGATTGTAAATTTTGATAATAATCCAGATATTGTATATGATAATGAATATCTGGAACCAATATACCAATTTTTTGTTCCAGATATTGGTGTACCTGCTGATTGATTTATATTTCCATATAAAATATTATTAATGTATATGTTAGTAATACCCAGTGATGTTGACGTTATTAGAACAGTATATGTGGTATTATAATTTAAATTTCCTCCGATTGCACTCGTTATGTTATTATCTCTTGTAACACTTAGTATACCACTAAAATATATATATAAACTCCCATTATCAAATATAACTCCATTTGAATGCATTCTAAATTTAAAAGCAATTGTTAAATCTCCAGATAAATTATCAATTGGATTATATATAAGTCTAGCTGCTCCATTAAAATACATAGCACCAAGATTACTCTCTGGGGAGAGAATAAATGTAGTAGCAGAGTTGGTTGCTGTTAGGCTATTGGTCTTATCTACCCATGTGGCAGATGTGAGACCTTCTGCGTTTAAATTCAATACACATCCAGCTTGAATTAATGATGCATTATCAATTGATAAATTAGAGACTCCAGACCAAACTGCATATGATAGCGAAGTCCCAACAGCTATAAATAAATCTATAAAAGTTCCATTTCCAGTATGCTGTGTATAACCCAATGAAGTATTAACTCCTACTGTACCACTTACGTAATTTATACAATCAAATTTATTAATATATCTTTTATCAATAGTCATCAATCCAGCTTGTTGTAATGTGTTTCCAGCAGTTGTATTAGCTGTCCCACCAGATATTGTCCAACCAACCCCTTTAGACCATATTGTATCTGTTGCGAAATCTCCATTAACTACTAGATTAGCCCCAGTTGTTCCTATGATTCTGTCTATCCACTCAATGGGATACTCTGGCTTAGAGTAGTTTATAACTTGCTGAGATGTTAAAGCATAATTAAATACTCTGAACATATAAATAGAACCTTTAAAGTAACCAGCCCAAAATCTTCCAATATTATAATCAGTAGCTGTAATATTTACACTTGTACTTAATGAAATTAATACATGATCTCTTAGTATACCATCCAAATAACAGTCAACATATGAGGATCTTGTAACTATGATTGAAAGTGAATGATTTACTCCAGAAATTATTGCAGAACTTGCATTAGGAAAATAAAGATTAATATATGTAGTTGGTGTACCTAACTCAAATGTTAACTGTTTATTATAAATCCATAAACCAATTCCATCACTTCCAGTAGTTTGGCCAAATAAACCTTGATAAGATAATGCTGTTTTATCTGAAACATTAAAATTTATTATAATAGAAAAATCATTAACACCAAATGGTGGTAATGAAGATATAATTGATTTTGAGTTTACTCCATTACAATCTAATGCTCTCCTTCCATTACCTTTATTATCAAGAACTGGATAAACAGCAGTATTAGTGGGAATTGTTCCACTAACTAAATCTCTACCACCACTCCATTCATCTAGGGGTGTGTGAAAAATCATTCCTTTTTGTAGTTCTGCTATTTGTCTCATTATTGATTAAGTATTGTTGTTGCTAATTGTATTTCATCTGTTGAAAGTATTCTATTCCAAATAGTTGGTTTAGATTGTTTTCCAATATAATTTATTGTATTATATTGTGATCCTCCAAAATACCATGATGTAACACTTAATGGAGTACCACAATTTGAGTTAGGAGTTCCTACTGATACACCATTAATATAAACGTTAGTTATTCCAGCAGATGTTGAAGTAATGATTAATATATATGTGGTATTGGGTTGTATTGTTGAAAAAGTAACCCATGTAGTAGCATCTCTCTTAACTTGTATTGCAGTTAATCCCGCGTATATACTTATACAAAATCCATTAGGTAAAGCCAAAACATATCCACTAGATAAATTTAGAATTGGAATAATTTTCATAGCAAATGTAATGTCCCCAGTTAATCCATTCATTCCAGTATAAGCAATATTTGCCAAACCATTAAAATTAAAGGCTCCTAAATTACTTGTAGTAGGCATCTGAAATAATGTGGCACTATTAGTAGCAGTCAATGTGTTGGTCTTATCAATCCATGTTCCAGAAGTTAATCCTTCAGAAGTGAGATCAAGAATTGAACCAACTTGAACACATGAAATATTATCAATTTGAATATTAAAATTATTTCTTCCATCAAATGCACAAAAACAAGTAGATAAATCAGAAAATCCTTTAGAATATATTCTAACAATACCAGTTCCAGATAATGTTTGTGCTCCTATATATGATAATCCTGTCCAAAATCCATTAAATAAGCAAGTTCCTGAGTTAACTTTATATTTAAATGATAGTTTACATATTTTTCCAGTATCACCAACTGTTTTATTAAATGTAATTCTTGGTCTTGTGGCACCAGTTCCTTGTGATGAAACCACTAATAATCCATCTTTAAGATCTGAGATTGGAGAATTTGTGTTAAGTGTCCAAGACGATGTTTCACCACCATCAGATAATAATGTTCCAATAATTCCACTTTCAAAATCTCCACCAGAAATTGTTTCAGTTAATACTACTCTATCAGCATATTCTATTGCATACTCTGGTTTTGAATAGTTAAGAATTTGTTGATATGATAAAGCATAATTAAAAATTCTACACATTGAGATAGTACCATCAAAATATCCACCAGTTCCAAATAATCTTGTTGATGCTACTGAATAGTCAAAAACATCAGAAAATGAACCACATGCAACATTGTTTATATAATATGTTCCAATTCCATTATTTCTTACATAAGATATAGCGTATTCTGTATTTGCTACTAATGCTACTATAGACTGAGTAACTTGTCCCACACCAATCTTGCTTGACTGAATAAAGCCTGTAGATAGAATGTAAATTTGAAAAGCGTTACTTGCACCACCAATTATATTTCTTAACGACCCAATAGTATTTGTTTTTATCTTAACTGATACAGAAAAATCATTTGTACCAAAAGCTGGCATAGATGGTAGTGATACATATGAAGATGCACCATCTCCACTTAACCATCTTCTTCCATTTCCTTCATTATTAATAGTTGGATATGCAGCAGTAATAATACCAGTAGAACCTCCTACTAAATCACGAGCACCCATCCATTCATCAAATGGTGAGTGAAATATAAGTCCTCGTTGTAAATCTGATATTTGTCTCATATTAGAAGGTTTGATTTATTAATGCAATTTGATCTGAAGATAAGATTGTATTCCAAATGGCAAGTTTATTCATTCTTCCATTGTAAAATCCATTTCCAGCTTGTTGTGCTATATTTAAAGTTGATCCACCATCTACTGGAGTACCAGCAGCTTGATTTGCAGTTCCACTTAGAACTCCATTAATATAAAAATTTGTTACACCATCAGACTTAGAAGTTATTAGAATAATATTTATGGTATTTAAATTAATACTATTATTTATTGAAGCAATGGTAGTTGAGCCAGCTCTACTAAATCCTAATCTCATAGTAGTTAGTATATTTATCCAACATTGAGTATTAGAAAATATATACCCAGTTGTAAGTATAGATATTGGATTAATTATAACTGCTATTGTAATATCTCCAACTAATCCATTCATTCCATTATATACAATTTTTCCAGTACTTCCATTAAAATATGTAGTACCTAAATTGCTAGAACTTGGTAAAATATATTGACATCCAGAATTAGTAGCAGTTAATGAATTAGTCTTATCTACCCAAGTAGATGTTCCCATACCTTCTGAATTTAAATCTAATACACACCCAACTTGAATTAACGATAAATTACTAAAATCTGCATCAGTAGCACTTCCAGATCTTTTTATTGCAAGTGTTGAAGAAGCAGTAATTATGTATGAATAGGTTCCTGGAATTGCTAATATAGGTATAGTACTAATTCCACCATCAATAGCTAATTGACCTAATCTGTTGGCCAATAGTTGTATTGTTAACCTATATTTTTTATTAATTAACCAAATAGCATCTTTATATATCTCTGCAATTGCTCCAGATGTGTTTATATTACAAATACCTCCAGAAATTGTTACATTACCAAGCTTTGACCAAAAACCAGTGTCAGAAGAGAAATCTCTATCTGCTGAATTAGTAATTAATTCTGTTCCTATAGTACCTATAATCCTATCAGCATATTCAATAGCATATTCAGGTTTAATGTAATTAACTATTTGAGTTGGAGTTAGTGCATAATTGAAAATCCTTAACATAGATATTGATCCTGCAAATCTATTATTAGTAGCATCACCAGAATTAATTCTATTAAAAGTAATTGCTGTACCGCCACTACCCATTGTGATTGTTTGGTGAAATATACCATCTATATATAATGAAATATTTCCTTTTCCATCTGCAACATAAGCAATAGTAACCCATGTGTTAATAATTGGAACATCAGAAAAATATCCATAAACGAGACTCTGATTTCTAAATGACCAGACATTTCCTACATAATTAATATTAATACCATCATTATGGACTGAACTTCCTACGAGAAAACTCCAGCCTAATTTACTTGGATTAATTTTCAATATAATACTAAATGCGTCTGTGGCTGAAAACGTAATGCTTGGAAATGAGGTATAACTATAAATAGTATTGCTATAATCCAGCCACCTCCTCCCATTACCTTTATTATCTATTGTTGGATAAATAGTAGTAGGTGTACCTATCGCTCCACTAACAAGATCACGAGTTCCACTCCATTCGTCCAATGGTGCGTAGAAAATAAGATTTTTTTCTAATTCTGCTAATTGTCTCATGTTATGATTTTGATATGATTCTCCAAGCTGAAGTAACACTATTCCATGCGAATCCTACATCTAATCTGACTCCTAGAACTGTAGTAGTAGGCAATGTTATCGTACCTGACGCTTCAAATTTTGCACCCCACGTAATTGCTCTTGCTGTACCATTATCAGTTATATCAAACCATAATTGATCTCCTTGTAATGGAGTACCAGTTAAATTAGTAGTCATTGATGTAATAGCCTGAGCTAATCCAGTAATATGTACTTGATCAGTAACATCAGTGTTAATAGTAGGAGTAGCTGACTGAGTTACTGCTGGAGCACGTTGAGTTATTCTTTTATTAGTAAGTGTTTGTACAACCGTTAATCCTGCAATAGTATCAGTAGCTGGAAAGGTTAATGTTGAAGCATCTACACCAGCAAATGTTAAGCTATTAGAAACATTCAATTTTTTTCCAGTTGCTACAATTACTCCTTCATACCAGTAATTCCATGAAGCTATACCAGTACCTCCAGCTACATTTATACACGTAAATGTAGCTGTTGATCCAGCAGCCATAATTATTAACTGATTACCACCAGAAGTGTTAACAGTTATAGCACCAGTTGAACTATTTGTAATCCAAAAAGATGCACCATTTCTTAAGGTAGTTACAACTGGTAAAACTAATGTTTGAATAAGTGTGCCAGTAAAAAATTGTTGATATGCTGAAGATGAAGTTAACGTAGTTGTACCACTAGCTGTTGCTTGAGTAGTATAACCCTCTAAAAGATTAGTTACAGAAACTAATGGGTTATTAACACTACCTGCACCATCAGATAATGCTGTTACTTTAAATAAGTCAACACCACCTACAGTTATTATAACACCATGCTCAGTTCCAGCAGGTGATAATGCATCTACTGGAATATCAATAAACCTATTAACGCCAGCATTTCTAACATGAAATAATGCATTAATGCCAACTGGTTGTCCAAATGTTGTAACATTATCTTTTGATAATTTAAATAAATTGGCAATATTTCCTGTATAATCTAAAGCAGTTTGCCATGTATCATTTGCATATGCAACTATAGTTGCTAAAAGTACTTTAGGTCTCATATTAAATAGATTTACGTCTTATTTTAACAATACCTGTATTTGTACTTGAACCATATACAACTTTAATTCTAAATGCGTTACAGTTCATATTATCGAAATCCCAAGCAAATGTTCCATTTGTTGTAACAAAACTTGTAACCATTACATTGTTTTTTACATCATATCCATAAGCTTGTACTCAATCAGCTCCAGCAAGATCTTCATCTTGTGTTATTTCTACAGTAATTGTTGCAGATGATGCATCAATTAATTTACCAGAAATTGACATATCAACAAAACCATTCATTGATAAACCTGTTGATCCTGGATAATATACTGTACCTGCGCCTGTATTGGTTGCATCTACTCCTGATGTAAGTACAGAAAATGCAGAAGCTTTTATACTATCTGTTGGAATATCAAAACCTTTCTGTTGATAACATAAACCAATCTTATAACTAAGATCTGTTCCTAAAAAAACTGCTAAAGCAATTCCATTTTTTAAAACAGTAATCACATTGGCGGCAGCAGAAATTGAAATTCCTCCAACTCCATTTTCGTATAATGTCATTACATTAGAAGCATTTGTTACTCCTAAAGATCTAATAGATACATTACTACCAAGAGTTATAGATGTTCCACCTACTGTAAATCCTGATGCTGTAAGAGTTGATGCAGTTGTATATACAACAGAAAAATCTGTAGGACTCCAATGTGTTGCAGGTAAGTAACTGTGTGCATTTACCATTACATTTTGGGTTCCATTTGTATTATATGAAGGAGTAACACCATTAGGATCTACTTGTTGTACTGTAATAACTTTAGTTCCAGTGGTTCTTGCTGTATTAGCATTACTTCACACACTTTGTCATAAATATGACAAATATTTAAGAATACCAATCTCAGTTGCAGGAGTAGTATCTGTTGATCCATTTTTATCATCAGTAGTACTTCCTAGTGCAATAATTTCACCTTCTACGACTTTAGCGACATGTCTATTAACATAGGCATTACCAACAGCCTCAGTACAAGCTAACATACTTCCTATTAAATGGTTATCAATATCTGTTAAAAATTCTATAATCATAATTTTTTTATTTTTAAATTTTTTAAATGGTATATCTATATATTTTTAATAGTTATAAATAAGAATATTTTTAATATTTTTATTAACAAAAATAAGTAAATTCTTTAAAATAAAATTCAATATTTTAAAAAATTATTAATAAATAAGTATATCTTAATTAGACTTTATTATTTTTAATCTTAAAATATGCATAAATTTATTTAAACTACATAATAACATCTAGCACCAGTTGTTAATCCTGATCATTCTGATTCATCTTGTACTAATGGAATGAGATTATTATTATTATCTTTGGTTTCTGCTAAATGTTTTGCCAATCATACTTGATCTCCTATTTTTACTGTAGGATATTCCTTTCCATCATTACCAATATATGTGCCAGTATTTATTCCATTATCTTTTATTAATCGAATTGATATACCATAATGTACATTTAAAGCACTGTCTGTATAAGCACTTGCATTTGAATAATAACCTAGTTGTGATACATATAATATAGTTGGATCACCTATATTAAGTTCAGTACTAGTCCAAATTTGAACTTGGGATCCGTATGCAAATTGAGAACCATTACTTCCTCTACTTGGAGAAGGTAAGAGATTAAATTCAAAATCATTTGTTGCAGCCGTATTTGGAGTAAGTCAATGAGTAGTACCAACTTCTTTTAAATGTCCCCCAGCAATTAGTGCACCACCAACATTAGCTAATAATATATCCACATCAGTTCGAGTAGGTATATGTCATCCAGAATTTGCAATATTATTAATAGTTAATCCATTATATTGATATCCATATTCATCAACAATATGTGGTACATACTCAGTAGTTGTAAATTGAGTAGTTGAAACTGTTGTAGATTGGGTTGTAGAAACAGTAGTAGATAATGTAGTAGATAATGTAGTTGAAATAGTAACTTGCGTTGTAGCTTGGGTAGTTATATTAGTAGTTGGTGCTAAAGTAGTTGGTAAAAGTGTAGTTTCTTCAGTAGTTTCTTCAGTAGTTAAAGATTCTGAAAAACAACCAGATTCATCTACATACTCCGCCTCATTTAAATAACATATATATCTAAAATCAATTCCATCTATTTGTAATTCAATATAATGTTTAAATGCTTCAAATCTGGTTTCATAATTAATTTGAACCATTGTAGATAATACATTACTCGATATTGTAGGATAATAAACTCCATTAACTGTAAAAGAATCCTTACCATCATATGTTATTTTTATTGCATCACTTATTATATTAAAAGTAAGTGACCTTTTTTTACCTGTATATTTATACATAATTAAAATATTAATTCCTTAAAATTCTTTTCAGTTTCTCTAATTTCTTTTACAAAATTGTATCCACAATTAGTATCAGATACTTTAATCTCTTGACCAAATGGACTTTTTACATTAAACTGTGCTTTATAAAAATGAATATCATCAACTTTTGTAATTCCTGCATTATGAAAAATATTTAATTTGTCTCATGAGGAAATCTCACTCGTTGCCCATGAAAAATCTAATTCTTTTACTACTTTAGTTTCATGACCAAAATATCATGCATTTCATAAAAATGCTCACATACTTGCAGTTCATTTTTGTATAGGATGTTTAGGATTATATATATTTGAAGTTTCATTCATTAATTTATAAAGATCCTCTGAATCATTATAACACTTATGTCAGTATTCTTCATTTGTTTTTTTAAGAATATATTGTGCTCCACCAGTATTTTTATCATTCTTTTCCACTAAAGTAGGATCAATTTTAACAATCTCACACATTCTTTTAAATAATTCAGGACTTTTACTTTTTATATAAGGAGAATGAAGATAGGATTGTGTATTACTTAAATATCAAATTGCATCTCTATCATATTTTTCTAAATCCATCTTCTTTGTGAAAATAACATCAGGATCAGTATGAAAAATTGTTTCAGTTTCCATAATATTACTAATCCTACAAAATTTTTCAAATAAATGTGGACTTAAAGAAACAGCATAACCTCTTTTTTCTCTTTCATCTTTAAATACATAAAATTCAGATTTTAAATCTTTACTTCTAATAATTTTATTTAACTCTGGAGACACTTTATTAGTATATCCAAATAAATAAACTACGTCTTGTTCAATTCCCATTTTGCGAAAATTATTAATTTGAACAAGTGTCTGTCATAAGTAATATTTTGTATCAGGAATTGTTAAGATAAATTTCATTTATGAACTATATAAATTAGACAAGTCAAATAATAACATAGATTTATCATTATAATATGGATATGCTTCTCTGCAATCTTCATTTATAAGATATATTGGTTTTAGCTTAAATGGAAGTACTGTTAAATTAATGGGATGTCATTGTCCATCTAAGATTGGATAATTAATCTGTTTAGAGGGAAAACTTGTTGCTAACAAATATTTACTTCCACTTTGTTGAATATTTTTTATGGCTTTAATAACATTTTGTTCACTTAAATGACCTAAACAATCTCTTACAAAAACTAAATCTGCAATAGGTAATTGATCATTTATAATGTCTAAAGTTAAAAATTTTTTATTTGGGTATTTCCATCTATTTTGTAGTACAATATCTTCTACAATATCTGCCCCAGCATAACTTATAGTATCTAAATCTAAATTCTTCATCCAATTAAAATCTCCACAAGGAATGTCTAATATAGATTTTATATCATATTTTAAGAATAAAAATGGTAATTCCATTCTTAATTTTTTTGTTGCATCTAAACTACTTCCAGTTCCACTTCTACTTTCACTTCCACCCCATTCATTACTTTCAAAAATATTTTTAAATTTCTCTGATAATTCCATTTTCTTATTTATTTAAGTCTAAAAACTCAATTAACATTTTTTTATAATCTCTTTTTCATTGGGGTTCTAATTGAATATCTCCAACAATAATCTCTTTATTTAATCTCTGTTGTTCAATAAACTTTTGATGTTCTATTAATACATTTAACTTTGATTGACTAGACATATGATAATTACCATCCCCTCAATTATAAATTCAACTAACTTCTTCATTAATAGGATTAGCTCTTACTATATTTTTGGATTCTTTTAATATTTTAGAAGTAAAAGTCATATCATATCCAAAATTTTCTTTGGCATGTTTTCCAACTTTTTCTCAAATATTTTTACTATAAACTATTCCAGAATTACCTAACGAACATAATTTCTCAATTTGATGTTTCATCATAAAGATTCCATTATTTCAATACATTAGATCAGTTCCTTCTATGAAATATTTATAAATATTATCTAAATGATTAGGTAAAGCTATATCATCATCATCTCATACTACAATTATTTCTCCAGAACACTGTTTTACTGCAAAATTCTCTTTATCCCCAATAGTATCAAAAGTTTTATTCATATTAAAAATTTTAATCTGTGGATGTTTAAAGAATAATTTTTGTTGTGGATAATCATTTACAATTATTAATTCTTTTGGCCCAATGTATTCTTGTTGTAAAAAAGATTGAATAGATTCTTCTAAAGATTCTACTCTACCATAAGTAATACATTTACATGAAATTAATGGTAAAGTATTATCTAATTCTTTAAATAATGATAAATTATCATTTTCAGTAAGTTCTAATTTTTTTATTCCATTTCCAAAAGAGTATTCTAATTCAAGATATTTAATTTGATTTGGCAATGGATCTCCAAATAGATAATTTCCAATTTTTATATTTATACTATCTGTATAAATATGTTGGGTAAGAATGTCTTTAACATCCTTACCTCCATATTTTGCCTTTAATATCTTTAACATATATTAAGGATTACTACAATCAGTTACAAAACTTATACTACCATAATTATCAGGTGTATTAACTACAGTTCCTGATTGTGCACATATATCTACAGCTGGATCTCCATATGAAATATTAAAACTAGATGTTCCTCCTCAACATGGTTCACATTCAAAATAAGCTATCTGTCCTGGAGTTACACATGTAGCAGAATATAATGAACATGTTCCTAATGTAGTAGTTCCTTCTGTAGTAGTTTCAGTAGTTGTATCTTCAGTAGTTGTGTTACCTGTTGTGTCCTCAGTAGTTGTTACTTCAGTAGTATTCTCAGTAGTTGTACCTTGAGTTGTTTCTTGTGGACAACCATCTCCCTCAATTTGTGTTAACCCAGTAATTAATGGATAACCTCATTGTTCATAAGAAGGAGTACTTGCACTATTAAATACAATATATATGGCAGAGCCATCAGTCATTATTGGATAATTTATACCACTATGATTGATTTCATTCTCAGTAGCAGCACAATACCCATAAAGTTGATCACCTTCATTAAATGGGCAGGCACTTACTACACTATAATAACCATAAGGTGTAGATGGTGTAGTTGTGTTTTCTGTCGTTATTTCCGTTGTAATAGGTAATGTTGTTGGTTGAGTTGTTGATTGAGTTGTTGATTGAGTAGTAATAGGTTGAGTTGTTTCTGTTGTAGTTTCTCCGGGACAATATTTTTGACCTGTTGAAATTACTGTTCCATTAACCCATTGATAATCTATACTAGTTCATGCATCTGTTACTGAATATATTTCATTTGCAAATATGTAATAATCTCCATCAATATAAACTCTATCAAGAGAACTTAATTCCAAGGATGTATCTTCAATATGTTTATAATAATATCCATCATTAGGACATTTTACATAAAAAGTATAATAACTTCCTAAAACTGTACTTCCAGGTAATGTTGTTGGAGCTGTAGGAGGTATTGGAGTTGTAGGTGGAATAGTTGTTGTTGGTATAATAGTGGTTTGTTCTTCAGTAGTAGGTTCATCTGTAGTAGTTGCTAATGTATAAAAACTTAATTGATTTCCATAAGCTGTACCAGCACTATTTATTGCATAAGCCCTTACATAATATAATGTCTCAGAATATAATCCAGAGAGATAACTACTAAAACTTCCAGAACCAGATCCATCAATTGTTTTTGGATTACTAGTTGTTGGATTTTGACTTGTACTTCAACATATTCCTCTTACAGAAATTGATGCTCCACCATTATTAGTTATATTTCCTCCAGAAAATGCATAAGAATCACTAATACCAGTAATTGAATTAGTACTAATAGTAGGTAATACCGCTGAACTATTTATGCTAAATTGTTGTCCATAAGATGTTCCTGAAGCGTTAATAGCATAAGCTCTAATATAATAAGTTATACCTGGAGTTAATCCAGTTATAATACTTGAATATATTCCAGTTCCAGATCCATTATTAGTTTTACTATTAGTAATTGTTGGATTTTGAGAAGTACTTCAACATACTCCTCTACTTGTAACAGTTCTATTTCCACTACTTATAACATTTCCACCACATTCTGCAGTACTTGCTCCAGTAATAGTAGGACTTAATGTTAACACAACAGGAGGTCCTAATGTTGTAGTAGGTGTAATAGTAGTAGGAATTAAAGTTGTAGGAATTAATGTAGTTGTTGGTCCAAGTGTTGTTGGATGACATTCTGCTCCATCTACTATTCCTTGTGGAATATTAGAAAGTTTATAACCAGGATTAGATTGATCTATAAATAAAATAAAATCATTATATCTTGTAGTATAATCTAAATTGGTATATAATTTTAATTCATCTGTTGTAATTAAAGGATATGATCGTCCTTGTATTGTAAAAGCATTTAGAAGATTTCATGTAGATACTGCAACTAATGCATCATCTATATATTTATTAACTTCTAATAAATAACCTAATTTTTTTCCAGTATTCGCCATTAATATTTATATTTAAATTTCTATTATTGTAACAGTATTATTTGCTTGTAAGTATTGAATATCACCATCTGGTTGTCCCTCATTACAGGTCATTAATGCTGAGGGAACTGTTAAAGTAATTGTATTTTCTACTATACCATTAAATACACCATTAAATTCAACTGTTATACCCAAATTTGTACATAATGGAATATTAATTAGTATAAGATTTGCACAATCATAAAAACAATTATTTCCAATTGTAGTTAAATTAGGAAAATCTAAACTTATTAAACTTCCACAATTATAAAAACATCATTCTCCAGTAATAGTTAAATTAGGTAAAGTTACAGTATTAAGATAAATGCATCCACTATAATTGCGTGAACCAAAACAATTATTTCCAGCAATAATAATACATCCAGCATTATCCTCAAATCCTCTTATGTTAATACCATAACCACCTACATCATCAAATAAATTATCTTTTAATATAATATTAGATCCTCCATAAAGATTAACTACATTATCAATAACATTAACAGAAGTAAATGGAGTTCCATTAGTAGGTAAATCAAAAAATGTATTTCAATCACTAACATTAGACGAACTACCAGAAATTAATAAATCTGCATAAGTAATATTAATAAGTGTAAGTTTTAATGATTGTTCTTCAACAGTTGTTGTTATAATTGTAGTAGTTGTAGTAGTTTCTTCTATAGTAGTTATAGTATCTATATATCTACTTCTTGCCCCACTTGTTAAATCATGTCATACTGTATTATCTTCAATTATAGGAATAATGGAATGATCTCTATATTGTGTTTCTTTTAAATCTTCAGCCATTCACCATTGTGAATCTATTAATACACAATTATATCTACGTGAATCATTTCCTACATAAATTGCATGATTATCTAAAATTTCAATAGGAGTATCTACAATTAATCGGATTGAAAAACCACTATTTATTGAATAATTATGTCCTTTATTTAAAGAATTTGAATAGTCATTTAGGAAAATGTATGTTGGAATTCCATAATATAAAGTTGATATTCAAAATCATGTTGTATAACCCTTATAATAACACTCACCTGAATTATCTCTATATCCTCCTGGTTTTGCAGTAAATCCAAAATCATTTGTACTTCCTGAATCAGTAATTCAGTTTTCAGTACCTATTTCTTTTAATTTTCCCCCTGCAATTCCAATATCTCCTAAAAATGTTATTAAGGTATTAATCTCATTATTTGTTGGCACATGTGCATTTGAATTGGAAATATTTCTTTCATCTAATATAGTATAGCCATTATATAAATATATATTATCATATTCATCTATAGTTGTTGATAAAGTAGTTCCTATTGTGGTTTCAGTACTAGTAGGTTCTGTTGTAGTTATAGTAGATTCTGTTGTAACTTCAGTTGTTGTTTCTTCAATAGTAGTCTCTTCAATAGTAGTCTCTTCTGTTGTAGGTATTTCTAAATATTGACATATTCAGGTTCTAAATATAGATATAAAAGAATTATGTGGAACTTTATATTGACACACAAATTCATTAATATTTGTATTATAAAATATGTATAAAATATGTTGACAAATATATTTATTAAATCTTGACGTGTATGATATTATTGGAATAGTAGTTGTTGTAGGAATTATTATATTTAATGCTTGACAAACAGAATTTACTCATAAAGAATCATAAGATAATTTTGAAACATGTGTAGTAGTTGTATCAACAATAATCTGACATAAATACTCATTAAATTGAGAATAATAAGAAACTAATTCTTCTATTTGTTCACAACTAAAATCAGTAAATTTTACACAATATCTTTTAAAATCCAGTACTGGTGGACAAATATTACTCATGTGGATAAATACTTTCTATATATTTAATGAATCAAATTTTTTGTACAATAGATTCTCATTTAACAAATCTTCCAAATTTAGATAACTCTACTAAGTTTTCTACTTCATGTATTACATCTAATTTAAGTTCATTAAGCATGGCAATTACAGTTATTAGTTGTTGTAGTGACATATTCTTTACATACTGAACAAAATGATGCATCATATATTAATTTTGATGCCTTATAATATTGAAGTAATTCAACATAATATGTTACTGTATTAGTTATAGAAAAAATCATATCTCTTTTTCTACATAATTCTGTAAATTCATTGTTATTCTTAATACAAGTTGGATCAGTATATTTTGTTGCAAATTCTGCCAATATAAAATCTAAACATTTTAATAAATAACATTGACTAATAACATCTATTTTAGTTATTAATACATTACTATTTGTTAGATTAAAAGTAGTAGTTAATAATGTATAGATATCAACAACTGTTTCTATTCCATTATTTACAGTATATACTTTTAGATCTGATTTTACATAATAATTATGATTTGAAGAAATTGCTCTAGTTATATTTTTAATAGATTCTTTTGGAATACCAATTGAATATATTGAAAAATATCCATCTTCAGTTAATGAAGTTATTTGATTAATCCCTGCATTAAATACCAAAGTAGCAAAATCTTCTCCTGGAACATATGGAACCAATCTTCCAGTATTACTTGTAGAAGTTACATTTGTAAAAGTTCCGTTATGATTATTCTTAATTATATATGTAAAAAAGTATACATCATCAATATAATAATCTTTTAAAGCTGTAGGAGTATCTACTCCTGGTTTTAGAAATCCACTAGGATTATCTGAACTCTTAAATTCTGTTGTATTATTAGTTTGAAGACTACAATTATTTAAAGAGCAAAAATCATTTTTAATTATTACCATTTTTAATATTTTCAAGTACTGTTTTTAACCTCATCATTTCTATGATTTTCATCTAATAATTGTAGCCCTTCAAGTTGTACACCTTTCTTTTCTAACTCTAATTTCTCTTCGTTAAAACTATTTAAGGTTTTAGCTTGATACCATTTCAATTGTTTTTCAAATTCCAATCTATCTCTTTCAAGTTGTAACTTGTCTGCAGATAGTTTTTGAACTTCTTGTTGTAACTTTTGAGCTTCAGATGTTGTTTCTTTCAATTGTTTATCCAATTGTTCAACTTGCTGAGATAATTGTCCAAGTTGATTATTTTCTTTTCTTTTCTTATTTAATGCTAATAAAACATCTTCTTTCATTCTTGTTAATCCTGAAGAAGTAATTACTTCCAGAATAATTTCTGGATCAACATTTCCTGCTTTTATAAATTCAGAAGATAATTGTTTTATTGTTTCTTGTTCTTTCATTATTTCTGTAGTATCTGATACATGTATATCATAATCAGTTATTGTATAATGTTCTGGTAATGCAGTAAATACTTTATTTAATCTATCACCTAGAATTAATGTTCCAGAAATTCCTTTCTTATAAATAATTTTAGCAAGGTTAAGAATATCAAGTAATATTTCTCTTGTCATTAAATCCATGACTTGATAATATTGTTTTGTAATAAAAAATGATTGTTGTACTCCAACTTTAACATTTGTTACTGCATCTTTTTGTTCTATTCCTCCAAGTTTTTCTTTAAAAACTCCAGTAATAGTTGAACAAGTTTCTTCTACTCTTTGTATAGCTAATTCAATTGCCTGTATTGCATTTAATTTAACTGTATCATCATATCCACCAAAAGTTGTATTCATAGGAGGTAATCCTTCTTGAGAAGAATCTATAATTTTTATACCAGTTTTTCCATATGCTTTCCATTTCATTAATCTTTCAGTTAAATCTGATCCTAAAACTTTTGGTAAATATGCTATATCTAATCAATCACCAGTAGAACCTGATTCTGCAATAATATTATCTCTATAAAAATGTAATATATCAAATTTATCCTGTAAATTAGCTGTGCTTAAAATTAAAGACCAAGGATCTCCATTTCTATCTGCATAAAACATTCCATTAATAGTTAGTGAACAATGTTTTGGATTATCAGCACTTCTAATTATATTTTTTGATAAACCTGTTGGAATAAATATATTAGTTCCAATACGAGTTCCTTCATATCTATTCATAATATATTCATTATTTTTATCCTTTTCAGATTTTAATCATTCTACTTCATATACAGGATATACTCTAAAATACTTAGAAGTATTTCTTTCATAAGGTAATAGAGGTGTAACTTCAAATCCTCCTAAAATTCCATCAGAGATAGTATTTCCAGTAGTTGAATCATAACTTCTTAGATAAGTTGTAGTAGAACCATCAATACTGAAATCTTCCATATCTTCTAATTTCTCTAAATCATCTGGAGTAAGTATATCTCCATATCTTGCAAAGATTTGATCTTTTGTAAGATATTCACGAGATACTGCTCTCATTGAATCTTTTAAATATGGTGATTCAGAATTTCTATCAATAAAAGTATTGATTGGATTTAGTACTTTTAATTGAACATTTTCCTTAGAATCAGATGCAAGTACTCTATAATAACATGTACCTGATACTAACATATCAGTTAATATTGTTTTTCTTTTATTAGTAAAATCAATGTTTCTTGATTGCATTGCTCAATCTATAATATTTTGTCCTGCAATTTCGTAATCAGATATGAAATTTCTTTCAGTTGCCTCTAATACTTTATCAAGTTCTTCCTGTATTTGTGAATCAGGAGTTCCTGGTTTTCCTTGTAAAGCAGAATAAATTTGATTTTGTAAATGTTGTTTCAATACATTTACAATTTCAGAATTTATTTTTAATTGTTTATCTCTATGAATATTAGATAAAGTATCTTCATCTTTGCATGAAATTCTTGGAAGTAATGGTGTTGATAAATATTCCCCAATTAAAACATCTACATGTTTTCTCACCAAAGGAATAAACTCTACTGATGTAGGTGTACCTATACCATAATTTTCTTCTAGATGCCTAAATTGCTCAGGATCTCTTTTTCCATGATAATAATTATAGGCTTTAATTAATTGAGTTTTTTCATAAACTAACTCATTAATTGCTCTGTTAATATTATCAAGAATTTCTTGTTCTTGTTCTTGTTTATTCTTTTTCTTTTGAGTCATTTGTTCTAATTACTTTATACATATCAGCTCTCATGTAATTTCTTGTTCTTATTTCTGCATAAATAAAATTTAAAAAACTTTCATCATTATCATAATCACATGTAATTGTTGTAGGAAACATATAACTAGGAATACCTATAATAAAAACATAACCTGGATTAAGTTTCTTTACTTGCAATAATCCAATATACTCTGCTTTATAACAATTCTTTATATAATCAAGAATCACTTGCCTTAATTCTACTTCGTCCATTTCTTTCTTCTTCAGTTTTAGGTATTTTACCTCAATGTTTATAACCATTTCTATCAGTAAATCATCCTATATCACTAAATGTTTTACCCTTTGGTTCTCTTTCTTCTGGTTTTTTAAAAGATAATTCCTCATCTCCTAATTCAGCCATTCCCATAGCTGCCACAATATCAAAGTCTTTCTTTTTCTCATCAGAATAGTTTAATAATTGTTCAACCATTTCTCTAAATGCAATTGTATGAGAATAATCTAAACAAAAATCATATATCAATTCTCTATAGTGTGTAATTACTTTTAAAGTTGCAGGAGTTCCTCTCATTTGTGAATTACCTTTAGATACATCTGGCATAGTCGCACGTGGACGTTTCATTAATAATTCTATCATTTTTTTATCTCTAAAATAAGTAGAGATAGCTGTTCTAGTTGATTCTAAAACTGCTTGGCAACCATAATAAGTTAATAATTTTGCTGCATTATCATAAGCTTCTCTAGGATCTCTGGGTCTATCTTTATATATTGCAACATACATTGGTTCAGATATTCCAAATACTCTTTTCTTAATTACTATACAGAAATCAGAAACAGTTTTATCATCTTGATTAGATGTATCATCAGTTCCTATATCAATAGAGTCAATTCCTCCAACATATAAATTCTTATAGTCTAGTCCTGCTTCAGATAATAACGGATGTTCAATTATTAAAATCTTTCCATCACCTTCTTCTCTTCCTTCTCTTCATTTTACTCCAGTGGGATTATCTTTATCATCTCTCTGCCAAACTAAAGATCCAAAATGTGGTTTTGGAACATCTTTATAAATATCAATCCTTGCCATTTGCTCTGCAAGTTCTTCTCTTGGAAACATATTATCACCTTGTTGGATTAATGCTTCCTCAATTGTAAAACAGAACTCTGCTTTAAAGATTAATAAACTTTTAGGGTTTGCAACCTTTGTTTTTCTAATCTCATTTCAATATTCTTCTGCTGCATCTCTATTACATCATCCTCTTTTGTCTACTAAACTTGCAACCATTCTAGTTGCAGGAATAAACATTCCAGTTAAAATATATTTTCTATCAGGAGTATAATTATGTCTAACCTTTAAAATATTATAAACATCTGGTTTAAGAATTAAATCTCTCATTCCAGCTACAGCAGCTCCTTTATCTCCACCTGTACCCCAAGCAATTCGTATTCCAATTCTATCTCCTCCAAGTACAGTTACTAACGCTTCTGCTTGTAAGAATTTTTCAAGTAATATTTTATCAGCTCCGGCTTCTTCAAATAAAATTCTTTCAGTTCTATCTCCTCTGATTTTCTCAGCTGAGTCTACAACTAATCCTTCTATTTCAGACATATGCCCAGTTTCTCCACCATCTCTTAATTTCTTAGAAGCACGTTTATGCATGGCAGAATTCTGAACCATTCTTACACGTTTAAATGCTCCTTCAGTTTCAGATGATAACCAATCTAATTGGAACCAGGCTTTAGCTAATAATGGTTTTAATAATTTCTCAGAGAATGCAGATGCAACAACTCTATAATTTGGTGTTGTAATAAAAGGTCTAACACATAAACAAGCACCCATTTCGGAATAACCTAACGCACGTGCTTTAAGAAGTCCCACATCCTTTCTTAATATTTCACACATTTCAACATAATGAAAAAACTCATACTGAAATACTAAAAATCTAGGAAAAGCCATTGTTCTACCTGAACCAGCTTTTGCATCTTTATCAGAATCTTTTAAGTGGTAAAAATTTAATCAAAAATAATTATCACCAGTGATTCTATATCCATTAATTTCATAACCTTCTTTACATCTTTTAAATTTTTCATCCCAAAAATCACGATAACTTTTAGTTCCAACTATAGTTTTACTATATCTTCCAGTTTTAATTTTTGTAATAGCATCAGGTCTAAATCAATCAGGATTAAAATCTAATCCTTTAGTATCATTAATAGGTCGATAACCAGTTATTTCATATGATAATTCTGGATCAAAATACTCAATTTTCTGATCTATTGGTATATCTCACTTAACTGTAAATTCCTTAATCATATGTTCCTGCCTCCATATTTCCTCTTAATCCATTAGAAGGCTCAATCTCTTTCTTAACTTGTTGTTCTAACTCATTAAGTGTTACAATTAAATCTTTACACCCTTTTATTTCCGCAATTAAATCTTTAGATTTAAAAATTGGTTTTCCAGTTAATGGATCTCTTTCATTTAAATCTATATGATTTAAATAATATATCTGAGACTCTACAGCATTCATTGCACTCTTTAATAATCTTAAAGGAATACTAGAATTCTGCAACTCATCATATTTTCTGCAAGCACTTCTAAATTCTGGATCATTGAATTGTTCATTTGTTAATCCAGAATCTTGTAATGCACCTTCATGTCTATCTTGTTCAGGTATACTAAAATATGGACTTTCCCAATCAAAGAATAAATAAATATATTGAAACTCTTTAAATGCTCTTTCTTTATTTTTACCTATTTTATCAGATTTTGTTTTGTTTCTTGTTAATTCCATTAATATAGCAAACTCTTTTATTGCTAAAATACCAATATCATTGAGTGCTACACATTCATTATCCTTATCATATTGAAAAAATTTCATACACTATTTTTTAGGTTTTACTTTAAAATTAGGTTTTGCTTTCTTTACTTTTTCTATAACTTGTTTATTTGAAATATCAGGTTTCTTTGTTTCAAAATTAGGAACAAAACTTGGCTTTACTTTAGGTTTTACTTGTACTTGTTTAATAAAGTTTCCACCTTTCTTCATAAGATGTGGATTTGTTGTTTTTCCAAAATTGGGTACCATTGTTTTTCCAACAAACTCAATAGGTCTTGTTTGAGTAATACCTGCTATTTCTTTTAAAGGAGTTTCTTGTTTTCTTGATGCAATATTTTTCATTCTTGCAATAAAATCTAAATTCTGTTCAGCAGTTCCTTTATAATTCTCTATTCCTAAAGTTTTTGCTAAAAGTTTTCTATCTACCATTCCATTATTTAATCCAATAGATTTTAAATAATCAACTATTGATGCATTAGGATTTGCTATACCTGTTGTGGCTGTTGTATCTGTTATAATTGGTTTTACACCAGGTTTACTAACTATACCTTCAGGAACATTAATTGATCCATTTGTATTTTTAAATATATTATTTAAAATAGATGGATCTGTTCCATAAGAAATAACTTGTGTACCTGATTCATTTTCTTTTAATTTATTTAAAATTTCATTTGATCTAAATTGTGCTAGTGGGTCAGTCTGTAATCCTATATCTATTTTTGTATTAACTATATTTGCACCTTGAGTAGAAACTCTAGTATCATTTACTCTATTATTAAAAGCTTCTACTATCGGGGTAAGTAGATTAAGATTAGAATTTATAACTGCACCAGGTCTTCCATGATATATAGGTTTATCTAACCATTCAACAACCTTGGGATTCATTACAGCTTGTCCACCTGCTAATTTTTGAATTAATCCACCAGATTCTTTTTTATCAACTTTTCCACCCTTACAATTACAAGCACATTTGGAAATCATTGTTCCCCCTTCAGCTTTAACTTCTATCATATTGCAACCACAACCACATTTTTTAGGTGTTGCTTTTCCTTTTTTTAACTTTAATAAATACCCTCCCTTTTTAGCAGAGACTACTTCGTTATCTTCCTCATTAATTACCTTATCAACAGTTCCATCTGGATCTTCTTCGTAATCAGAAAATAATTGTTGTGGATCCTTTTTTAGAATCAATTTTTTAATATGATCCTGAAGTTCTGGTTTCATATCTCCATTTTCGTCTAGGATATCTTCTTCTGTATAACCCCTTTTCTTTAAATAATTTATAGCGAAATTACTCACCAATTCTTCTTGATTCATGTTTTTATAATTTTATTAAATAATCTTTTTAGTAACTATAATTTTTGCAAATCCTTAGTATTATAAATTGCGTCTTGTAATTCTCCTGTGGTTGTAAACCATCTACATAAGATTCCTTGAAAGAAATCACCATTAATATTTCCAGTTCTAATTGTCTTTGTTACTTTTTTAACAACAATCATGATTGGTTTGTTAGGTAACTTTTGACGTAAAGTAACCAAATCGCCAGGTAGAAAATATATTTTTTCATTATCCATTTTTAATTTTATTAAATCTTTCTGTTAATCCTTCATTTAATGCACACAATATTTGTGGTTCACTTGTTTGAATCCAACCTAATGATAGAAAAGGTACTGGATATACAGTTCTTGTATCATAAAACACATCATCATTAGTTTTTAAATAATGACATTCTGGCCCAATCTCAATTACTTTAGCGCAACCTACAAAAGTTTTTAACGTATCTTTCTCTCCAGAATCTGGATTATTAAAAGATCCATTATACTCAACAATAATTCCTCCTTTACTCGCAAGTTTCCTATAAGGATTTTCAGGATAAGGTAATAATATTACTTTATTACCTAAAGGAATTAATTCAAGTTTTTCTAATTTCTTATCTAATTCTTCTTGTTTTTGTAAAGCAAGTTCACGATATAGTTTACCTGCTTCTTCTAAATCTTTTTCAGCTTTAATTTCTTCCACTTGTTTTTTTAATGGACTTTCTGGAATAATTAATTTGTTTTTACCTGAAAAGTAAAATTTTGATTCTTGTTCTTCTTTTAAACTCATTTTCTAATTTTCTTATTAACATTTACATTTATCTTCTACCATTTTTTAGCTGGGCAGTGAGCTTCTGGTACTCTTGTTTTTGAACCTAATACACATCCACATCCTCTATAAAATCCTATTTTACCTACTTCTGAAGTTTCTCCAGTAATAGGATTTAGATATAGACTTTCATTACAAAGTTCTCCAAAAATACTATGTATTTTTAATAATGGACAGCCATTTCTACAAACTGCAATTCTTGTTTTAAATAATGTCTCTTGTAAATTCAAAGCATTATTTACAGATCCCTCAATTATTTGACTAAATGACATAATATAATTCCTCCTATAAATCCAGTACCTATAAAATAGGGCCACTTTCTTATTTTATTTTTATATTTAATTATATCTTTATTTAATTGAATATTTACATCAGATAATAATTTAGTTTCTTTATCTTTTGTATTAATTATAATATCTTTATTATTATTAACAATATTATAATCTTCTGTTGTTTTCTTTAAAGATTTAATTATCTTTTCATCTAAGTTATATAAGTTCTCATATTCTTCTAATGTTGTAATATAAGTTCTTAAATTTCTAATTTCTTGTTTCTTAAATTGATAAGAAACTATTGTATCGTTAGTAATACTATCTTGATATATTACTCACTTTTGTGAGGACTGAGTCCATCCACATAGCGTGGTCAATAGCACCAGCATTATAGATAGTGTTAATTTTCTTATCATAATGATTTATTATTTTTTCCTTCACATGTTCCATTGAATCTACTTGTATTTCTAATCTTTTTATATTATTCATAAAATAAGTATTCTCTTTATTTAATGAATCTACTTTTAATTCATATTTTTCTATTATTGCATCTATTTTTGCTTCACTTTTCTTTGTGTAGTAAATAGATATAGTAGATATTCCTAGCCATAAAAATGCAACTATTAAAATACTTGCTAAGATTATTCCTACTTTAGAATATAATTTTTTCTCTTGATCGCTTAAAATCATCGTGCTCTAATTGTTTTTTATAATATGCTAACATTCTTTCAACATCGTTTTTAATATATTCACATTCATAAGTCTCACAATTATCGTCGTGATCATAATGAATAAGCATTAATAATTTAATATTAAATTCAGGATTAATTTTTTGAATCATCCAAGCATATGTACTTAATTGTAAAGTATAATGCCAGAAATTACAATCCTGAATATTATTTAATGGATACATTAAGGTTGAACTCTTTTTCATCTTTCTATCAAAATAAGACTTGGTCTCAATTTTTTTATTAGTCTTAAAATCAAGAATATATACATCCTTATCATCAACAATAACTAAGTCTGCTTGCCCAGCTAATCTAAGCTTTCCATCGTCAGATATTCTTGATAATAAAATCTCAGGATAAATTCCTTTTTCTCCTATTTTTAATTTATTAGATGTATCAGGATTAAACTTTCCACCTAATTTTAAATGTTGAAATGATTCCGTTTTTCCACCTAATAATTCCAACTCTCTTGCTTTATGTATTGCTGTTCCTCTAACGCAAGATTCATCTCTTTTTCTAGCCCATTCAGTTAATAATTCTGTTTTTGCAAAATCAAACTGATCTTTTGGAACATTGAAAAAAGTTAAATAAGTATCATTGAATTTCTTCGTATCTAATAAAGCATTCTTAACTTCTTTAAATCTAGTTTCTCCAACTAATCCTTCTAATGTTTTATACGCAGACCAAAATTCTTCATCAAATGTAGCAAATTTATGTATAAGTGTAGTAACTGAAATACAATCCTGATTACTATCTTTTGTCCAATATTTATGTAAATCATCATTATACTTAACTGCTTGATCTTCTTTATCAACAATTAATTTTGTATAATCAATTAAATTATTTTTATTCATATATCATTTTCATTTATTCCTATTATTCTAAAATGGTCATTTTAACCATTTCTTTTCATGTAATTTGTTATCTAAATTATCAAAGTTCCACATAGAACTTATAATTTGTGCAGCCTTGGCAACCTCATGTAAAGAATCTTTTTTACATAATATTTTTTCATGTATTGTAGTTGCAACTATAAATCCAACTACTTCATCTACACCATGTATTGCATAAAATATGGCAGACTTAACATTATTAGGTTCCATAAATGCATATAATACTGGATATTCTTCTTTAACTTCCTTTAAATCTTCAATAAATATATATCCGTCTTTTTCTAATTGAGTTAAAAATTTAGCAATTAATGATAAATTTATTCTTTGATACTGTAAAGCCACTGGTGAAGTACCTGTTGAAGTAACCTCTGCTGCTGCAGAAGCAAACAAAAAAGGCAATCCTGCTAAGTTAGAAGTACCATTAGAATATTCAAATACTAAAGCTCTATCTGCACAAGCATTTATTGCTACGTCTTGTAATAATACAATTACTTCTTCAGAAAATTGTTTTCTCAATCTATTACCCACTTTATGAGTTTCTTTTTCTATTTGTACTCTTCTAGCAATCTTTTCATCTATAGCTTGGCCTGATGAACTTCAAGAAAAAATTATAAACCCTATTAAAGCTAAGGGTAATGCAGCTGCAAGTAAAAACAATATAACTGCCCAAATTCCTTCTTGTTGTAATAAATACATTAAAAATTTAACTAATGCCTCCATTTATTTTTGGATTTTTAAAATTAACTACTCTAAATTATTTTATGCAAAGTTATGAATAATTATCAGATAAAATTATAAATCTTTTAAAAATTTATAATTTTAAACTAAATATACTTTAAACATTAACATTATCATATCAATAAAAATAGGAGACAATTATCTTGCCTCCTATGATCTAAATTCCATTATCCCGAAGTAATGTAAGTATTTGTGGTATAAGAGGGTTTCTCACACAATCTTCATCAGCAAATTCTACTGTTCCAATAAGATTTGTTTCTTTAAAAATTTCAAACATAGTTGTTAGACATGAATCTTTAGGATTTTTCTTATCTATTTGTTCTATATCTCCAAGGAAAATATATTTAGAATTTTCTCCTATACGAGTCATAATAGTTTTAAATGTATGATCTGTAATATTCTGTGATTCATCTACAATAACTATAGAGTTGTCAATACTTAGTCCCCTAATAAATGCAATTGGTAATACTTCTACTACACCTTCTTTCATTAATTTTTTGCAAGTATCCTTACCACATAGTTTATCAATATTCCATGTATAAGACATCATAAATGGTTCCATTTTATCTTCTGCAGAACCAGGTAAAAATCCTAGTTCTTCCTGTGGAATAGTAGTGATTGATTTAATCAATACTATTTTTTTATACCTTTCTCCTAATAAATTTAAAGCAGTAGCTAATGCGCAATAAGTTTTTCCTGTTCCAGATGATCCAATTGCTATAACTACTTCTTTTCGTTTAATTAGGTTTACCATTTCACCTTGTTTAATAGTTCTTGGTATAAAATTCTGTACTAAATTCGGCTGTTTCTCGGGTAGCTCGTCTCTTTTTCCTCTTCCCATATTTAATTTTTAGTTAATAAAAAACCCATTGTTATTACAATGGGTTGAGTTATATTAGTTGATGTGAGATTAATTTTCCGAAATTATTATAAATTTTCCTATTTGTCACATACCTTATAACTTCTTACCATTTAGGTTTTAATTTTCCATAATTTGGAACTACATCACCAATTAATTCTGGAGCATAGTTTTTTAACACCTCTTTTATATATTTTTTAGATGGATTACCTAAAGCTAATTGTATAGCGTGATATGTTAATCCCTCTTTTCTTAATTCTATTATTCTTTCTTCTTGTTCATTCATAATTAAAATCTTGTTGGAATACATCCAGATTCCACAATATCCCATTTATAAAAAGATCCATCTGGAAATTTAAACTCTTTTAATTTATCAATTATTTCTTGATTATCAATTCTTAATTTTAAATACTCATTTACTTGAACATAAAATGCTGGCATATCAATTACTCTTACAAGTGGAAACCGTGCACTCATTTTATATATTTCATTAAATTTTTCCATTACTTTCTATACTTAGCTCTTGCAGAGTCCTTATTCTTAGATTTAAATGTATCTAATTGAGAATCACAGTTTGGGCAGATTAATCTTAAATTAGTTCTCTCATTATTGTCTGCATTTCCATCAATATGATCTAAAATAAAAACTAAATTTTCACCATTCCACATATCCTCCATCTTACATATAGAACATTTATGATTCTGTTCTTCTAAAAAATGTTTTTTATAATGCTGCATATTTTTTTGACCATATGCAATAGAATTATCTAACTGATATTCTTGATAATGTTTTTTACTTTGATATTCTCCTCTACAACTTATAGAACAACACTCTGTTCTACCTCCTCTACCATCTTTTGCTGGTTTAAATTCTTTGCCACAATTTGGGCATATTTCGTTAAGAATTTTGTTTTTTCTATTAGGTACATCAATACCTAATTTTAATGCCCATTGTTTAATTGTTTTATCCGAAACCCCAAACATTTTTCCTAATGTAGTATAAGGTAACTTATCTACTATTAATAATTGTTCTAATTCCTCTTTTGTTGTCATTTATCATTTTACATTTACACTTACACTTACACTTACATTGCGCCTTCACTTCGATTCGAACGAAGATCTAATAATTTTGAAGATTATTGTTTTAGCCGTTAAACTACGAAGACATTTCTTTATATATTTTAAAATCTTCTTCGGGTAATTATATTTATACCTTCTAGAATGTCTTCTAGTTTACTTTTATCGCCATAATAATATAACCAACCCCTATCTGTTATTGTAGTATCAAATACTTCTATATCATCTCCCTCAATTCTTACTGTCCAATTCTTTTTACACCATTCCTGGTCATTCGCATTGAATCTAAAACCGTGCTTTGTCAATACTTCATCCATCATTCCTTTATATTTTACATACACAAAGGTAACAAATTTTTTTATAAAAAATCTTAAAATATAAAAAATATAAAAAATTTTACTTCTATATATTTTTAAACTTAATATTTCAAGATTTATAAAAGTTAATCCTTAAAAATTAATTCAATTCATTTATAAATCTTATCAATAAAAAAATTCATCAATTTTATTTTTTATGTAAAATATAATCTTTAATTTTGTAAAATCAATAATCATTAAACAACATGGTAACTGAAATAAATTGAATTGAAAATAAACAAACTGGTAAAAAAATAAACTGGTTACAGAAAGGATATAAACTTCCATCTAAAATAGAACGTGCAAAACGTCAAATGGTAATAGAAAGTAATTTAGATTCACTTGCTACTTCACCCAAAGGAGCTTATGGATGATTTCAGATGTTACCTGGTACTCATAATGATTATGTAAAAGAAACTGGAGATAGATCATCCTTTGGTCATTTATCTAATTTTGATCAGGCTTTTAAAGAACGAAATTGATATATGGATAAACTTAATAATCTTGATTTTTTAAAAGATAAACCTGGAACTCCATTAGTAAAAGCAGCTAAAACTTATGCTACATATAATGCAGGTCCGGGTCCAATAGTAAATGCACTTAATGATGCTAAAGCTAGAGGAGAAGATATTTATAATAGTCTTGGCTGATTAAATGATATACCAGAAGAAAGTCGTAATTATGTAAATAAAATGTTTGGAAAAGATCCTACATTTGAACAAAAATATAAAGAGTCAAAGTCTAATCCTAATGCTTCCTTTCTTAAGAAAATAAAATTTCAAGCAGGAGGATTATTTAATACTAATAAAACAGCATATGTTGATAGTGTATTAAATGCAAATAAACATTTGGATTGAGTAAAAAGATTATTTGAAAATCATCCTATATCTATTCCAACTCCTAAAGATATATCCTCAGAAAAAGGAATGATGTCAACACATCTAATGTCTGATAATAATGAAGGATATATGTTTCCAAGATTACAATTAATTAATGGTAAACTAACTGACTTAGGAAATAGAGCTGAAGATTATGCAAGGGATACTAATACTGGAATACAATTACCAAAAATACAAGGAACTTGATTGGCAAGAAATGGTTATAAACAAGGAACAGGAGTTTTAATAAAATATCAAAAAGGAAATAAATTATTTTTAATTCCTAAAAACTAAATAGATAATTAATTAATAATTTTAATAATTAAACACATGGCTTGTAAGACAAAACCCAAAGCTCCAGTTAAACCTAAGAAATAGGTTAAACAAAAATCCCATTATCTTCATTGATAATGGGATTTCTTTTTTATAATCCAGATACATTCATATCATGTTTAACTTTTACTCTACTCTTTTTCCTTTTAATCTTCCTTTTCTTAGTCTTTCCACTTTTAAATATCCCATGTTCTAAACTATGACAACCTTTACATAATGTCACTAACCAAGAATTCGGTACTTCCCACGGCATTCCATCACCATACTTCTTATGATGTACTTGTAATAACTTAGTGGCTCCACATTTTACACATCTATATCCATCCCTCTCTAATATCTCTTCTCTCTTCTTCAACCATTCTTCTCTAAGAAGAAGTTGAGCATACATCTTCTTCGTCATTTTCCATTGTTGGTTTACCATACAATATAGCATCAGTAGTTGTTCTAACAAAATCTTCAAACAATTCCATCTCTACTTTACTAATCCATACTCCATTATTCATTATAATACAACCTCTACATATTTATTTGGATGCTTCAATCTATCCAATTCTTCTTTAATCTGCTTATTTTCTTTTAAAACAATATCTAACTGCAATGCCATCGTATCAATTTTTAAATCTGTCTTATCTAATCTATCTTCATGATTCTGTAACTTAAATACAATCGCTTGTTCTAACTCATTTAAATGAAATATCTTCTCATTTATCATTAATCCAGTATCTTTATCTTTAACACCTGTCCTAATTATATCCAAATATCCCTTCTCTGCTAAACTCTTATTATGCTTCACAACTGTATTATAAGACAAATTAATAATCTCCGCTAACTTCGTATCTGTATACGTAAGCTTTCCAAACCCCTCTAAATCCTTAAACATATATTGTTGAGTCGCAACTATATACGCCTTTTCATTAGCAGTTAGATTCTTCATTTCTAAAAACTCCAACGAGAACGGTTCAAAATTCTTATAAGGATTAAAATGATAAACATTTTTTCTCCCATCCTTTGTAACCTCAATATATCCCAATTCCTTTAAAGTCTTAATTGATTTCAACACCGTAGGTTTAGAACTACTCGATAACTCCATTATTGTTTCTATTGATGGAAAACACGTCTTCGTCACCTTATTCTGATGTTTCTTTATACATACATATATCAACAAATCCTTAGGTGATAAATCCGTACCTCTTGTCATATCATTTGGCAACTGAACATGCTGTAACGATTCTTTTTTCTGATTTTCTTCTTCCATATTTTTAATTAATTTAATATACAAAGGTAAAGAAATTTTTTCATATTTTACCTATTTTATAAAAAGTTTTAAATCACTTCCCACAACTTCCCCACATTCCATTTTCCCACATTATCAATAGTCAATTTATAGAATTTCCCAATCTCAACATTATCATATTTCCTCATCTCCAAAAATTTTACTATTCCATTTCAAAAAGTACCCGACACTTTTTCAAAATGTACCCCATAGGATTTCAAAAAGTACCCTCTAACTATATATACTACATACTGAAAAAACTAAACTTAAAGGGGATTTCCTTTCCCACTTTTCCCCAAAAAATTTTTTTCTAAAAATTTTAAAGATTCGTGATTCGCGAATTGAGAATTTTAAGAAAATATGAAATTCTAATTTATCTTATTCTTTAAATTTCCAAATAAATCCATAGATAGTTTTTCTACTACTACCACAACATTCTCCAATTTTATTAGACTTAGTTTTTTGAACTAATCCTTCAATAGATCTTGCAGCATCTGCAATTGAATTAAACTCCTCAATTAAATTATCCTCCAAATCATATTTCTGAACCTTCTTCTTTTTATCATTCTGTGATTCTGACAACTTCTTTTTAGTTTCTTCTGATTTAACATATCCAGTCCTTCCGAGAGATAAATTATCTAATTGTTCTTGAGTTTTAGGAATAGTTTTTAAATGTTCCTTCATCTCTTCTGTATGTTTATATCCAATATTACCTTCTCCTCCCTTATTTAGATTATACCCAAATTCAGACATATCTGTCTTATATAATTTTATATATCTTTTTTCTAACTTATTCAACACCCTCTTAAGTTTTTCTTTATCTGGTGTTGGTTTAAATTTAATTATAACCTCATATCTAAAATTCTCAAATCCATATTTTCTAATAGCATTTCCAAAATACGTCTGACTTTTTATATCCTCATTTTTATGATGACTTTTTCTACTACTCTCATTAATCGTCTGTCCAACATACCTCTTTCCACTTGGGGAAATATATACATAAATTAATCCAATTCTAAACTCCTTTACACTAACCATAATTTCTAATTTTTAAATTTTTACTATATTTTATCTATTTTATCTGATACAAATTTACAAAATAAATTTTATTAAAATTCTATAATACTATCCCATGTTAAATTAAAGACAAGAGACCATTCTAATTCCATTATTTTCATATATTATGAACAAGAATCTTAAAAAAATTTTTTTATTTATATTTCAGAAGCCCAGGGCCTGTCTCCCAACTTACCCCCAGCCTTAAAGGGCGAGAAACCCTAACAAAAAACAATACACACACATATTTTAAAAACAATTAAAAAAATCACAATGGAAAAGTTAAACATTGAACAATTTGAAGCAGAATTAAAAACTGCCGGTATGGATGAAGCCAAAATTTCCGCAGACATTCAAGCAAATTATTTACCAGAAAGTGGTACGTTTGAATCCTACGAAATTGTCAACGCGAATCAACCGACTGTTCACGTCCGTATGCTCACAACTAACGGCGGTTCAATTAGTCTTAATGGTTTGCGTGGTGTTGCTCACTTTGGCGACAAAGAGAGTATCACATTAGGCAAAATTGAGAAGGCTGGCTCAACTCTGAATGGCAAATTTGCGATGAAAAGTGTGACTAACATTAACCCACAACTTGGGGGAAAAATTGCAAAAGTCGTTTCCAATTTACTTGGACGTGATTTCAAAGCAGTTGCAACTCCGGGTTATGTTCTCCGCACAAAGTTAGGTGCAGACCTGAAACCTGTTGGTTACGATACCGAAGCGAAGGCCAAAGAAGCCATCGTATCCAAAAATTTCTACAAAGTTGAAATTATCTATTAAGGTAATCCAAATTTGTAAATTAAAAAATAAGGGAGAGCAATCTCCTTTGTTTTTTAAAAAGTTTCTATTATTAAGTATAATCACTAAATTTCATTATGGAATATGCAATTATTGGCATCCCTGAAAAAAACCAAAATTGGGATGAGTCTAAGATTAAAACTATTCGTGGAAAATTTGAAAACAATGAATTACTTGATTTTGAAACGAATAAAATTATGTCCATAACTACATACGGTATAATGTATGATCAGATTAATGGACGTAAAGGTTGGTTTAATATCGCACCATGGATTGGTGATGATATGGTAATCTTCCAAGCTATCGTGGTTGATGAGTTTCCAAAGCATGTTTGGAATAAATTAGATCATATTAGATAGCAACTGCACAGGAGGTATAACGCATTTCTATTCATTAGTAATAGGAAGCACCTTAGAAGTGCATTTTTAAAAAATTTATCGAAGGCAGACATGTAACGGGATGAACTGCCTTCTCCACACTATCCAAAAATTACCTGTTAGACAAGCATCTAAATACTAAAAAATCTAATAGTATATAGTATTGAATAAAATGGTGTAGTTTTTGGAATGGATTGTATTGTGGATAATATTGAGGATGAAAGCCTGCGAGGTAAAGGATGGAAGTCTCGGGTTAGGGCGTTTAAGCATGAATATGCTCCATCACGTGGATGACCACATGAAGTAAAGATAAGTGTTTGAGACAGAGGGTTATTGAAGTCTCGTTTTTGGCCAGTAAATCCTACTCTTTCCGTAAGTTTCGGAATTGGGGAGAGTAGGTATTTTATGAAAAAACTAAAAATCTAAGATGTATGGATAAAATAGTTGTTGGACCAGTAAAATGTTCCGATGAAAATTATACGGTAAAAGCTGTTGTATCAGGTGATAGCTTAGAGATTGTAACCGGTAGTAGCCTGAGGATAACTTCTCAGAGACCATATAAGGAAGAGATTGTTCCGTTGTCTATTAAGAATCTCAAGAGGTTGTTGAAAACAATTGGATCGAGTGAGGATAGACGAATGGCCCAGGGAAAGATTGAAGGGTTTTTGGGGTATTCAATTTAATAGATGTTAGTTAGGAAGAGAGATTTTAAGATTATGGGGATAACAGAAAATGGTAATGCGTTTCTGGAGGCTTTCCCGAGTTTGCCAGATGTTGATCAAGTGTTGATCAGTAGAGGGGCAATCAATGTGCTGTTTTTATTGGGTGATACGATAACAAATGATACGAAAGTAAAGTTGAAGTATCGGGAGTTTATAAGGGATAATCGAAAGTTTATTTATATAAATTCTATAGAACCAATGTTGAAAATAAAATCAGTCTGAAAGATTGATTTGGGGAGAGTGAGTTCTCCTCAAGGATGAATGTTACAGCCCTCAGGATTTGAGATAATCCATGGCTCATCCGTAACGCGTGATTTAATTACGTAACTGATGTAACGAGGCAGGTTTCTTGTCTTTAGGATAAATCGTGAATTCATAAGCGATGAAAGTGATGGTGTAGTTAAAAGCGAAACTATTGCGATGATGAAAGTCATTCTGTATGAAAACCAATTTAATATCTATAGTATGGTGTAGTGGGAACTCGGAAGAGTGAAGCGATAGTATTATAGACTTGGGTTTGACTAACTTGAGTTGAGTGGTAACACAATAAGAATTAAATTGATTCGTTTCTCAAAATCATTGTCGTGATGAGGGAGATGTTTATTGTTAGATTGTATGCCCTATTTTATCATTCCCAAATGATGAAGCTCCTGGGGAGGAGAAGTAGAAATAGTAGGGCAGTGTACAGTTGATGAAGTGAGTATGTTTGACAGCAGAAAACAGGGAGGCGTTGTATCTAAACCATTCAAAAGATGGCATGATGACAAACGCAATCACGTCTACCAAAGAAGTCCTTTTAAAAAATTTAAAATTCGTTAGAAACGAAATTCAAAAATTAATAAAAGTAAAATCCAAAAAGTATTGCGTCTGATGTATGAAAATACAGTTATCCATTTGTGAAATGATGGGATGTGGACCTCGGAAGGGAAAGCATTATTTGAAATGAGTAATCAATTAGTAGATGCAGGGATGTATCGTGTTCTTCCAAGAAGCTAAGGATGAAAGGAGTAGGATATATAGTATGTCAGAGGAGTTGCGGGAACTTAAAAATCCGTCTGTATGTTGTCTACCTATAGAAGTATAGGTGTGTTGTAATCCGAAAGGAGTATAAATGGCAATAGAAAACGTCAGGACTCAGCGTTTTAAAAAATACCACGGTCGTATTGGTTCTCTTCTAATAACAGAGGATCTATCCAGTAAATTGCTGGCGTTTGTCAGAGTTCAGATAACTGATAAAAAAATATTAATGGAGGGTAATAGCCATGTACTATTATTGCAGTGCTTACGTAATTGGGATATGGCCCGTGTTTACTCAGGCTATACTGCAGAAAACTCCATTTAAAAATTAACATGTCCTGCAACTCAAGAAAAAGTCAAGAGGTATTGGCGACAGCACGGACGTAAAATCGTTGAGGATGGTTTAAAATACTGTCGTAGCAGCTGTACTTGAGGCATGTTTGAATATATTATTATTAGTAAACGGTAATATGTTCTAATCCCATAAGTGGACACAGTGGATATAATAGTCCACTAAAATATTAGGATGATTTGCAAAACATCTCGTACTTGATCCAGCAATCCGGAAATTCGGACCGAGCTAGAGTGAGACTGCAAAACGATAACAGAAGAAATAATAAACTCTTTTGTAAATCATCTACAATACAATAGAAAAGACATGATATTTGTCGTATTCCTGGGCATGAAGACAAACTGCTTTTTAGTGCTAAATCTAATTATTTACATAAAAACCTAAACCAATGATTGAGTATTTTCAAATTGAAATGATTGATTATAAACTCGACAAAATGGTTGAGTTTACAACACGTGGTAAATTAACAAGAGCCATAGTTAATGGCAAATCAACTGCTTGTATTACTAATGAGTATGATGTGCCTATTATTATAGCAGCACCATCAGTGCTCATTCGTGATTCTACTGGTAAATTGTTGTATTAAAATATTAGCAGAGATAAAGACAGGTGCATGAAATAGTACAGTAGAACTGGCTATCAGAGTAATGCATCACTCTGCTTTAAAATATTCATCCCTAGAAGAACAGGATGATACCGAATCGCGACGGTATAGTCAGATACGATTATTGTTTACGAATGCATGCGTAACAATGAGGATATTTGATGGCTTCAACAAGAGATATTTGTTAAGTAAATAAGCGAAGTAATGATATCTCCATTATTAGCAAACTATGAAACCTGGTATAACACTAAAAGATTTGGCCAGCTATATTCCTCAGGATATTCCTGTGGATTGAGGTATGCCAGTCTAGTTCCCAAGTGTATGGAAAGTCTTTTGGAGGGAATTTATGTAATTACAAATTAGGTCTGGTGTTGTATCATCGGCCACCCCAAACTCAGTCCTAGTGCTTGTATAAGCAATGGACAGTCTGCCGCTACCTGAAATACTGGTTGCCTTAAATGGCTCTTCGCGGCTCAAAATGTTGTTTGACGAACTTCATACCTTATAGGTTAAATGTCAACTGTAAACTCTCCCAAGATCTCAGACGTCGAACTACTAGTTTAGTTACCGAATGTTGAGGGAGAGTTTATTTAAAAATATACACTGACTTTTTGTCAGTAGGGGAATGTGAGTTGATTCTCTATTTCTCCACAAGGGTTTGGTTTCTAACTAAAGAAAGAAAAGATTATCAAGTTAAACCTATAAAGGTTAAAAAAGAAGAAACATCCAAAGACATTTGGCAAAAACAAAAAAAGAAATAATCTTGTAATATCAGGATTATTTCTTATACTCGTAAAAGTTCCGAGTATAAAAAGAAGAATAGGAATGCTAGTATATATGTTGAAATACATTTAAAGCTCAAACTCAAACATCTAAAAATGAATAAATTATTTGTTATATTATTAATCTTACTAGCTATATCATGTAGAAGTAAGCCAGATCCAGAGATATCTTATATAGATATGGATCTTAGAATTGTATTAATCAATTCACAATCCATTTTGTCTCAGAATAAATTCCATAAGCCTCAGTTATGTAATATTGTATTATTTGAGACACTAACAACTGATCCTAAGTTATATTTTGAATATAATAATTGTGATATAGATTTTCGGTCTATATTAATTAATACTAAATGGTTATACAATCATTGCCCAGGAGATACTGTTCATTTTAACTATATTAAGAAATCAAGATTCTTTACAATTAAACCTGAATTAATTCCTAAATAATATTAATCATATGTGTAAATTCTTTTCATTTATTACTAAAGGAGATGGAATACCCCTCTTCATTGATACAGATGCTCGTATAAAACTTAAGCATGAAAGTTCTGATTTTGATTCCCATAGCTTTATTGCAGCATATCACAATTTGGATGATGATCTGGTTAATAAGTATGAATACAATCCTTGGAAGAGAGTCTTTGTAATTGATACGATGAATGCTTTTAGCAATATAGGAGAAAAATTAAGAGATAATGAAGAGGCAAATATTTGGGCTGATTCTTATGATTTTTCTAAAATTATTGCTTCGGGTTATTATGATCTTGATGATGCATCTTTTCCTATAGAAGGAATAAAACTTCCTGAGGTATTTTATGGTAATATACTCCTAAATGATATGAAAGACTTTAAGAAGGTTACTCTTCCCAGAATTATGAATGCATTAAGATTTGAGGATCAAGATCTTACAGATGTGATTTTTCCGGAAGAAGTAGATCAATTAATAGTTAGACATTGTAATCTTAGAAATGTTACTTTTCCAAAGAAAATGGGAACACTAAAAGCTATAGGTAGCACTTTTTCATCAAATGTCATATTACCTAAGGGAATAGATTTTGTGGATGTTGAAGGAGCTGATATTAATGGTATGATTTTTCCTGAATATGTAAGACATTTGGATATTCAAAAATGTGATGTTACTGGTGCAAAATTACCAAAGCAAGTAAATCGTCTATATAGTTCTCAGGCTTATACTAGAGCTGAAACAAAATTGTTTTTACCTGAAATTGTAGTTGATATATGTAAAAACAGTACAATTATAAATAATTAAAAATCTAGAGTGCATAACAGGTAATGCTGTTAGATGTATTAACATATATTGCTGTCTTTGGTATCTGTATACTAGTTCTACTAGTCAACCTGTTGAAGGAAACAGAATATGTGTTAATACGTTTAGGTCTATACGATGCTCAAACTCAAACAAAAACAAAATTATCATGAAAAAATTTATTGTAGACTTATTGTATACAATACTTATAAATTACATTGTAGGTATTTGTATAATGGTATTACTTAATGCAGATGCATTAAAAGTAATCAGTTCCCCTCTTTGGTTAGAAATAACTAATCCTTTTACTTGGACTTGGGAAGTTCATCGTTTGTTGATCATTTGTTCCATTATTACTTTTTCAACATTCTTTTATCCATTTGGTTGGAGAAAAAAAGGTAATTCAAGAGGGCATCACAATTTACCAAGAGAAATGCGTGAATTGATTAACTCATGAAAAATCTCAGAGAAAAAATACTTCAGTTAAGAGATAATCTAACTGATAGCCAATATCTCTATTTAATGAGAAGAAATACAGTTGAAGATTTTAGAGATGCACTGAAGATAATGATGTCTGTTGAGCAAAATCTAAAGACTTTGGAAGTATTTAAGTTTCTACTTTCTTTATTATCTGAGGAATGTAATGTAATTCAGACTGAATTGGTATTACCTGAAAAGAAATACATTTTGAAATTTCAGAATTATACATTAAAGACTGAAATGACTCGTGAGTTTACTGGTTTTAAAGATGGGGCTACATGCAGCTGAATTACTTTCAGAAGTAGTAAAAGCTTTTAACTGGACAAGACATTGCAATGCAGCTAGTGTTGTACGTCATTTAGGTAGTTACTTTGATCTTTATAATGAAGGATCAATAATATTCAATTAAGTAATTTCTTATGGATAACCTTGATCTTAATGATAAACTCTCTAAAGCACAAAAAACTTTAGAGAGTTTGTCCTCTAAAAAATGTGGGTCCATAGATATTAGAAGGGCTCTGGAAAATCTTAATAATGTGAGACAGCAGATTGCACAAACTAGGTTATTCAGAATTATTAATACTGAAGATCCAGAATATTTTACTGATGAATGAAACAATAGAATTTCAAACAAGAAATGGGTTAACATTGACAGCAACAATAATAAAAGAATATAATGGTGTAACTCTTGGCTTTTGTCGAGATAGATTAGTTACTATTGATTCTTCTCATAATGAAATAAGATCAGTAGATGTGTTAAATTTATTTCCACTATTGACCTCCATAAATTAGCCAACTGACATGGTATAGCTAACCTTGTTATATAATGTGATATATAAGTATAACTGCATAATTCTTGAGAATGAGTGGGTTTTACGAAGATTATCCGTCCTCAATGGATAAACAGTTGGTTTTCAAAAACTTTTAACCTAGTTTTGGTATAAACAGGTACACTTCCTAGTATTTTGTTAACATGAATATAAGTCTAAAGTGAAAAGAGGTGCGATACCTTACTATTAATAAATTTAAATCAAAAACATTATGTGTGAAATATCTGAACAAACTAATGAATTGGCTGAAAAAGTTTATGAACTCGGGGAAATTGAAAAAGCAATAATTCTCTTATATGAACATAAGTATCTAACAATTAACAATTTCGCATTTTTAATTGCAACATTTCTTATGAATCAAGTGGATTCCGTAGTTGTAATGACAATTGTAAATGTAATTGATGAAAAATTCCCAGAAGTAATGGATGAATTATGTGTTAAGATGCGAACAATAGCAATGAAAAAAGCTATGGAAGTATTGGAAATAATTTCTTCAATAGAAGAAGTTGACCATATAAACAATTTATTTACTGTAATGGTAGCAAGGCAGTAATTAAACCATTGTAAATATGGATACTATTGAATACAAGGAATTTAAGAATAAAGTGGAGTTAAATGAGTTTTTTAGAACTAATAATATTACTCCAATAAATCTTTCTTTCTTTAATAGAAAGGTTGATGTAAGTACTCCTGGATGTACAGGTACCATTGAAATAATGTGTTATGATTGCGTTAAGATGTGGTACATACAACATCCTAAGGATTCTGGTATACCTTGTGAGTATTTTCCTCCTGGACATAGACAATAAAACATTGCCTGTCGTCGTCAGCATAGGGTTTTGCAAATCCCATAGTTGTCAACCATTGAAATAGATAGGGTGCAACCCTAGGCAATGAATGTACTACAAGAAAAATACTAATATCATCAATGCCATACAAGCTGTTATTGAAGGCTTGGTTAGTACACTTATAAAGGAATTTCTGCAAGTTAGGTATGGATATTAGTGGTGAGCAAGTTTTTCTAATCTGAAAGGACACAGTAGATATAACTAGTCTGCTAAAATATTTAATCTATTACATTATGAAAAAAGAATTTGTTTTATGTGCAGCTATCTGGATTAATGATGGTTTAATATATGATATGCAGCCTGATAACATTAAAACAGGTTTCATCATATGTGGTAGAAGACATAGTGATTGTTATCAAACAATTAAATCACTAACTGGCCAAACTCCTAGTGAAAGAATTGGGACTTTGATTAATTCAATGTCTGAGGAAGAAGTTAGAGATTATCAAGGATTTATGACCTCAACTAATAGATATGTTAATCGTAAGGAAGGTTGGCAAATTGCCAAAGCTAATAATCAAATTCAATTTGGTTTGAAAGCATCCGAGAATGAAGAAGATTCAATACTTATTAGTGAGAATCTGTATTAGAATATTGAAGCAACTTATATGATGTCTAGACTAATCATGTAAGTCCAGCTTCTTTTACTTAATCATGTTGCATATGAGACATTTTTAAGTATCAGTACTTTGGCTCAGGTGGACAGAGTGCTACTCTGTGTGGGTAGAGGTCGTAGGTTCAACTCCTACAAGTATCACAATTAAAATAGTGATGGTGATAAATGGCGTAACAATGTGAGTAGTTAACACACAGGTTTTTGAGTCATATATTAATGCTAACTGAAAAGAACAGCCATCATATAATTCAATTACACTTACATCATATGGAGTGCACAAAGTTCGTTAAAACGCGTATGCTTAATAATTACGATAGTTGAGTTATATAGGTACCTTGGCTCGGTGGTAGAGTGCTATCCTGAGGGATAGAGGTCGCAAGTTCAAATCTTGCAGGTACTTCAATTACAGTAACAAGAAACTCTGAGATGGTAACCGATCGAATACTCAGACTTGTAATATCGGAAACTGTAAGGGCTGTTGTAATGACAGCCAAGTTTATTAAAAATAAACACAACAATCGGGTATAGCTTTTTGCTTTCAAGGGATCAGAACTGAACACATTCCTGCTCGCTAGCGTCAGTCGTTGTGGACACCATTGTTATACCGGTTAACTATAATAATGGTGTTAAATCTATAAATCATGTCTATCGACGGTATTCGTACCGTTGCGCGGGATCGCGAGCAATAGATACAAGGTGCAACCTTGCATGATTTTAACTTATTAAAGATTTTAGAGTAAAGGTTCAGGTCCAATCGGCCGTAATAGTATGTGAGGAAAGTGAGGTTGGAAATTCCTTCGCATTTGAATTGATAATGAAATATGTATCAGCTATTACAACTCTAATTTATTAACTCCTCATCTTAGTGAATTGTTGTTGAAACGAATCGAATCGAACTAAGATGTGGAGTTTGAAAATTAAAGCCCTCTGCCTGTGCACAGATATGGATCGAAGATGGAGATATATAGATTGAAACTGCTCCCTAAATCGTTGGTTAGCATTGTTTGTCCGTTCAAGGGATATTACAAAAACGGACTTTAAAATTAAACTATCTGCTGAAAGACAAACAGTAATTAATAGTATCCTAACGAGGATTGCAATTATAATCCTTAGCTAAGAGGATGTTGTTTGGGGTAAGATATTAATAAGATGGAGAGTCTGAATATTGATTAAGGCTGTTACCAGTAATATCAATAGTTAATATTCCACTTTAGCATTGTGGATAGATAGTTTTTAATTTTTAAAAATAAAACAATGAAAGAAAGAATAATTTGTGCTGCAATTCAGATAGTCAAGACAGGTAAAATTTATTATGGTCATAGACATCCGCATTGTGTTGATGCCATGAATGGAGAATTATCTTGGACACTAAATCGCCAGCAAATTAGTAAGACAGAGAACATTCAAGGATTTGTTACAAGTGAGAATAGATTTGTTGGAAGAGAAGAAGCATTAACAATTGCTTTAGAAAACGATCAGGTCCGTGATAAAGCTGATGTTCGAGGTGATAGATTACATTCTGAAGATTTGTATTAAAAATAAAACAGCTAAACATTGAACTGTTATTCATACTTGATACCCGCAATACTACTCGATGGGCATAGGTGTAGTGTATGAATATAAAGATGATAATCCTGATTTAACAGGATATTTATAGGTTATACTGACGAGGGGCCGCCCTATGACTCTTATAATACTAAAATGGAGTAATCCTATACGTGTTGTTTTCCTTGAGAAAGAGAATAGAATGAGAGACAGAATCCACTAACTTCTGTACAACGCGATATGTACTCAGCAAAGATGATCTAAAATTCCCTGCTTCTTTAATGGGATAGCTTAAATAAGTCCGAGCATAAATAAAGCATTGATTGTCACGACCCTACTCTTATTTTGGTACTACTAATGTTGTGGTATGAGATTAAGAAAGAGGGTACTAATAAAAAATACTAAGGTTCCCACGTAATAAAGGTGAAGTGGTGAGGAAACAAGCCAAGACAACGAATAACGCTAACACTTTCACAGGTTCGAATCCTGTCCTTAGTTCAATAATCAAATGACGGAGTGGCCAAACGTGCTGGTGTGTACCTAAAAGAATGTAGAATGGGGAAAACCGGTGAACATACTTCAGACATGAGGAGTAGGAGATTATATCTTTAAATTTGCGCAGGTTCGACTCCTGCTTTGATTACAATTATTAATTCTTAAAAACAAAGCCCATGGCGTTTAAAAGAGCTAGAGTACTTATGCTTCCTACTGAAGAAAAAAGCACAATATTTATCCAAACCAGAGATGTATTTGGTAAAGGAACTAAAAGATTACTTGAGTATAGTAATAATGAAACTTATTTAAATAATATTCATTTAGTTAATTCAGGTAGAGCTAATACAAATGATCAAAGTAAGTATTCATTTTATCATCTTTATTTCTTATTAATAGAAGATATATATCCTGGGGATTATTGGGTATATCTTAATCCTCCTGAATTTGACCTTCCTAAAGATAGTGAAATTAGAGAGAACAATCTTCCTCATTCTTGGTTTGAAAACCTGTGGGATAAAGAGAATTATTATAAAGTCATTGCCTCAACAAAAACATCACTAGACTTATCTCAGCCCTCTGAAGGTTTTATTAATAAGTACATTGAAAAATGTAATAAAGGTGAAGAAATTAAAGAAGTTGATGTTGAATATGATTTATTTTGGAATAATAAAAGGTTTAAACACCAACCATTTCCAGATGAATTTGCTACTGAAAAGGATAGGGTTTATGATTTAAAAGTAAATTCAAAAGATAATACTATTACTATTAAAAGTATTAAAAACTCTTGGACTAGAAAGGAGTGTATTATATTAATCAAACAATTTGGAAGAGACTTTGGTCTTTATGTTGATACAGTACAGTACAAGGAGATTAATCAATGGCTCACCAAAAACTTATAGTTGTAGGTATACAGAGGAACCTTCTCGTTCTTATACTTAAGGATTTAACCGGCTCAAATAGTTTTCGCATTCTATTCGATTTAGATCCTTATTTCACATAAATTCAGTTCCATTGCTTGGATAGTTACTGATGGTTACAAGGTACAACCTTGCTGAATTCATATTGATTTGGTATTATATGCTAAATCTTTGTTTAGTTTCCAAAGGGAGAGAATTACATTCTCTCCTGGCGGGAAACAAAGACATGTGTTGCTGTAAAGCAAACATCCGGCGAAAAAAAGTTTTTAATAAGTTCTCTTTTTTCGTCTGTCCGAACATCCTTTAATTCTATGCAATCATATTAAAGGAACAGGGAGCAAAATAAAGATTGCCGTGTAGATTTCCACAGTTAAGCAAATCCTTTACCAACTAGGCACAATGTTGGAATAATAAAGTGAAAATTCAAACTTTGCAGTAATGATTTATAAAAGTTGTAAGACACTTCTTATAAATGAGCTACCTTGGTAAGGTTACAACCACAATTGTATATTCTTAAACTCAATATAAATATTTAAAACTCAACAAAATGTTTAAACACAAATTAGGTATCATTGCAAAAGACAAAATTACTGGATTTGAAGGAATGGTAACTTCTAGAGTAGAATTTCTTACTGGTTGTAATAGGTATTGTATATAACCAACAGAATTAAAAGATGGAAAACCAATTGATCCACTATATTTTGATGAAGATTGTATATTCTTTGTTAAAGATGGGCTCAATCCTCAAGAAGTAACAGGTAAAACACCTGATGCTTGTTCTCCAAATCCAAGTAAGTAAAGAAAAAATGGGGTGGTTCCCATTGTTTAAGGTTAGGTTTAGGTTGAAACTCGGCAGACTCCCCGTCTGTCGGGTTTCTTTTTCAAAACATGTTTAATATGGTTATAACTGAAAAACAAAAAATTGCTAATGCAAGAACAAAACATAGTTGGATTCCAACTGGAAATTTAAATGAAGCAAAGTGTTGTCATTGTGCTTTAGTTAGAATAAAGGGATTTCATAACAGATATTTACGAAATAATCAAGAAGTAGAGCAAGAAGGATGTATTAATAAAAAATAAACAATGAAAGAAAAAATTACACTGTTATTGACCTCATCAATATATAAGATTTGTGCGCATATTGAAAGGCTTTCTGATCTTAAATTTTATTCAGCAGAATTAGGGATTCCTAAATTTAAGTATAATTGGTTAAAATATACTTATTTCTTTAAACCAATTTTTATTGGTTACACAGAAGGAAAACCAGACAGATGGAGTGAATATGGTCCTGAAGATAATAATTATTATAAGGAATCCTATTTAAGAACTTTACCTTTTTATAAGATTAATGATGTAGATAAAACTGTAACATGTAAACCTTCAGTTTATATATCACTTAATGATAATAAAAAAAATGAGAATTTTACATTTGAATCAAATGAAGAACTTTTTGATTTTATTTATGAAATTAAAAGTATTTCAAAAGAGCCTTTTATAACCATTGAATCATAAAATGAGAAATATTATAAGATATTTATCAGGTGTAATGATTGGAATGATTGGAGAATATCTCTATGGGGTTAATCTTAATATTTATGCAATCATTATTCTCCTTTTTTAATTATTTATATGTTTATTGATCTGACGTCAGATGAGTTAAAGAAACCTATATCTTAGTATTATATGCAAGGTAGAGCAGTAGGTAGCTTAATAGATTAAAAACAAAAAGAATGAAGAGTATTATTGATGAGTTAAGCGATGAACAATTTGCAGAGGTTATAAACAGTTCTGCAACTTGAAGAGAGATGGAACCTAAATTTGGGTATAAAAATAACATTTCTTCAAATTTAAAAGAAAAGATTAAAACAAGATGTGAGTTATTAGGATTAGTTTTAAATACTAGAACAACTAATACTACACCTTTAAAAACTAGAGGTAAGAAAGAATTGTTCGATTCTAGAAGTAATTGACAGAGTGCTAGAAGTGGTATTACTAAAGATGCTAATAGAACTTATTTTAAACATAAAGAACAGAAATGTTTTATCTGTGGTTATGATAAACATATTGAAGTTGCCCATATCAAAGCTGTTGCTGATTTTGGTGATTTTGCAACAGTGGAAGAGATAAATGATATTAATAATTTGGTGGGGTTATGTCCTAACCATCATTGAGAATATGATAATGGATTATTAGTATTATAAGATCGCGAGGAGGCGGGTGCCCACTGACCCTCATAAGGTTATGTTTTTGAGTTCAATTCTCAACCTCGCTACTTTCCCTAACTTGGGGAAAAGTTGGCAGATCTCAATTGTCCGACAGCAATTTGTCGTAATAAATATTGCAACTTTTTATTATGTTTTGTTTTAGAAACATGGTTTGTCTGACGTTACACAGACAGATGTATCAGTAGGAGTACTGATTGTAACTAAAGACCATTGAGTAAGATCAATGGTCGATAATATTTAAAAAATTCCATAGCCTGTGGAATAGGAAGTTGATCCCTCTAGCCTATATCAGGCAGTGTAAACAACCGTTTTTGTTTATTTTTGGAGCGTTAAAAATGAAATATGTTTTAACAATTTTTATGGAAGGACTTAGGCAGTTAAAAAATTGTGTTAATCAAGATGGATAAAAGATTTGCAAATCTTCCATCTTGATTTTTAAAATGAAATTATTAATTATTTATATATTATGGAAACAATTATTATTCCTGCAACAAAACCAAGATTTCCTGCATTAGGAAAATCAAATGATGAGGGTATGGTTGTACTATTTTCTAATGAAACTAGTGGCACTGTAATTTCCTCAGGAAAAAGTATTACTGTTGTTGGTTTCTTTACAAAAGATTGGCAACCTGTTACAGATTCTATAGTTTGGGAGATTCTCCCAGAAATTACAATTTATTTTAGAACTTAAAAATGAGTAAAAGACAAGACAGAAAAGCAGAAAGAGCTGGAAAGAAAGATAAGAACGGAATTTCATTAGCTTTATCTAGACCTCAACGTAGGGCAGCAAATAGATTAAACAGAGGAATTAGCCATTACAATGCTTTTCCTAAAAGTCCAGAATCAGGACAAGGTAGACAACAACCAGGTTCACAACAACATTGGTAGATGTGGAAGATTTGCACTAATTGTGGGGCAATATATTATGATTCAAATATTTTATGTCCTAAATGTGGACATTATTCTATAAAAAACAAATAATTAGATTAAAAATGGGAACATTTATTTTATTGTTAGTTAGTGCATATTGTGTATACATTTACTTGAAGAAAAATCCTGAAAATATGGATGAAAGAGATTCAAAAACTCGTTATAGACTCGGCGAAGAATAGTTTTTAGTGTTAATATAAAAATTTAGTTAAATGAAACATTTATTGTTTTTAGTGTTTGCAATGTTATTATTTGTGTCTTGTGAAGATACAAGTACTTCTAAGGCTCCCATGCAAATGGAACCTGAGGCATCTGTCTATGTACAGATTAAACTTAACCATGTAAATGGTGTTGATGTGTTATCAATTGAAAAAATTGTACACAATGAACAAGGTGTAGTTGTAAAAACTATTACTAGTATTGATACTATTTCATCTTTGAGCTTGGTTAAAGATACTTTAGCTTTAGTTGATAAGAATGGTGAGCCAACTGACAAAGATTCCATTATGTGGCATCCTAAAGATTATTCATTATTTATATCTGTGCAAAAATGAGAAGATATCTTGGATATATAATCGGAGGTGTTGGTCTTTTATTTTTTGTTTTTGTTCTATTTTATTGTTCTACTTCACGTAGGCATTATAGAACAATGGCAGATTATGACCAACAACCAAATTACTACATTGATGATGGAATAGGGTATCAACAAGGAGGTTATTCTCCTTTTATGATTTTCCCTATAATGTCATTGGATTATTATGGTAGACCTTATTACCATTATAACTACATCTATCGGAGTCATTATGGTTATTATAACAATTCTTATGGAGGCCATCGTGTAACTGTGAATCACACAATTATACATAATCGAAGTTTGACTAATTATAGAGCAAGAACTTCTCAACTTCAATCACATCGAGCTCAACAAATTGAAAGACGAAATCTAAACTCTTCAAGAAATGCAAGATCTAATTCTTATACCAAAAGTAAAAGTAATTTTACTCCGACAACAAATCGTCGTCAGTCCTCAGGTAGTTCTTCTTCATACAATCGAAGTTCACGTTCCAGTAGTTCAGGTAGTTCATCTCGATCTTCTAGTTCATCCAGATCTAGTAGACGGTGATTATAAAATTCTTAAATAATTATTTATGAGTTTAATACCTAAATGGATGCTTGAAAATCCAGAGGATGAAAAACCTATCTCTGGTACTGTTCCTCAACAACCTATTCAACAAGGTGCTCCTGTAATGAATACTCAAGTATTTGTACAACAAGTACCTGGACGTCCTGTGCAGATTTTTGCTTCTACTCCTTCTAGTTCCGTGCCATCAAGTGAAGATATTCAAAATATGGTTCAAAAGATCCATAAATATTTGGATTCTATTAACAAACCTGGCATTGACTTTTTGGAGTTTTGGAATGCTGTATTAGGAACTGATGGTGGTGCTACTCCTAACAATATCAAAACTGCATTTAAAATGATGCAGATGATGACAGGGAATACTATCACGAAAGAGATATTAATATCTACTGGTAATGCATATGTTAATGAATTAACAGCTGTAATTAATAAAGAAACAACTGCTAAAATTACAATTAAGCAGAATTTACAGAAACAATTGGAGCAAGAGAAATCTAACCTGGTTAACCAAGCACAAAACTTGGAAGCACAGATAGCTAAATTAACTATTGACCTATCTGATGCAAAAGCTTCTTTATTACAGATTGATAATAAATACTCTCCTCAAATGCAGGAAGCTGATCTTACAATCTCTACAGGTAATACTGCATTAGGTATTGTAACTGCTGATATTAATAATTTTATCCAATTAATTCAAACTAATATTTAAATGTACGAAACAAAAACGATTCAAAAATTGGAAGTACCAGCAGAAATGCAGAATTTACCCATAATGCAATTTATTGGTGATTCATTACCTGCATCTACCCAAACACCTGAAGCAAAGAAAACTATATCTAAAATAATAGTATATGGTTCTTTTGTTGCCATTGCTGCTCTTTTTATTGCTAACCTAAAAACAATTACTGAAACAGTCAGTGGATTGATTGATTTTAGTGTTAAATTGGCTATACTTGGTCTTGTTGCTGGTGGATTAGTTCTCATGGCTGTGTTAGGACCTGGGATAATCAATCTTCTTCATAAAGCTGGAGATATTCAGATTTTTAAATGGAGAAAGAAACAAATTGAGGATAATCCTATTGAAAGTTTGGAGATGTTAATGCAGGAGCAAGACACTGTATTAAAAGAAGTTGATAAAAAGATCAATGAAGTTAGTGGGACTAGGGAAGGATTTACTCGTGATGCGCAGGACCTAGATTTAAGTGCTGAAAAGCAATTACAAATAGCTTTGAATCTTGCGAAGGATGCGAAGAAATTATCTGAAAGTGTACCTGATTTACAGCAAAAGGGATTAACTGAAAAAGCTAATCAAACTATTCGTGATGCTAAAGAAACTACAAATACAGCATATTTAGCAAAGACAGAAGCAATTGGTAAGAAAGATACTGCAGCAATGTTTGCACAATATTCTAATCAGTTTGGTAAGGTTATTGAAATCCTTAAGGATAATCGTAGTGCATTAAGAATTCAAATGAGTGCTACTAAAACCAGTATCAACATGTTGGAACGTCAGTTATCTGCAACCAGTCGTATGAGAAATGCAACTGAAGGATTAGCTGCCGCATTCAATATGAATGATAGTTATGTTTTCGTTACTGCTATGAATAGTGCAAAAGCTACGATTAGTAATAATGTTGCATCAATTCGTAATAATATACAATTGTTAAATCAAAACAAAGCCTTAAATGGTGGATCTACATCTGCAAACAAAGCAGAACTTGATTTATTTATCCAGCAAATGGAACAAGGACAAATTAAGAAACTGAATGTTTCTGAGATTGTAGACACAGAACATGACCTGACAACTGCTGAAAAAGTAGATGCAGGATTCAGTATTCTTTAAAAATTAAATATTTTAGATAACTTTTTCAAAAAGATTTATGGAAACTACAACAAATTCTGCTCCTAAAAAGTTGAGCAAAAAAGGTAAAATGTTTATTATAATCATAGGGATTTTAATTATCTCTGGATTATTTGCAGTTTTTAGCCCAGAAGTCAAGACTTATCTTTCAAAATCAGTGTCCTCAATTTCTGTGGATAAGGATCTTGTAAATAATACAATGACTTCTGCGAAAATTCCCTTCCCATCTGAAAAACTTACAGCAAATCCTACTCCTAAGGTTAGATTTCTTGGATATATGTGGAATGGTGCAACTGCCTGGAATGCTTCTAATGGTGGACCTTTAACTACAAAAGGATCATTAATGGAAGGTGCTGGTGTTAATCTGGAATTAGTTCGACAGGATAATTTTGATAAGATTAGAGATGGAATATTATTAGGTTTAAAAGAATTTAATGCAGGACAGAATTTTCCAACGACTGGTTATTCTGGTGCATGGTTTATGGGTGATGGTGGGGCATACTTTGTTTCTACAACACAACCAATGATTGATAAAATCTATGGTAAAGGTAAATATCATGTGCAAGTAAATTGTGCATCTGGTTTATCATGTGGTGAAGATAAAGTAATTGGTTCTGCTGCAATGAAATTAAATCCTCAATTATTAAAAGGAGCTGTAATGTCAGCTGTTATTGGTGATGGAGATTGGGTTATTGCAGTCAACTATTGTGGCCAACTTGGAATTCCAGTAAATCCTGATCCAACAACTTATGATCCTAATGCATGTAACTTTGTTCAAGCAGAAGAAAGTGATTATATTAAAGCAGCACAAATGCTTATTAAATCACAAAAAACTGGGTGGACAGTTCCTTTAAAATTAATGCAAAATGGTAAAAGAACTAATACTGTAGTTAATAAGAAAATTGATTGTACCACAACTTGGTTTCCTGGTGACAAAATGGTTTATGATGAATTACCAGGATATGTTGATATTATTTCTACAAAAGAGTATAATAACCAAATGGCTTGTGTATTAGTCACGATTACTGAATGGTCACAACAAAATTCAACATTATATCAAAATATGTTGAAAGCAATGTGTACAGCTGGTAATCAAATTAAACTTTATGATGATTGGTTAAAATATGGATGTGCATGTAATGCAAAAACATTTAAATTTCAGGATGCCAATTATTGGTATAAAGCATTTAAAGGATATGTCTGGACTGATGTAACTGGTAGTACTGGTGATCTTCCACGCAATGTAGGAGGTACAAGAGCATTTAATTATGCAGATAATGAGCAATATTTTGGATTAAATGGGCCGTCGAGGTATGAATTAATTTATACTAAAGTTGCAAGTTATTTAGATGATTTAAATCCAATGGGTTACAAGGAAAATGTTGAAAGAACAATTCCATATAGTGAAGCTGTGAATTTTACATCATTGCAATCTATTAAATCAACTCTAAATACTGGTTCTGCTTACCAAGCAAACTATTCCTCAAACACAGGACAAGTTGTTGCAAAAGCTAATTATCATATTACGTTTAAAACTGGATCAGATGTTATTGAACCTGATGGTTTACAAGTTATCAAATCTATTTATGGAGCATTATCTTTTTCGGAAGATATGAAAGTCTCTGTAATTGGACATACTGATAACATTGGAAATCCTCAATCTAATTTGGATCTATCTAAACGGAGAGCACAGTCGGTTTTAAGAGCCTTAATTTCATTAGGTGCTTCTAAAAATAGATTCGATACTGTCGATGGCATGGGAGATACTTCTCCTATTTCTGGGAATACAAATTCCAATGAAACAGAAAGATCGGCCAATCGTAGGGTTGAAATCAGTCTATTGAAATAGATTGTCTTATATGGTAAAAAGTGATTCCGCATTAGTTCGATCATTTCGTCCTTTTGAGAAATTAACTGATAGTCAGACTTCATTATGGTATGTCTTGTGGCTAATTATATTAATTGCAGGTTGGATTAAAGTATCTGTTTATTCAGATGTTAAAATTATACCATCTCCTTTAATGGTTTTAGGAGCAACTAAGAATTTATTTTCTGAAGGACTTGTAAGACAATTTGGTGCAAGTTTGGGATTGTGTGGTTTATCTACGCTTTACGCATTGTTGGTATCACTTACAGTGGCGTATTTGTCCCCATTACCAATAATGAAGCCTCTGGCTCAAAGTATCAGTAAGTTAAGATATGTTCCTATGATTGGGATCACTTATTACCTTACTGAACTTCAGCTTACTGGTAGACCATTGCAAGTAACAATTCTTTCCTTGTTTATGACTGTTTATTTTATAACTTCTATTATGTCTATGATTGGTGATATTCCTCCAGAGGAGTATGATCTTGCAAGAACAATGGGATGTTCCCGATGGGAAATGTTATGGATAGTTGTTATTAAAGGAAGAATGGATTTTGTGATTGAAATATTAAAACAAAATTTAGCAATTACTTGGATGATGTTTGTATCAGTTGAGGTATTAGTTATCTCTACTGGTGGTGTTGGAATTCTTATGAAAAACTCGGAAAAAACTGGTAATCAGGAAAGAATATTTGCGATTCAAATTCTTATATTTTTATTAGGAGTTTTAACTGATTATTTATTATCATTATTAAGATCCAATATGTTTAGATATTCTAAAACAGTAAAAGAATTATAATCATGGAATATACATTAACAAATACTTTATTAAAAGTAGAGAATGTTTCATTATCAGTTCCAGATATAAATGGAAATGGCATGAAATGTTTAATTCAAAATATCAATTTTGAAGAAAAAGATGTTGTTCGACCTGGGTTAACTCAGGGACAAATGATTGCAATTGTTGGGGACTCTGGAAGGGGAAAATCAACACTGTTTAAGGTATTATCTGGATTAGTAAAACCTACAACAGGACATGTCTGGATTCCTGGTGAGAATGGTTTAGGTAGAGATGTTAAAGAAGGTGATGTTGGTTTGGTTGATCAGAAATATACATTATTTCGACACCAGACCTTATATCAATCATTAATATTTGCTGCTAGTAAAGGAAAAACTCCTTCATCTGAGCGACATGATTTAGTGATGAGATATATTGTTGATTGGAAACTTGAGGAAGCTAAGGATAATTATCCAAATGAATGCTCAGGTGGACAAAGACAACGTGCGGCAGCTATTCAACAGCTACTTTGTTCAAAACATTTCATCATTATGGATGAACCTTTCTCTGGTCTTAGTGTCAGAGGAGTGAAAAATCTCAAAGAAATTATTGAGAAAACATGTTCACAGGATGAGTTAAATACTATCATCTTTTCTACTCATGATTTAAATTTAGCGATTAGCATTGCAGATCAAATTTATGTTATTGGGTATCCAAAAGATGCAGATGGTAAATTAATTCGTACTGGGACAATTGTTTCTGAATATGATTTAAAAGTCTTAGACTTAGCTTGGAGAGAATTTTCTCCTCAACATTTAGAATTAGTAAAACAAATTTCTGAGGATATAATTAATTCTTAGGAATAAGTTTATAACTGAATTTGTTGAAAAATATGGAAAATTGGATTTTACAAATATTTTTGTAGTAATTTTACAAAAGTTTTATAAAATCTAATTTCCATTGTTTTATCTTTAAAAATTAAAAGGATTATGATAAATTTATTTAAGAAGAATCCAATCTTATTTAGCTTTGCTGTATTAATTATTTTAGCACTAGGTCTTACCTTGCTTAAGGTTATTTTTTCAGTAATTACATTTCTTTTACCAGTAATAATCATTTTATTGATTGTTGCTGTGGGTATTTTACTTTATATTTATTATAAGTAAATAATATATGGCTAGGTGATGAAATGGCAGCCATGATAGACTTAGAAATGCCGCAAAATACTTTTAAATCTATAATTTAAATTTTTTTAACTTTTAACTGTTTGTCATAAATATTTTTTGTATCTTTGTGTATTAATATATTTAATATGAAAAGTAGAAAATACACCGATGAACAATTCATAGAAGCTGCTAAAAGTAGTTTATCTATGGCTGAAATGATGAGAACCCTTGGACTTTATGTTGGAGGTTCTAATTATGAAACAGTAAGAAGAAAGATAAAAGAATTTAATTTAGATGTAACACATTTTACAGGAGCTGCCTGAAATCAAGGAGATAGGTATAAACCTGTTAAACCAGCTCAATCTTTAGATGAAATTTTAGTAGTGAATTCAACTTTTGTGAGTACAAACCACTTAAGAGAAAGATTACTAAAAGAACACGTAAAAGAGTGTAAATGTGAAATATGTAATAATTCTGAATGATTGTCAAAACCAATATCTTTGGAATTACATCATATTAATGGAATAAAAGATGATTTAAGGATTGAGAATTTACAAATTCTATGTCCCAATTGTCATTCCTTTACAGATAATTATAGAGGAAAAAATATAGGTTTGAGTGCTCAGGAAGAGATTCCTGATGTAGAATATCTGAATATCGGCGAATCCTTAACATGTAATGATGATGGTAACACCGAGGCATAGGAAGTAATGTTCCAGCCGTAGAGACTAGATGCAGATACATCTGAAAAGATGAAGACATAGTCCAGACTACAAACAGAAATGGTAACGAAAGTTATAGTAGTAAGAAAATCTATTGATCCGTAAGGGTCGTGCAGGTTCAATTCCTGTTCTAGCTACATAGTTCCCTGCAAATCGTGGAATCATAGGAGTATTCAGGTATAACTATGGCAAAGCCTGTGAGCGTATAAGGTTTAAACAATAAATCAATACAGGTAAAATCGTGACAGCTTGGAAAGACAGCAAATTATATTGCGTGGTAATTCAGTGGTAGAAATTATGCCTCATAAGCCTAAAGTCACGGGTTCAATTCCCGTCTACGCTACTAATACATGCGAGTTAGAGAAGTTGGTATCTCACCAGTCTCATAAGCTGGAATCTCCATAAGGGATCATTGGTTCGAGTCCAATACTCGCTACAAAATTATGAATATGAAAGATATATTAACTACTTTTGTTGATAGAATGACCAAACTTGGTATTGATGTAAAACTTGCAGGGAATTATCCTTGGGTTTATATTGATTCTATTAATGGTAAAAAAGTTAAAGAAAAGTTTGAAGGAAATCATGGTTTCACAATTGCATTTATTCCTATAAGGAAAGGACAGGAGATGAAATTCACTGAAATTCACTGATATTCATGAGATAATGAATTTAATTAGAAAATATGTAAGATCTTAAGATAATCAAATGGTTAGTTGAGTCATGCTAGCGACAATAGTACTACCTTGGGCTCGAATGATGAACTGCAAGTAATAATTCATTAATGTACTGAATAGATACGTAGACATTCAGTGATTATCTTAACTTTATTTAAATAAACCTATTTTAGATATGGATAGTATTGTATGGTGATCTCCATATTGCCTTAGCAGGCTAATCATACAAGTGTTTATTTTTTTCGGGATATGTTTGTGAAACATTAAGAGTTCGAAACTCTGTATCCCACGATGTTCGTTGATATTTTTAATAAAAATGAAGAAGACCCGGCTTCAATGCCGGCAGCTCCACTAAATTCTAAAGTGATCGGAATGGAATTGCACCGATTTATGCCAGTGCCTTAAGTGTGAAATAACACAGGTTTGGGTGCAGCTTTAGAATTTTAAAATTTTCCAAGTAATTGAAAAGTTAGGGGCGTAGATTCCTGCTTAGGTTATATAGTTATATGTAATCGTCTGCGTCTAAACCTAGAATGCCTGTACCCTTGCATCCATGTTAATTAAATGGAGAAACTCGGATAAGTTCAACAGGTATATCATGATATAAAAGGGTAATTGAATAAATGGTACATTCGGGGCTGACAGGTTATTGATTCGCATATAATAGACTAATGGAGAACATCAAGCTATGTAAATGGCAACAAACAATTCAAAGCTTTTGGAGCTCAACCAGTTAGACTGGCAGCTTAAGCCGTACTTGCCCCACGTTATAGGGGCTACATGGACTTGAAGCTAATCTGGTGAAAGCGTGGCCCTGAAGAGGCTGAGAGGTTGGATCAAAACCAACTGAGTCCACAAATTTTTATGTTCATATGTTTATAACAATTATTCAAGGACTAATATTTGTCCTTTACGTATCGTTTTTATTAGTTAGATTTAAGAAACCATTACCATCAATCTCTGATTCATGGTATGAACTATCCGATCCTATCAACAATTTATTTACATTATTTTGTTGGAGCATCGGATTTCTTATGTTCTTTCAGATGAATGGTTCTACTCCCTTTTTCTTTTTTTCAGGGGCAGGATTATGTTTTACAGGAGCTGCAAGAGCGTTCCGATTAGAAAAAACTACTGAACGAAGAGTTCATCTTATAGGTGCAGCTAGTTGTATTATTTTTGCATTGTTTGGCTTAATATTTGAAAGAAATTCTATTATTTCGGCCGGATTATTTGCAATAATTACTGGTTTATTAGTTATCTTTAATGTGAAAAATAAAACTTGGTGGATAGAAATTAGTGCATTTGCATGTATTTTATTAGGATTATTATTAACATCTTAATTATTAAGAATGGGTATTAAGGAACAAATTAAACAGATTCCTGGAGTAGAAGCTATTTTATCATTGGAAGAGACTATGAATAGTATTCTTTTTGGTAAGATTCATCCTTCATTAGATAATATTGCTTGTGTTATTTTTGATGAAAAAAAAGTAGTAAAACAAGAAGAGATAACAACAGATGAAAAAGAAGTATTAAAAACAAAATGCACAGCAATTGAATGTGAAACTAAAGAACAATTTGATTTTCTTTGGTCTTATATGACTAATACTGATTCTCCTTCTGGAGAGAATTTTAAGGATCCTGGCACTGAGGGAATATTAAATGCCATTGGTTTAACAGGAGCAATTGTTTTGAAAAGTAATATAGAATTCTTCAAAAAAGATGGGAATTATACATTATTTTCATTTTGGGATTATATTAATATGGTTGATAAAGCTGATAATTATTATTCTTATTTACTTAATTTAGCACAAGCTAAAGGATATAAAGATGGTAAGTTTATAAGTAATCAAAAATATCATTATCCAGTAATGGTTGACGGTGAAATTAGTCCTCAAGATTTAGGTTTATCAGATGAAAGTCAACGTGTGATCTATAGTGCAGATGGAGTTTGGTCAAAATTAGAAACTTCACTTCCTTATGAATAAGATGGTCTATAGCAGGATTTATGTTTGGGATTATGATGAATTTAATATTTATATGTTTAGGTTTAAATGCTTAGATGGAGACCAAGTTGTAACTTATACAATAGATCGAGGAGATCTATTAGAAGAAAGGACAATTGAGGATATGAGTGTAAACTTCATACGTGTAGCAACTAAACAAGAATGTAGAGATTATATACAGTTTGAAATTGAACATGGTTATTTCCATGAATTAAATAGTTTTTAGAATGGAAGAAGTAAAGGCATTAAGCCTATTAAAAGCAAACAAATCAGTTAAGGAAAGAGCTGAGAATTATTTAACTTTCATTAAAAGAGAGTTACAGAGAGAGATATTAGATTTATTGATCATTAAGAAAGAAAAGATTGAATCAGAGTTATTTGAATTAACTAACTTTACGTTAGACACTAATTTAAATTCTGGTTTATCTAGAATGACTAATGAAGATTGTAAGTCAAGGTTTAAGAAAATTATTGAAGCAGAATATGATTTAACTTTAATTGATTTAGAGTTGAAAGCAAAACAAGCTTCATTTAATAAGTATTTTAGTCTTGATGGTGAGGGGGATTTTGTAGAATTGAAGTAATGGCCAGTGTTTATATTAGCTGTCCAACAAGTGTAAACGAAGATTTTCTTGATGATGTTTATAATCTCATTGAAGAGGAGTTAGATATTCGTGCATATTGTTGGGAGAGGACAACATTATATAGTGATTGGGAAGAAAGAAAAATTAAGGAATGTGTAGGATTTGTGTTAATTACACCAAATAATGAATTTCAAATTCCTTTAAACAAAATTCCCAAAGGTTCTATGAAGGAATTAACTATAGCAAGGGAATCTGGATCTGATATATTTTTAGCCTATAAAGCTAAAGATGGAATTCATATTTATCCAGTAGAAATAACCAATGGAGTTTTCTCTGGTATAGCTAATTCTTCAAATAGAGATCTTGCTATATATAAAAAGGAAAATACTGTAACAGATAATTCTTGTAATAAATCATGGCATACTAGTTCAAGTACTAATTTAAGTACTGTTACTATAGCAGATTCTAACATTTGTTCTACAATGACTACTGAAAGAATACCTTGTGGAGATACTCCTAAATCATATGAAGTTCGTTTACTTTTATTATTAAAATAACATAATATATTTGGTGATTAGGTTTTTATTTATTAAATAATTAGATTTTTTATGACAGAATTAGAAGATTCAGTACAGGGTGCAACGGCTCAAGGAGCATTTGGTGCATCATTGAAAAGGAACAACAAGCAAATCCGTGATGATAGAGCAGAAGCAATATCTCGTAGTTCCAAGTTGAAATACAAAAGAAAAATTGAAGATCTGGAGGAATTACTGATCTCAATGAAAACTGAACGTGACAATATGTTGGATTTATCTCCAACTACTGCTCAAAGTTTGGAACTTGCAAGCAATTTTGATGCCGATAAATTTGTTGCAAATGATGGTGAATTAAGTGTCAAAATTCGTGAAACAACTATTCGTATGAATATTTGTAAACAACGGTACAATTACCTATTTGGCCAAACCTATGAAATAGAAGGGGAAATCTAATGGGAAGTGGTGCATCTTATTCAGTTTTTTCACGTTCAGCACGTGCAGTAGATGAAGGATATTTTACTAAAAGTACTCAGCAAGTCTTTAAAGAAAAAAAACTTCATCCCAAAATGGATCCAGCTCAAGCAACATTGCGTGAGTCTAGAGATTCTGAAAATCATCCGAATAGTTTAGCAATTATTATTGCTCTTGATGTAACTGGTTCAATGGGCCATATACCTCATGAATTATGTAAAGATGGTTTACCAACTATTGTTGAAACAATTATGAATGCAGGAGTGGAACATCCACAAGTGTTATTCTTAGGTATTGGAGATCATGAATATGATGATGCTCCTTTACAAGTAGGGCAATTTGAAACCAGTGATGATCTTATGGATTTTTGGTTAACAAAAGTCTATCTCGAAGGAGGTGGAGGAGGTAATGCCGGGGAGAGTTATTCATTAGCTCATTATTTTGCTGGATATCACACCTCTATTGATTGCTTTGAAAAACGTGATCAGAAAGGTTTTCTATTTACAATTGGTGATGAACCTAATTTGTTAAGTTATCCTGCAAGGGCAATAAAGAACCTTATGGAAAAAGGTGAACATCATGATTATACAGCAGAAGAATTAGTTGAAAAAGCTAAAGAATCATATTATGTTTATCATATCCATCTTGCTTCAAGTAATTCTGATTATTCTGGAAGAATTACCAAAAATTGGAAACAATTGTTAGGACAAAATTACATTGTTCTTAATGATCAAAATGATATTCCAAAGACTATTGCGAAATTGATTATGGCTAACTACGATAATCAAATTCGTGAAACTATTAACACTAATATAAGTTCAAGTAGTAAACCGGTGGATTCAACAGAACCTATAAAGGATTCTGTGACTCTGCTTTAAAAATCAATTATTATGGGAGTATTTATTCCAGAAGAAAAACCAGCATCAATGCCAGTAGAAGGTACTGAAGTAGCAACACAAACAGTTGAGGAAACTGCTGAGGTAACTGAGGAAGTTGCTGAAGTTGCCGAAGAAGTGACAGAAATATTCTAATTTCTGCCTAGGGTTACCTAGTATTAGGATAATTACAAAATAATTATGGTAACTTGCGTTACCTAACCCACAAATTTTTATTTACTAAATCTATAGATTATGAGAACAGTAGTTTTAACTATTCAAGAATTTTTTAATTTTAAACTTTTAGCCAAAAAGTTTCATTTTTGTTACCAATGTGAAATTAATTCACCAAATGTTAATGTTAGTGCTGATTCAGAAATTCTTAATAATTTAGGATATGAATAGTTATATTTATTTAATAATTTTGATGATTGTATACGTAATCATTTCAATAGTTATTAATACAAAAGAAGCTAGACGTGCTCGGGAAAATCATATTAGGGATTTAGAATATCAAATAAAACTTATTAATTTAGTTCGTGTCTTAAATGAGTATAAAGAATTTTTAGAAAAACAATATAATGAAGCAATGAATATTGCAAGTATACATCATTATGATTGTACTGAAGAAAATATACAAAAAGGTATACAACTAAGAGAAAAAATTAAAGAATTGGAATTAAAAATATTTGACAATGAACAAAGCAGTAATTGATTTAGTATTTGGTGATGGAGGTAAGGGAGTAGTAACTAATTGGTTGGCTATGAAGGATCCTTCTGGTGTAGTTATTCGGTATTCTGGAGGACAGCAAGCAGGGCATACAGTAGTAAAAGATGGAGTTCACCATGTTTTTTCCAATTTTGGTTCAGGAACTTTAAATGGTAATCCAACTTATTGGTCAGAGTTCTGTACTGTAGATCCAGTTGGAATTATTAATGAATTAGAATTATTACAGAAAAAAGGATTTACTCCTAATATTATGTATCATTCTAAATGTCCTATTACTACTTCTTTAGAAAAGAAAAGAAATGAATCCTGCTACCGAGATCATGGTACTTGTGGTGTTGGTGTTGGATTAACTTGGGAGAGGGAATCAAAATTTTATTCATTATTAATGGAAGATTTATATCATCCAAAAATTTTTGATATAAAGATTAAAATGATTGAAGAATATTATAATGATAAAGTTAGTGATGTTTTTAGATATTGTGTAGAAAAGCTTATTACGTTATCTAACATTATGATTTATGATGATGCATATAAAAGATATAAAAATAAAATATTTGAAAGTTCCCAGGGTTTATTGTTAGATAAAGATTATGGATTTTTCCCACATGTAACTCGTTCTAATGTTGGAACTACTAATATTTTATCCATGGCTGATGATATGGAAGTTTTTCTTGTGACCAGGGGTTATCAAACAAGACATGGTAAAGGTCCGATGACCAATGTTGGACTTCTTCCTACTCTGAATATTAAAAATGTAGAAACTAATGTTTTCAACAAATTTCAAGGAGAATTTCGTGTATCTTTGTTGGACTTAGATTTATTGAAATATTCTATCGCAAAAGATCCTTATATTAACAAACATAGGGATAATCTCGTAGTAACTTGTTTAGATCAAATGGAAAATGATTTTAGAGTAACTCATCGAGGAAATATTTCTAATTTTACTGATAAATTAGAATTTGCTTCATTTATTGGTGAAATACTTGAAGTTTCCAATGTATGGATAAACTGTTCTGAAGAATCTAATCTTGAAAAGGTATATTAAATATCTTTAGTAATTGCCCTATAGTATAATGGTAATACGTATCCCTTTGGAGGATAAGTTTTTAGTTCGAACCTAGGTGGGGTAACAAATGCTGACGATGGTAAATGGGTTAAATCATGGGTCTGTAAAACCCTCGCTTCGGCTATGGCAGTTCAAATCTGTCCGGCAGCACAATATTAATAATTTAAAAGTTCACATAAACTTATTATGTATGATGTATATTTTAACTAGAGAGAATAGCCAGGAATAGCCCGATCAGCTTTCAGTCCCAGTGTAAACCTGGGCGACGTCCTCGAAGAATCGTTGTAATGGTAATAGTTAAAAATCAAAAAGATCTAGGTAATCAATAGAAAAATACATGAGAACTGGAAACAAATTAAACTCATTCCTTAATGGTGAATGGGCAAGACACGTGAGGTATTGGGGTAAAAAATTTACATCACGTAAAAGAAGAACATTAGATAAGAAGTTAATAAGACAATTATTAACAGAATAAAAAAACAAATGGGGAAGTAGCCAAATGGATAGGCAATTGAATTAGGATCAATCAAAAAAATAAGTAATTTTCTAAGTTACTTACAATACCTACAAAAATGTAAGTTCGAATCTTACCTTCCCCACAAAATAGTCGTTTAGCTCAGTTGATTTAGAGCATTTGTTTTACACACAAAAGGTCACTGGTTTGAATCCAGTCACGACTACAAAAAATTCGAAAAAACATGGGGGACAAGCCGACGGTAGGCATCAAATCTTGAAATTTTGACAAAAAATTAGTAACTTCGAAAGTTACTTACAATACCTTTAAAATGTGGTTCGACTCCACGTTCCCCCACAACAAGACACTTACAATAATTTATAAATAAATCACTTCAATTATGTAATTAAATTTCAGTGTCTTCAACTTATTAAGTTACTTACAATAAATATACTTTAAATTTTTGGTAAATTAAAATCAAGTAACTTCCCACACAAGACATTAAATATGTCTTTTTATTATGTGTTTATTATTAATACTTTAGAACTTATGTTGCAAGTAAAAACAAAAAAGAATGACAATCCATTCTATGGAATGAGAAATTGTCTAAATTTATTTCAGAATGCAGGGAAAGGAACAATTTCCACTGTACTACTTGATGCATGTTGGAATGAGGTTAAGAACAGCAAAGAGGGCAAAGAGATGTTCTTCTCAATGTTATTCTCCATTGGAGATATAACAGCGAGAAAACATAATATCTTTGGTGCTGCTAAACCAGATTCTGGCGGTAATGCTGCAAGAGAGAACTTCAGAACTATAATGAATTGGATGAAGAAAACTTCATCAAAACAATTTACTAAGTTCATGAATGCAAGATTGTTTAATGAGTTTACCTCGTTTGATAATCTATTAGCTATGAGAATAAAAACCGTAGCTAAATCAAAGAAAATAATTGGTATTATTGACCAAGTTGCTGGTAATGATGATATTGCAAAATATATTGCATATATTATTCAACATGGAAATCCTTTTGATAAATTCTTAGTGGCTAAGTTTTTATCACGTCCACGTCTTTCTAAAAGATCTAAACATAAAGTATTACTGCCAGAAACAAAGACAATAATGAAAGCCAAAGAGGAGTTCATTAAAAAGATTTGTGATATCTTAGGTTTTGCTTATGAGAAAAGAAATGGTTATATTCACTTTACTGATTTCTATAACTGGAAAAAGGAGTACAATGGAGAATTAGAAAGTGTTTTGTTTTCCTCAGGGAAGATTAAAGAGTTTGATCAACAAGGTTTCCTTGCTTGGTTGGATAAACTTCCTTCTTCTGCTCGCTTCAGGGTAAGATGTCGTGTGTTAAAAGCTGACAATACTGTTAAAGACAAATGGGGACCGATTGGTACCTGGTTTCTTGAATGGGAAAAATTCAAGGAAGGTAAACAAACAGAACAACGTGTTATCGAGGAAAAAGTCCGTCAGGGAACTGCTACTGAAAAGGAAGTAGTTAAACTTGAGCAGGTTAAGAAAGAAGCTAAGGTTACTGTTGGTGCAGTTAATTTTACTCAACTCTTTAAAGAAATCCTTACCAATACAGCCGATTTGTTAAAAATTCAGCCGTTCTTGGATAAAGTAAATCTTCCATACAATACTTTGATATTTGCAGATGATTCTGGTTCTATGCAAAGTAATTGGGGTTGGAGTTCTTCTCATGGATATACTCCATTTGATATGGCAGCATTCATTGCTACTATTTGTATTATGAAGAACCCTGATGACACTGGTAGAAGCTTGATGGGACTATTCTCAATAGGTACACGAATGTTTACTGGTATTGATTCTGTAAGAATTTCACCAAATTCTTTCATGAAGGGAAGTGTAAGGAATATTGCTGCACCATTCTATAGTCCTCAACTAGATTTTAAACAAAATCTGGAGAATATGAGAGGTTTCTTAAAAGCCCATCAAACTGGTAATAGTACTAACATCGCTTCTATCCCTGAAGCAATTCATGCTTGGACAAAAGGAGATAGTGCTTTAATTGAGCAACTACAAAATTTCCCTGTTTGGACTATTATTACTGATGGTAATTTTAATCAAATGGGTAATGCTACTGCATCTATTGGGGATTTCATGAAGAAGTGTGAAAAATACTTCGGATTTAGACCTTATATTGTTGCAATTGATGTATCTGAGAGCAGTTCACAGATGGCAGAAAACTTCTCAGGAGTGGAGAACTTTATGTTCCTTCCACCAAATCCTGCACAAATTGAACAATTCTTAACGAATTTTAAAGATATTGATGTTATGGATGTTTATACACCATTACAATCAATTCATCGTTCTAACCGTTATGAATTGGTAAGAGCAAATGTTTTATAATTTATAAATAATTAAAAATGAGAATTAATTTTACAACAGAACATCAAGTAAGGTTGCAAACCCTTGCTTTAGGTATGCTCTTCGGAGGTACTAAGGTAAAAGGATTAATTGGCACAGAGATTAATGTGTATCAATTGATCAATGAAACTACTATACAGACGTTAACAACGCTTTATGGTAATCTAAAAAAAGAATTGGATAAAATCCAGTCTTTGGATGAGTGGTCAATGACTGAATATCAACAAAGAAAAGCAGAGGAATTAAAAACCGTTGCTGAATTGGTAAATCTTACCATTGGTTATAAACGTCACCAGGCTCAACTTTATCAAGAAAAAGCTGAAATTTCAGAGTTGAAAGCTCAATTGAAACAGCTTAAAGAATCTACTCTTACTCCTGCTGATCGTATTGCAGCTCTTGAAAAACAGATCCAAGGTATGGGTGGGGATATTGAAGCAGAACCTGCAAAAGTAGAATAAATAAAAAAGATAGGATACTTACAAAATACAAATTACGTTTAGCTCAGTTGGTAGAGCATCCGCCTTAAAAGCAGAGTGTAATTGGTTCAATTCCAATAATGTAAGCCGAAAGTATCCTTCTTTTTAACCTTAAAAAAATATTATGCGAAATATAGAACAATATGGTAATGAATTAACAATTACTGGAGTTTTAGTTGGTAATGCTAAAGAGACTGAAATAATTATGTTTCCAAGTGAAGTACTTTATTCCCCAGTAGTTTCCACCCTTTATCCAACTCAAGAAGAATTGTTAAAAATATTCAATCAAATGGATACTTTAGCAATTACTAATAATGCTAAGGTTGTTCTTCGTAAATCTCAAAGACAAATTGATCAAGATATTTCTTGGCAAGTCTTTAGAAGAGATGATTTTACCTGTGCATATTGTGGTAATAATCATACTCCAATGACAGTAGATCATTTAGTTCTTTGGGAAAACTTAGGAGATTCTGTTCCTGGTAATTTATTATCAGCTTGTAGAAAATGTAATAAGACTAGAGGAAATCAACCATTGGATGAATTCTTAGAATCATATTATTACAAAACATTGCCTAAACATGGATATGGATTATTAAAAGAAACAATTTTGATAATGTATGAAAAAGCAAAACAATTACCTTTAAGAAAAGAAAGGTCAAGATAAAATTAAACAAGTTACTTACAATCCTTCCAAATTTGTATTTTTAGCTCAGTTGGTTGAGCGAAAAACTGTTAATTTTTAGGTCGTCGGTTCAACTCCGACAAAATACGTCATAAAGTAATTTTTTATTCAAAAACAAAATGGGGGGGAACACTTCGGTTAGTGATCTAGTATCTAAGATTAGATACTTATAATACATTAAAAATTGGGTTCGATTCCCAGTTCCCCCGCGACAAGACACATACAATTAATTAAGAGTTCTATCAGAACACTTGCCTGTTAAGCAAACAAAATTTGTGTCTTTCAACTAATAAATTATAGCATGAAAACAATAATGCTTGAAATAACTCTTGATTACATGGGACAACATGGTCAAGAGAAAGAAGTAACAGAGTTGGTCAACCAAGGAGAAATTCTTGAATGTCTAACTTCTGAAGTAAAATATTTAATTTTAAAAGATGAGTAAAGTTTTAGCAAAAGTTAAGATTGAGTTTGAAGTTACAGATGAACTTCTTAAAGAAAGAAATGTGGAAGAGCTTTTTAATACAAGTTCTATAGAAGAAAGAGAAGAATATCTAATGGATTGCATTGTTGATTATATTATAATGGGTATAGATCTTTATGAAAAAGTTAAATTTAATTTAGAAGAAAAGGATGGAAAATGAAAAAGATAAGAGGTTTGTATTATATATTATTATACTATTTGTGGTTATGGTAGTATATGGATATTTAGGTTATTTATCATTAATGTTATAAAGTTTTGATGATACATTGGTATAATGGTTTTGCATTAATAATAATACTTATTTTATTAAACTTCACCTTTAAAGATCATTCTGATGGAGGCAGTAGCTATGGTGATATAAGCATTCTTGTAAATGTATTTTGGTGTCTAATACTTCTATTGTTTTTAGCAATATGGGGTGGAATATTTTGGTGGTAAATTTTAATTAAAACTATATGAATTTAGAAACTAAACTTAAATTTGAACAATTAAAAGAAAAAGCTTTTAAGGTTCCTTCGTTTGGAATCGCTTATGAATCTATGAGAAGTAGAATCTACAGTGATTATGATATTTTTGATGGATTAACTGAATTAGAATTTCCTCCTTATATTATTTTGCTTATTGGAGATTTATTAATACAAGAAGATCAAGAGAATATTCTTAAGAGTACTTCTTTAAAAGATTTAAAGAATTAGTTATGGGAAGACCTAATAAACGATATGAAACAGAGGATGGTCCAATATTTGCTTCAAGATCTATAACAGTTAATGCTATTATTCTGAATTTTATAAAAAGTTGTACTGGTTTTAATACTTATGTTGTATTAACAAGGAGATCACAATTTATGATGGATTCTCCAGGAAAATGGTGTATTCCATCTGGATATCTTGATTGGGATGAAACTATTTATGAAGCAACTATTAGAGAAGTAAAAGAAGAAATTGGTTTGGATTTAAATGAATTAATAGATAATTTCTACACTGAATTAAATTTTAAAATTAATGATGTACCAATAAGAAAACAAAACATAGAATTTTCTTCTATATTTTGGATTGATAATCTTAATTTAAATGATTTTAATTTTAAGTTAGATCCTTTAGAAGTTGCTGAAGTAAAATTAGTACATGTGGAAGATTTACATATGTATGATATTGCATTTGATCATGCAGATCTTATTAGAGAAGCTGCAGAAATATAATAGTAAAATACCCTGATGTTGGAATGGTAGACAGGGCAGCCTTAGAAACTGTTGCCGAAGGGCGTGTGGGTTCGATACCCACTTGGGGTACGAGGGGTTGACATTCCTCAAAAATTGTTCTAATGAACACGCCATCTTCGTTGTAAGAGAGATTGGACTTGTAGTTTTCACATCAGAGAAACTACTGTAACTTAACAAACAACGGAAGGTTTGTTAGAGGCAATGCAAGTGATATGTCTCAAAGATTCGTCATCAAACACTTGCACCTAACTAAGAGGGGAATAGTCCTAGGACACTGTCCCTTCTTAGTTATAAATTATCTTACTAATAAAGTAAGGTTTAAATGGCGGGTTCGTCTATCGGTAGGACGTCAGGTTTTCAACCTGCAAAGACGGGTTCGACTCCCGTACTCGCTACAAATTTCTAATTTATAAATATGTTATCAGATTGTTTAAAATGTTGGGATACACCATGTAGTTGTGGTTGGGAATACAAAGATTATAAGCCAAATAATTTAAGTGTTTTTATTGCTAAAATTGTTCAGTATCGAGCTAAACAAGAAGCAATTGAAATAATTGCTACAGCTTTAGATTTAGTTGCAACAAATACAAATTTTATAGAGAAAAACAATGAGTTGGGGAATTGATTTTACAGCAAATATTTTTTTAAGTAGACAGGATTACAATAAGAATGAAAGTCTTGTAAAAGATAAAATAAATGAAGAAGATATAGAAATTAGTAATATAAAGATGAAATTGGCAATGTTAGTTGGTGCTACTCCTAATACTATAATTGGTGAGGAATGGAAAGATGATATTCTTAATGGTATTACTAATGAACTAATTATATTGTTGGATGATTTACAAGAATTGCTCGTTGATAAATATAAATTAGTATTATATTTAAAATATTTAGATAATAAATAAAAAGAATTTTAAAATATTTTCGTGACTGAAAATTGTTTTTCATAGATTTTCAAGAAAAAATCTATCTGTCAGGTTGATAACCTGACGTAGATACCCTTTGTCAGGGAAATAATCTTTTAAATTGATGGATAAGAGATGTGCACAATCTTTATCTATCAATTTATTATAAAATATTAAAATGTTGTCCCTTGAGAAAGGAAAGTTTATGTTCAGAAGTAGAGGGTTTGTTACTTAATTGGCTACAATTATGTTGCAGCGACTCCTTACAACATTTAGTGGCTTCTCACCACTTATTTGCCCCTATAGCTCAGCTGGTTAGAGCGTTTGTTTTGTACTCAAAAGGTCGTCGGTTCGAGTCCGGCATGGGGCTCAAGTTTAATTATTAAATTTAAAATTATGAAAAAGATTGAAGTTGTTTTTATCGTGTCTGATGATCTTTATAACGCAGAATTTAAAGAAGATGCAGAAACTCTTGTAGAGGAAATTGTTAGTGAAATGTTAGATGATTATCCCGGAGAACATTTAGAAATGACATTATCTATAACGGATATTTAAAATTATAGTGTCAATCCTACACTATCTTAGGGTTTTATCTTAAAATGGGGTAAGATTACCGCAGGTTCTATAGAGAAGAAACCGAAAAATCTAGTCAAAACAGTACACTTTGGCGAATTTGCAGGATATAGCTTAATTGATAAAGCATCTGGCCTCCAACCAGAGGAAGCGGTTTGAGTCCGATATTCTGCTCTATAGAGGGGAAACTATTAAAAGTCACCGCGTTTTAACCTTTTTCGAAATGAAAATAAAAGGTAACTGGAAGAATACTCAAGTGGTTAAGAGGATTATTAATAAGTAAAAATGAATACAAAAAGGATTGGAAATGTGGGAGAGGCAGTGACTATTGCAGAATTTGTAAAAAGACAAATTCCAATATATGTTTCTTTCGGGGAAAATGAGCATTGTGATTTAATTGCAGATTTTAATGGTAAATTAAATAGAGTTCAATGTAAAACTTCTCAAATAATAAAAGATAATAAATTAATTTGAAGTATCTCCACTACTACAACTGGAGTGGGTGGTAAAGCAACTAGATATAAATATACCAAAGATGATGTAGATTATTTTGCGTTATATAATATAGAAGCAAATTTGTTATTATTAGTTTCCATTGATTCCATTTTAAATGATACTTATATAAGTTTTAATTATCCTTTTAAAAAGAATACAAATGGAGCAATTGCCCACAATTGAGAAGAATTTATTTTAGAAAAAGTAATAAATATGGAGAGTATAATCAGTGAGGATACTGAGACTGCCTGCTAAGCAGATCGTTCATGCAAATGGATCCATGTCGGATATGGATCTCTCCTCGATGTTATGTTTATGTTAATATTAAAAATGAAAAGTAGAAAATGAAAAAGTTAAACACGTTATTGGCCGTTACTGATGCTTTAAAAGCTAAGTACAAAAGAATGGTTGAGGATTTTACGAAATTCTTTACTAATTCACAGGGAGCATTTTTAGGTGAAAGGAATACTTATATTCCTAAAGAAGGTACAATTGATGAACCTTCAAAAAGAAAGTATACCAAAGTCATCACTACAGTAGATGAGAAAATTGATTGGTTCTTACAGGAATCAAAAGATTTCGTTGATGCACTGTTTTCTCAAGAGAAGACTAATGCTTCTGGATTAGCGAAAGCTCATTTGGTTGTGAATGGAGAAGATTGGGGAGAGTTTACTTCCCTTGAACTTTTAAGGTTAAAGACATTACTTGAGGGTAATGATATGGGTAATCTAGAAAGTCTTCTTGCAAACATACCGGTAAAATCTGATGCTGCAATTTGGGATCCATCTACATTGGAAGAACATAATGGAAGAAGAATTTTTCAATCTCCTCTTGTATCAGGTGTTTCAAAAACAACTGTAAAAGAAGAGTATATTCTGGAAGATCCAAATCTCCGTCATGGTGTGACAAATTACACTCCTCAGAAAGCTTTCAGAACTATTCCTCAGGATCTTGGGGATTATACATTGCAAACATTCTCTGGACAATGGTCACAAAGAGAAAGAGCTGGAGCTTTGAAGAGAAGAAGTGATCTTATTGTTGCAGTTACTGGAGCATTAAAAGATTGTAATGATTGCGTTGCAGTTGAATCTGAATTAACAGCCGAGAAAATCTACGGATTTATCTTTAAAGGTTAATTATTATATGCGCTTGTGGCGGAATTGAGTAGACGCACCTAGTAAATGGGCACACAAGAAGTCGGGATTAACCGACGGAGAAACAAATACCATAATGCATATTACTTAATGAAGAGGAAGTTACCCGAAAGGATATTGTACTTAACATTTAAAAGGAAAACCCTTGGGTTAGTACGATATGAGAGAAAGTTTCGTATGGGGGTTCGAATCCCTCCAAGCGCACAATATTTGGTCAAGCCTGAGTTTTAACATTAGCTTAATTATTCGCCACGAATATTAACTTTAGTGTTGTCCAAACAAACTTAGCTTGATTTTTATACGTATATATCATCAGGAGGAAAAAAACTATAACATCGCGGGTTCGAATCCCGTCGGGGCCTCAATTAATATAAAAATGGCCCCGTCGTCAAGTGGTTAAGACAATTATATAAATAGCTTTAAACTAAAGATCCCTGAATATGATTATACAAAAGTTCTCCCAATCGAAGGAAATTGAACCTGGGAGAACGCATGGGAAAGTGATGCAATGGTAGACGTATATTACGTGGCAATATTTGTGGAGGTTCGAATCCTCCCTTTCCCACAATGGAAGTATGACAGAGTGCTAATGTACCTGACTTGAAATCAGAGGTGCCAGGAATGGTGCGTGGGTTGAACCCCTACTACTTCCTCAATTATTTATTAAACTTATAAAATGAAAGATTCATTTACTATTGAAACCGCTATGTTAGCAAAAGAAAAAGGATATCCACAGATATTTGCAGGATGTACTATTAATGGATATTATTTTAAAAATGCTGATACATATTTACAAGATACTCAGGCAAGATTATAAAAATGGTTGAGAGATGTGCATAATATTAAAGTTTATCTTTTATGGTATGATGATAAAATAACTAATCCTAGATGGAGTGTGTATATTCATTATCCTCCAGTTTATAAACACTATTATATTAATGGTATTGAAGATTATGAAGAAGGTTTAGAAATAGGATTACAAACAGCTTTAAAATTAATTTAATTATGGGATTTTCAATTATTTTATGTGAAATTTTGTTACTTTGTTCTTTGGGATTATTTTTATCATTTGTAAAAGATACAAGCACTCCCCCAACTCACCAAACTTGGATATTTATATCTATCTTAAAATTTATAGGTATTATTATTATTGCATTTATTTCATTTATATTAGGTCATGTTTTCTAATAAAATTTCAAAAGAAAAAGAGTTATTAATTAGACTAGCAACTGATAAGAATGGAAATATAAAATTTAAATCTAAATTATTATATAATAATCCTTATTTATATTCTTCTAATGAGGACTTACGTTATTATTTATGGATGATTGAATTAAGTATTTATATTGGGGATAATTTAGACTGTTCTTCAATTCATTGTTCATTTGATGTATTAAATATTAACAAATTAGAAAATGAATTATTGTATATAATAAATAAAATTAAATGATAGAGGCATTTTTATTAATTTGCATTCATTGGATTGCAGATTTTGTTTGTCAAAATAAGAAATTGGCTACTAGTAAATGGAATAGTTTTGATAAACTGACAGATCATACAGTTATTTATAGTGTGGTATTAGGATTACTAGTTTTTATAGTTCCTGTATTACAATTTAAAAATATTTCTGCACTGTTTTTATTTATAAGTTTAAACCTAATTCTTCATACTATAATTGATTATTTTACAAGTAAAATTGTGCATAAGAAATTTGAAAATAAACAATATGGTGCATTTAGAGTTATAGGATTTGATCAGGTATTACATTATGGATGTTTGTTTTTTACCTATTCAATTTGTTAGATATAAATGATAAGTGGGGTGGTTGTATCACTTTTTGTCTGCAAAACAAAGTAAAAAGAGTTAGATTCTCTTACTTATCTCAGAGATTATTAATTTAAAAATTTAATTATGTTTAAAATTATTTGGCCTTGGAGTAAAACTTCAAAGGAAATGCAAGAGTTTCAAGAGTGGAAAGAAAAAAGATCAGTTGAAAATAAAAATCCTGAGATGATTGTAATGGATCCTAATGGAGAATTAAGTAAAGATTATCTTTATGATTTTCTAGGATGGGAAGCTAGTTATGGTAATTATAACCGATATTCAGAAACTATTTTTGCACCAGGTTCTCCTCAACTAGAAGCTCTTAAAATGAAGATTACAGTTAAACCAATAGATGTTGTAAATCAATTGGAAACTGCTCCAACATTTTTTGATTTAGCTTGTATTGAGGAAAAAATTCAACTTGTTCTTTCAAAAAAAGAATTGATTAATAATCAATATTCTAAAAGAGAAGTTAATGGATTATTAGAATGTCTTGAAAATAGAAAAAAATATACTGAATTTAAAGAATATTTTGAGGGATTTCAAGTCACTACTGATGAAAAAATTGGAGAAGTTTTGGATAAACATTTATTAGTCCGCAAAGCTGTTGAAATTTTCATTCCTGATTTCCCTGTTGAAGCTATAAAAACAATGCAAACTTATACTGATAAAGTGATGGAAGTTTGTGGTAAAAAACCTATTTTTTATGTTATTGCAGAAGATGATAACTTTAAGAAAGCATATGGAAAAAGAGATCCAATTCTTTTAGCTCAAAGTCCATTTGGTTTCTATTGGTATATTCTCGGTGCATGGGATAAAGAGATGTTACTTCTTTCTGAATTTTAAGATTTTATTATGAAAATTTTATTTTGTATTTTACTTTTATTCTGTACAATAACAATGGCAGAAGTAAAAGTTATTAAACTTCCTATAAAAGAGAAATTAAAAAAATCTCTGGTTGTAACTGCAACTACTTATACTATAAAAAACCGTAGTACTATTGATTTTTATACGAAAAGTGGTTTTAAAATAACTAAAACAAATCCAAAACTGGATAGAGTTATTGCTGTTAGTCATGATTTAAAGAAACTCTTTAATTATGGTGATTCAGTGTTGATTCAAGGTATTGGAAAACATAGTGGTGTTTATTATATAAGAGATTTAATGGATTCAAAATGGAAAAATAGGATTGATATTCTATTAAATCCTAATGATTTATTAATAACTTATTACAAAGTAAAAATTATTTTAATGAATAAAAAAGAGGTACAATAAGTACCTCTTACAAATTCTCCTATGGCAAACAGGTGTAGGCAACGCCCTTTTAAGGCGTGGGGCAAGGATCGTTACCTTGTAGGAGAACAAATATTTAAACTATGAAGAAAGCAATTTTTAAGCTAAACGGAGGACAAGGTGCATTACTCTGTTCTCAATGTCATGTTATCATTACAACAGGAAGATATTTTACAGATAAACAATGGTTAGCAGCGAAAGGAGAAATTAAATTACCTCCACAATTCTGTGATAGATGTACAAGTAACCATTTATATAAGAAATTAGAAGATAAAGTTTATAAATATCCTACTAAAAGTAAATATGGTTTTCATAATGATGAATTAGAAACTCTTTTAAAAGATTATCCTGATATTAATATGGATAAATTTAATGAAGCCATGATGGGTAATACCTGTATGATAGATGAAGGAGGAGTAATTATGTATCATTGTGATATATTTGTCGCTTTAAAATGTGGAATAGAAAACAGAGAATTAACTATTGAAGAATGGGACTAATTATGGAAGAGAAAAAATGTGCAAGTTGTAGAATGATACACTTATTTATAGTGTGTCCATTTTGTGGATCAATTGTATCTATTCCTATGGAAGATTGAAAATGAAAATTTTAAAATTTGAATGGGATAATGCTATTGGCTGTGAATGGAATGGTAAAAGTGTTTTAATAGGCCAATATTTACCAAATAGGGAAAATAATGAAATCTCACATATAGAGATTTATGGTTTTGCTTTAAGTATAGCAGATATAAATAAAGATTTTCAATTACATGAATATTCTTGTTTTGGTGGTAATATTTGCGGTGAAGTATCTGAGATTTCAAAAGAAGATGCAAGAAAATTATTGTATGAAGAAATTGATAAATCTTTAAATATTTTATTTGATCAAGGTGAAATGAATATGATTAATCAAAAACTTAACGTCGCAGAATCAGTTTATGAAGATAACGATGAAGATTGAAAACTATTAATAACTTAAAATGGATTCGAGTGCCATTGCGAAAATGTCCCTACCGTAAGTAAACACTGATGTCGACAATTAACAGAAGTTTAACTCGGAGGAAATCTATAACATATAAGGATTAGAAATCTAATATGAAAGAAGAAAGTACAGAACATAAGACTTTAATGGGGATTATGTACGGGAGAGTTATTAATAGTTTAAATTAATAGGAATGTATTCCCTCTGCCTGATAAGCAGTAGAAAGGATAATTTGGTTACATATGGGTTCAAGTCCCATCTTTCCTACACTCGTGTTGCCCTACCTCGGGCACGTATAAAATAATAGATTCTAATAAGCAACCTAGTTGAGGCTTCGTGAACGTTTTGATAATATTCACCAGCACGTACTGGAAAAAAATTATCCACATATCCTATTATAGGCCTTAGTAAAACTATAATGAGGATATACATGGAGATAGCCTGGTGGCACGCCCTGATAGGGTTTTACTAGTTGTTTGAGGTTCAACTCCTCTTTATCTCCCAAATATTAATAAAATTTAAAATGAGTAAACATTTAATTTATGATTTAATGGAAGCATGTTCTGGAGTTAATGAACTTCGACATGCAATAGTAGTAATGAAAGAACTTGGTATCACTTATCAACATCGAACACCTCAAACAATGGGAGAATGTTGGTGGTTTTGGAATTGTGAAAATTTACCAGAAAAATTACCAAGTTATTTAACACCACTTGATCTTGACCCAATGGAATGTATTGGATATGGATTAAGTCAAGAAGATGCAGAAAAGATACGTGATTATAAATATTAAATCTCATGATGGCAGGACGTGTATAGCTGGCAATTGTCCAAGTTAGAACCTTCGGGTACTATGCGTGGGATTTATTTAATGCATAAGTGCTCGAGTGATCCAAGAGGACGGTCTCCAAAACCGTAAAACCGTGAGTTTGAATCTTACCTTATGTGCAATTATTTATTAAAAAATTATGTTATGAGTTATCAAAAATTTGAAACTGTTGAAAGTAAAATTAATGAAGTTATTTCTACTTTATATGGAGATGAATTTCAAGTTCCTGAATTGCAGGATTCATTAAAAGCTGTTGGATGTCCTTATGCTTTAGTCATACCACCAATTTTGAAAAAAGCGGGAGTCATAAAAATGGATGGTGTAACTAAACTTTCCAGATTTGTAGTTGAAAGAATTAATTATTCTGTCATAAAAGATTTATTTGAAGAAGCAATTCAAGTTTATCAGCATAAGTCTAAAAATATAAATCCATCTGTATATGAAGAAAAGATTATACAAGGAGAAAGAACTGCAGATGAAGATAGAGCTATAAAACTATTAAAATCTTTAGGTTATATTATTCAAAAAAAGATTATCACTGAATCAATTATAGAAATATAGTTTTAAGGGTCCTTAGCTTAGTTTGGTTAAAGCAAATCCCTCATAAGGATGAGAGCCACAGTTCAAGTCTGTGAGGGCCCACTAATTTTTAAAATAATTAATAAAATGGAAAGACTTCAAAAAATTCAAAAAATTGTTATTCAGATGATGTATCTTTTGGATTAGATGTAATAGTTAAAGTTTCTTTTGTTATACCAAAAGGATACACTTCAATGACTCCAGATGAACTTATTAAGGACTGGTTCCAAAGACATCATTTAACATTAGAAGGATATAGCCATGCTTTTAGAGATGGATCAATGGTTGGGAACTCTGAAGAAATTATTGATGTAACAATTATTAATAAAGAATAAAAAATTAACTAATTTACAAATAGTATAAATCTGAATTATTATGTAGGTGAAACACCTTCCTGAGTGCAAGGATAAAAATAATAAAGATAATCATAATTATCTAAGATATTGTAAATTAGTTTTAAAATGGGGTCGTAGCTCAGTTGATTAGAGTATCACACTTGCAATGTGAATGTCAAGGGTTTGAGTCCCTTCTTCTCCACAAACTAATAATAAATCACATGGAAAAAGTAATGATTGCAATAGTTCTATTATGTGGATTACTCTATATAATAGGAAAAGTTAAAGAGTGCAGTGATAATCCAGAATATGAAGCATGGATTACGCAGGACAAAGCAAAATACCCAGAATTATATAAAAAGAAATAATGGATGAAATAAAATTAGAAGATTATTGGACAAAGAAGTTTCCTAATGGACATTTGCCTTCTTATGCTAAAGAAATGATGCTTGAATTTGCATCAGATATTCTTCAATTAGCTACTGAAAATGCCTCAATAAAAACTGAAGTATGTATGGGAGTTGTAATAGATCATAATATTGACAGAGATTCTATTCTTAACACAATAAATCAAATAGAATGAAAAATTTATTTGTACCATATGAATTAGCTTTAAAGCTAAAAGAGAAAGGATTTAATGAACCTTGTTTTGCTGTATATGTGAGACATAAATTACTTATGATTGGTCAACCAAATGATCTTCAAATTTATACTACTGAAGATTTTGAAGATGATATAAAAAGTGAAGATATTATTGCTCCTCTTTATCAACAAGTAACAGATTGGTTTAGAGAGGAACATAATATACATATTCATATATCAAGAATGTATTGCTATGTAGGAGATAAGCCAAGAACCTTCGATGGTTGGTGCGTCTATATTGATAATGGGGTTGAAGATTCTGATTTAGAATGTAATTCCATATTCATTAAAATGTTCTATCCTACTTATTATGAAGCTTTAATAAAGGCTATTGAAGAAGCATTAAAACTTATTTAATGAAAAAAGGAGTATCACGAATAGTTTTTAAAATAGGAAAATTTGCAATAAAAATTCCTAATCATTCATTTAATCACGAACATTTTCTACTTGGATGTTGGGCAAATTGTTCAGAAAGAAACTGGTATAAATGTACTAATAAAATAGCTGAATATAAAGATAAGATGGCACCTTCTCTATTTTGTTCATGGTTTGGTTTAATTCAAATTCAATATTGGTGTAATCCTATTGATAGAGATTTAACAGATGAAGAACTTAAATATTTTGATAATATTAGAAATGGAGAACAAAAATCTGAAAACTTTGGATATTATAATAATAGAATGGTTTGTTTAGATTATGCACAATAGATATAATTAATATTTGATTTATATTAATGGAAAAATTATTATGAAAAAATGGATTATTAAATTATTTAATAAATTTATTATATTGATCAATACTGACTCATATGATGATGGAACAGGTTGGGGATGAAGAAAGAACTTAATTTCTATTTCTATATTCTTTTTGGCAGATGTCAATTAATGTTGGATTATTGTTTAAATGAAAATTATTATGGAAGAATTAGAAAAGAAAGTTGAAGAAGCTGCTAAAAAGTATATAAAAGACTATTATAGTGAGCAAATAATGCCTAAGTGTGTAAAAGATGCTTTTATTAATGGCGCTAAATCTCCTGAAGCTAAAGAATATTGGCAACAAGAAAAAAAACTTAAGAATATTATCTTCTCTGATGATATTGATACAATTGGTAAATGTGCTAAGTGTGGAGTTGAATTTCATATACATAAATTAGAACAACAAGGAATGTATACTGAAGAAGATTTAAGAGATGCTTTTAATACAGCACAAAAACAAGCATCTGCAAGTACAGATCAATGTGGAAATGTAGAAGTAAATCATACAGAAACATTTGAAGAATGGTTTGAACAAAATAAAAAGAAATCATGAAGACTAAAAAAATTGCTAAAGAATTAACGAGTCAAGAACTTATAGAAAGAATTTATAATTATACAGTTCAGATTGAAAAGCTCCAAACTATGCGACTTATTTTTACAAAGGAAATAATTAAACGAAAGAAAAGAAAAATTAAATTATGAAAATAAATTTTAAAACAATGAGACTTGATATCCAAAGGTTAAAAGATGCTATGGGCAGTGAATATACTTGTGAAAGATGTTTAGGAAACAGATGTCATCCAGAGACTTGTAATTGTTGGTGTCATAATTAGGAGATATAGCTCAATTGTATAGAGTTCTAAATTACGAATTTAGAAGTTGCAGGTTAGAATCCTGCTATCTTCACTAAAAATAAAAAAAATTATGAGAACATTATTTAATTATTTCAGACAGGTATTTTGTAAACATGAATTTGAAGTAGAAATTGTAGAATCAACCGAAAGAGATATATATTCAGGTGCTAGTAAACAAGGAGAAAAACGTTCTCTATATTGTCCTAAATGTGGATATCATTCTTGGCATTGGAAGAGTTTTTAATATGGCAATGTTTGGAAGCTCTTGGTCAGAGGGCACTGAAGGAGAAGAAATAGGACCATTTAGTCATTGGTTAGAAGATTCAATTGAAGATGATGGGCCTATGGTACCTTCATCTTGGAAAGAAGAAGTTCCTACGAATGCATTTGACTTATGTATGGAATTAAAAAGAAAAACAGGTATGGGATTATTAAGTGCCAAACGTTGTTTACAAGATAATACTTGGGATATTGATAAAGCAAATGAAAACCATCACACTTATATGTGGGATGGTAAATTGAAATAAATATTCATCACATGGATACCGCATGGTTGAGTCAAATTTGAACTCTTCACCTCTTCGGCCGGTTAAACGATTAGGTATGAATATAAATAGTTTTAAGGCATCTGAATTCTATTCAAAAATAATGGTGCCACCACGTCTCGGTTGCCTTAGTTGGTCGAAAGGTCTAGGCTGTTAACCTAGTGAGTTTTACTCCACCGTGGGTTCGAATCCCACCCCTGACTCTAAACAAGTAAGTTCTATAAGACAGATCTCGTGTACACGACATAAATTAGAACAGAAACTAATCTGTCAAGGCTACAAGCAAAGTACTTGTTTTTAAATGGTAATTGTAGCCGGTAATGGTCTCCGAACAGATTGTGGTTCTGTAATGCGAAAGCTAATGCGGGTTCGAGTCCCGTCTTTTACCCTAAATTTTAAATAAATGATAAATATTTGTAAAATTAGAAAATTTCCTGACTGGCATTATTTTGTTTATTATTTATCTAAACAAGATAGAGGAAAATGGTTAAATGTTTGGTTTCAAGAAGAAGATTGTTTATATAAAGGAAAAAAATATTCTCCTAATAATTATTGTACCTTAAAAGAAGTTGATAAAGAATCTATGTTTCATTTATATGGAAGAAGGTTTAATCCAGTTTCTATCTTTATTATTAATTCTTATAAAAAAGAAAATCCTTTTTCTATGAAAGTTATGATACATTCAGTAGATGATAGTTCTTATGGTATATGGTTTGATTTTCCATTAGAAGGATTAGAATGTAGAAGATTGTTAATAATGAAATGGATTTCAGAGAGAAGTATAATAAATGGAGAAAAACTCCTTGATTATTGTGAATCTTTGGGAGGAGAAGACAGAGATTATAATTAATTATGGCAAAGGATAAAGAATTTGAAAAAAAATATAAAGCTGAGCGAATTATGAGAAAAACAGTTCGGAAGGCTAAGAGACAATTAAGGAATAATGGGATGTGCAAATGTGGTATTAACCACAAAACAGATTGGCACTCTTGTCCTTATGATGAGGATATGAATGGCAATTATGAAAAAAATTGTAGATGCTGTTCTGATTGCACACACAATTGTGCAATGGATATTTAAGATTGCGAGGTAGCTCAGTGGTAGAGCGATTGTCGGGCGTTCGATTCGTTCCCTCGCTACAAATTTAAAAAAATGAAAAGTATTATAAAAGAAATTTTAAGAATAGAAAAACAATTATCTGATACTTCTTTAAAATTAAGTAATAATAATTTTCTTTTAAAAGCTTCAAAAGATGCAGTTGAAAAAGAGAAACAGAAACAGTCAGATTTTAAAGCAAGTTTAATATTATTAACTGGACAATGGGATAATCAATATAAGATTTTATTAAACTATTTTAAGACCAGGGAAAGAATAAGTTGGCATATTCAATATTTGAGAGAATGTATCACTGAATTGGAGCTTTATGAATCAGATTGGTTTGATTATGTTTATAAAGAAAATATTGAATTAGAAGAATTAGAGCAATTATATAAAAAAATTAATGGGACAATTACAAAACAGAATTGAAAAGGATTTGCATAATTCTATTTTAAATAGAAATGATGCTAAAAAAGATATTTTAAGAGTTATTTACTCTGATATGAATAAAATTGGAAGAGATGTTACTGATGAACAAGTTATTAAAATTATCAAGAAACAGATTGAAGATTCTAGAGCTTGTCATACAGAAGAAGAAATTCCTTTAATAGAGGTTTATCTTCCAGCCGAAATGTCAGATGTTGAGATGAAGATGAACTTAACAATTATGTTATCTGAACAATGTATTTCTAAAACTGATATACCTAATGCAATGAAGGCTGCAAAGACTTTTTTAGGTTCTGATTTTGATGGAAAAAGAGTTTCAGCAATTTTAAAAACATTATAATGAAATGGGGATATAAAGTTATTATTGAAGACATGTCTATTTATCAATTAATTGAAATATTAAATATAAATGGAAAACTTGGCTGGGAATTAGTTAATAATGTAGTAACTGATTCCTCAATGTTTAGTAAAACTTATGTATTAATTTTCAAGAAAGTTCTTTAAAACATTAATATTATACCTATATGTATGCAACTGATGGGTGAAGACATTGCAGTAGATGGATTACGGATATCCTGCGACTCTGTTTAGCAACAGAGGATAATTGTGAGTAACTTATTCCGCCATCGTCTAATAAAACAATAATATTAATTAAAAACTTATCAGCGTATACACTGGTAAGTTTAATATAGTCTCAGGGCCTGCTAGGGTGGGCGATAGCTTGTCACGCTATTCAATCAGGAGGGTTCGAATCCCTTTGGGACTGCAAAAAGATAATAAAATGCTCTCATGGTGTAACTGCATAACATAACTCACTTCTAATGAATTGACTGGGGGTTGGAATCCCTCTGGGGGTACTAAATTAAAAATATGAAACAAAAAATTGAAAAACTTTTAGAATCATTAATACCTTTAGGTATTGGTTTAATTTCTAGTAGTTTATGGTGGACACATAATGATAATTGGAAGACTTATTTACCAATTGTATTATTACTAATGGCAATACAAAGATTATTTGATAAATATAATAAATATAATAAATAATGGGAGAATTAACATTTATAAATTCGAACTCTGATAAAAATAATCCAACATTACTTGGTTTACACCATGTTCTTGGATTTGGTAAATATAGAAACAAAAGAATAGATACTATTATAGAAATAGACCCAGGATACCTTCTTTGGTTAGTTGACAGTGAATGTTATAAGTTTTATAATGACGAAGTTTATAAAAAAGTTAGCAGAGTAGCTAGTAAGAAAAGTTCAGAGAAGTATAAAGCAACTTATTATCCTTGGAGTAAAGGAAGAACTAAATTATATTAATAGATATAAATCGAGATGTTGGGGAGTCCGGTACCCCGCTTGCTTTGGGAGCAAGAGAACTCGCAGGTTCGAATCCTGCCATCCCGACGTGATACTACGTAAAGCCTCTTCTAAAGAATGTAACGTAGTTATAGCAAAAGCCTTTCGGGTTAAAGGTATAAGCACCACCAGTTCCTTTCTAAAAGGAAAAAAACTTTAGGTGACGTACTAGGATAAGGCTGCCTAGTAAAATATAAGTAAACTAAAATTCTAAATGATAAGTAATTTTTAATAAAGTCTTTTGAAGATTAAAAATGATGATCCACGATGCGGCCAGAGAAAAGACCTTGGGGTTATTTAGTTACTTAATTTATAAGGACATCGAAAGGTGTCCTTATTTTATTTTTAACAAATTGTAAATTAAATACTTATGAGATATGAAATAGACAAAACAAAAAAAGAGATAACTCTTTTAGAACCAACACTTTTAAAGGATTTGTTTGAAGAATTGGGAGGATTAGATCTATCAGAAGAGTGGATAATAAAAGGAAAAACTGATTTTAATATTGCTCCTCTTTATCCAATATATCCTACTTTTCCTCAGTTTCCCCAACCAGTTATTCCACAACAACCTGTTTACCCTTGGTGGGATCAACCTTATTACACTGTTAATTGCACAGTAAAGCAATAATTATTATTAATCTTAAAGTCACTTACAAAATGAGCGCAGAAAAAGTTACATCGAAAGACAAAGCAAAGGAAAAACGTTATCCCCCAGTGGATACAGCAAATGATTCCCAAATGGTTAGTGAAGGATTACGTCCTCCATTATTTATCCAGGATCCGGAATGGCATAGACAGACTGGCCCAGAAAGAATTGCCTTAGGAAGGATGAAAAAGATTAAGGGTTTAAGGCCCTCAGCTCCTCCTACTTTTAGAAGGATTACTCCTCATCGGATTACTGTTCACTTGAAAAATTTGAAACAGCAACCAGATTTCAAAACTACTTATTCTGATACTATATATCAGGATGAAATTGGTAGTTATTTAGATCTGTTCTTTTCACATATGAAAGAAGAGATCAAGGTTGTTTACTTTAATGGTAAGAAGATCCGTGAAAATTAAACCAAATAAACTAATAACTAAATACAAGGTATTAGTTTTTAGTAATAAGAAAAGAGAATTAAATTCTCGCACACAACATGTTAAGGATACAGTTAGATTTGTAAAAACTAATCTAAATGTAAGTTCTTCAATAATGTTTGATAAACATGCCGACAAATGTTTATTTCGTAATCTTATAGATGATATAGAATTTACTCTAGAAGATAACAGATTAATTGCTGTCGGTAAAGTTCCAATTGATGTACCTATCTCAATTTCTGTAAAACAGGAAATACTACGTCATGTTAATAGAGTTCTTAAATCTAGAGAGTTACAATTTAAGAATAAATACGAAACTCAAGTTTCAAAATTAATTAATAATTTAAATGATACAGTGGATCAATCAACTTCGGTGTTGGTGGAGTAAACAGTTTTTTGATATTCATAAATCAATGGATGATATAAAAGGAATTCCTGATCATTTTAATGAATATAAATGTCAAAGATGTGGTAAAATTTTTAAGTTATGACTTATAAAATAGGTAATAAATTTAAAATTATTGATAAGGATGTAAAAGAAGAAGTTTATATTTTATGTAAACCCAATAGATTTGAATTATGTCTTATTAATATTGAAACTGGACTGCGATGGGATGCCTCCGTTGGATATGAAGATAGTCAGTTTCTTATTCCGGAAAATATAATAGAAATGTTATTTAATTTTCAAAATAAAGAAAAATGGAAAGAAGTTTTTACTTTAATACAATAATAAAATGAAAGAATTGTTAAAATTAGAAGATGTGGGATCAAAAGTCCTTGTGGAGTATTATCGGGAAAAAGAAAAACATGTTCCTGTTTTGATACAAATTGAAGATGATGTTTATGAAAGAAATTCCATAGTGATTAAAGGTAAACCAATTGGAGTTGTTATTGCAATTGCTCCAGGTGTTATTGGTTGGTCATTATGTAATAATGATGATGTATTTTCAAAAGAAAAAGCAATTGACTTAGCATTAAGTCGTGCTTTTCTTGCAGAAAATATGAACCATGAAGTTCGTAATAAGTTTTATGCAAAAATACCGAGATCTTTAGATAAACTGTTTGCAAAAATGGATGAAAGATCTCAATTATACTTTAATGATGATACTGATTAAGGATCATGATTTTGAAATGGAGCAGGTAAAATCTGCTCCATTTTTTGATTTAAGCATATTGTCTCCAGTAAATGAGGGGAAGGAAAATGAAAGATATGAAATGAAATTAGTTGGATATGGAATGACTTTTGAACATTGTATGAAGACTATGGTTATTCATCGTCTCTCACAATTAGAAGAAGTTTTTACTGTTTCAGAATATGTTCAAAGATATGCTGAAGAGGTTAAGAAATTTGCATCAAATATGAAAATTACTTCTATTCAGAAAGCAACTGTAAAGGAGGAAAATGATGGAGATAATTGAGAAAGATTTTAAAATTACACATAATGGATATTGTTTTGTTCTTCATTTATTAAAATCTAAAAAAGAATTAAAAGAATCCCAAGAATCTCCTGAGTTGAAAGATTTAGAAGATAAAGAAGAGAAAGAAGATAAGTTTAAAATTGGTGGGTATTATAGTTTTATAGATCATGCTTTTAGTGGTGCAAATGATTTTAGAAATGGGAAAAAATATCCTTTTTCTGAGTCAAAAACTGAGTTAAAAATCCAGATTCAGAAGTATAAATTAATTACTAATGAGTTTAATAGATATTTATCGGTAATGAATTTACCTATTACTTTATTAGCAAAAAAGGTGTTAAATGGAATACGGAATATTTAATATAGGAATAAAGGATGGAATTCTTATAGTTAAATGTAAAAAACATTCTGTAACTTTACAGGATGTTAAAGAAATTAGAGATCAAATGCAAGAATCTACTGGCTTAGTTTATGACTATGTTATCTGGGATTCTTTACTTGGTTATTACAATGGATATGATTTTAATTTAAAGAATTATATCTTTTGTGGAAGTTTAAATGAGTCTTATAATATTAACAAAGTTAAAGCTTATATTAAAAATGATGACTAAAATATTTTTTGATACAGAATTTACAGGGTTAAAACAAGATGCTGATCTTATTTCTATAGGTTTGGTATCTGAGTGTGGAAAAACATTCTATGCAGAGTTTACTGATTATAATTTTGTAAAATGTGATGATTGGATTTTTGAAAATATTATTAAAAAATTAGTTTTTAATGATTATCCAAAATCTGGAATTATTATATCAAATGATCCCGCTGTATTTAGAATGAAGGCTAATTCTCTATCTATTAAAGAGCAATTAGAAAAATGGTTTTCTCAGTTTGATAAAGTAGAAATTTGGAGTGATTGTTTAGCATATGATTGGGTATTATTTTGTGGATTATTTGGGCATGCTTTTAATATTCCTAAAAATATTTACTACATTCCATTTGATATTTGTACTTTATTTAAAATTAAAGGTATTGATCCTGATATAAATAGAGAAGAATATGCTGATATGAATTCAGAAATATTAAAACATAATGCTTTATGGGATGCACAAGTGATTAAAAAATGTTATAATAAATTAATGTCTAATGAAATGGTTTGTGAGTGATCCACATTACGGGCATGTAAATTTGTGTTCTGCTACATCAGTATGGCAAGACCAGGATAGATGTAGGAAATTTAAGTCACTTGAAACAATGAATGATTGGATTGTTAATAGAATTAATTCTGTTGTTAAACAAGATGATGAACTTTATTGTTTAGGTGATTGGTCTTTTGGAGGTATTGAAAATATTTGGAATTTTAGGAACAGAATTATTTGTAGAACAGTTTATGAAATTTTAGGAAATCATGACGATCATATTAGAAATGATAGACAACTTCCTAATTGTAAATTTGATGATTGTTTTCCAGGTGAAGATTCTTTCTTTGACAATTTTAATTTAAATGCTCAAGAGATATTTACATCTGTTCAATCTTTATTAGAATTAGTTGTTGATAAACAACTAATAATTCTATTTCATCATCCAATAGATCATTGGAGAGATGCGGAAAAAGGATCTATTATGTTACATGGTCATTTGCACGGTAAATTAAATAACTGTGAAACTAATCTGAAATATAGAAGAAAGGATGTTGGCATTGATTGTGGAGGTCCATTTTCTCTTGATGAGATTTTAGAAGAAATGAATAAACGTGAAACTTATAAAAGATCAAATGATGAACTTATTAGTATTAACCAATCATGATTTAAGAATGGGCTATAAAAATACTCCTGATTGTGATGTAGAACTAAATCATATTCGTTATAATTGTACATCTCTTATTAAAGAAGCAGAAGTTGTCTTATTTGTTGGTAAAAAAAGAATAAAAGTTTTAAAAAATAATTTAGGACATCGTGATATAGTATTTCCATTTGGTTGGGAATCTAATGATATTATTGAGTTTTGTAAATTTAAAAATGAGTAAAGATATTTCTATATACTGCGATGGTGCCTATTCTTCCTTACGTGATAAGGGAGGATGGGCATTTGTTGTTTTAGAAAATGGGATTAAGATTTATTCTAAATTTTATTTCAAAAATAATACAACTAATAATAGAATGGAGATACAAAGTTGTATTGAGGCCTGTAGCTGGGCAATTCAACAATCCTATTCTGAAATTACAATCTATTCTGATTCTATGTACTTGATAGGGACAATGACTAAAGGATGGAAAAAGAATAAGAATCATGATCTTTGGATTTTAATGGACCAGATAAGTAAGAAATTAAAAATTAACTTTGAACATGTTAAAGGTCATGCAGGAAACGTTTATAATGAATTATGTGATGCACTTGCAAATCAAGGAAGTCATTTAGAAATTGATGAAAATGGGTAAATTAGGACAAGGGCCTGCATATCCTATACAAACTAGGATTTATAAAGGTGGTCAAACAGAATTAGGAGAAATTGATGACACTTATTATGGTATGTCTATTCGATTACAATTAGCAGGAATGGCAATGCAAGGAATACTGTCTAATCCAAATACTGTATGTGATACTGAAGAAGAATTAGATGAACTTTTTAATGCCTTTGCTATACTTTCTTTTAAAGCAGCGGATTTATTATTAAAAAAAGAATTTGATGAATAAATTAAGATGTTATTATGCACATACAATGTTGTCTTATGGTTCAACTATTGAAGCACAAGATGTTGCATTGTTAGAATTTTTAGGGTTTGAGGTTGTTAATCCAAATAGCCAAGAAATTGAAGCTGGCGTTCAAACATATATTTTAGAACGTGGTAAAGAAAACTGCATGGATTTTTTTAAAGAAATCATAGATTATTGTGATTTGATTGCGTTTAGAGGTATGCCTAATGGAGAAATCTTAAGCGGTGTAGCTTTTGAAGTTAATTACGCTCAAAGTATTGGGCGACCAGTAATTGAGTTACCTTGTAATGTTAAGAGGCGTAGTTTAGACTATTTAGCTACAAAACAAATATTAATAGAATTGGGACATTATAAAGTATGACGGGAATAGAATTAATTGCACAAGAAAGGCATGAACAAATCTATAAACATGGATGGCCATTAGAAAAATATTTGGAAGGTGAATTGATTAAAGGTGCATTATTTGCCATTAATCCAGATGTATTTGAATGGCCTTATTATTGGTTAGAACATTATAGAGATAAGATTATCAATAAACCAAACCGAATTGAAAGATTGAAAATAGCTGGAGCATTTATTGCTGCAGAAATTGATAGGATTCAATACGAAGAATCAAATAATGAAATATGATACAAAGAACAGTAGTAGAGAATAGTTCCAAGAATATGGTCATTATGGATGTATTTTCCAAATTGGCACAAGAGAGAATCATCTTTATTGATGATGTAATTACTGAAGAATTAGCTAATGGAGTAATTGCTCAGATGTTATATCTAGATTCAGTTGATTCTAAAAAATTTATTAATATTTATATTAATAGTCCAGGTGGAACAATATTAGATGGATTAGCAATTTATGATGTTTCAAAGATTATTAAATCTCCTATAAGAACTACCTGTATAGGTGGTGCAGAAAGTATGGGAGCTATTTTAATGTTGATGGGACAGGAGAGGATTGGATTACCTCATTGTAGATTAATGTTACATGAAGCTTCTGGATATATTATAGGTAAAACTGCTTCAGTTAAAATTGATTTTGAATTACAATTATCTCTTCAGAAGGATATTTTTGACATTGTAAAAGAGCATACTACAATAACTAATATTGATGAGGTTTTGAAATTTGATAAATGGTTTAATGCAAAGGAAGCTTTGGAATGTGGACTTTTAACAAAGATTGCATCCTATGTCGAAAAAGATAACGGATAATCCTATTGTTTATATTAAAAACAAAAGGACTGTATTTATTGAAGATACATTTATCTATGAAGTAACCATATGTGCATATTTTCCTAATTATTTTTCAGTAGTTAATACAACATATTTTTCCTGTAAACATGAGATCCCATTTATTGTGGAATCATTTTGGAAAAATCCACATACTGAAATTTGTTGTGAATTATATGCAGCACCATTAAATTGGTTATTAGATAACGGGTTTACTGTTTATATTAAACCTGAGAAGAAACGAATAACAAAAAAGAATAATGACGAATCGAAAACTATCATTACTTAGTACTGAGTTAAAGGATTTGTTAGTTAAACAAATAGCACATGAATTAAAGAATCATAATCTATATTTAAGTATAGCAAACTTCTTTAGTGTTGAGGCTATTTCAGATCTGCAGACATATTATGAGAAAAGAGCGCATGAAGAATGGAATCATCATAAATGGATTATGGACTATCTTTCTGATGCTGATGTAAAATTTGTTTACCCAGCTGTGGAAATAAATACTGAGACATTTGATTCAAGTTACACTGCTCCTTTTACTGCGACAGTTGATAGAGAAATTCAAACAACTCAATTGATTTATGCAATTTATGAACAAGCTGTATCTGAAAAAGATTTTATGACTGCTAGTTGGTTATACGATAAATTAATCAAAGAACAGATTGAGGAAGAAAATGTTTCCCGTATGGCAAGAACTATTATGGAGGAGCCAGGAGATATATTTATAAAAGCAGAACAAGTACTTGATTTATTAGAAAACTAATGTATTTAATTAAAACTCCAGAAGGAGAACTTGATGACGTTGTTCCTTTTACTTTAGAAGAAGTAACTGCTTTTGAAAAATCCCATCCCGGATGGACAGTTGAGGAATTTGATGAAGAGGATTTTATAGATGAGAATATGTTAACAGATGAATATGGAAGTGCTGATGCCCTCCCATGGTAGAACGAATAGAAGAAGTACAATTAGTAGCATGTAGGGAATCTAATTACACAATGTATGTTTTTAAAAAAATAAATTCATCAGAATTTATAATGTGTACTAGATTACCTAATTGGCAAGTTCCAGATATAAAAATGCTTGATGTAGGATTTTTACAATATCATATTGTAAAAGCTGGAGATGTATATTTTGATCCGAAACTTGAAACAACTACTAAATATAATTATTCTAATGTTTATTTTATAAATTTTATATTAAAAACAGAGGTTTTACAAACAAATAACGAAATAATATTATAAGATATGAATACTACATTACTTGAAAATAAATTATCAGAAGCTATTGAGCAGAAGAGAACAGATATAAACTCTTTCATTTGGAAGGGTAACAAAACATTAGATAGTGCTGGAAAATATAAACAGTCAGAGAAGAAATTAACTGCAATGACTGAATTTGAGATTAATGAATGTTATAATCATTGTAAAACAATGTTGTTCAACAAAAGTATTCAAAATCCGGGAAGGTATCTCGTATTAGAATTAATTACTGAACAAAAAGATCATTGTGGTGCAGAATTATTTCTTCGTTTTCTTGAAACAAATAACAAACTTAGTAGATTCAATTTAATTGGAGCTATTAATGATTTCCTTGCTGCAAACAAAGAAGCGTTAAAAGGAAATAAAGTTAACATGAGTACTATCTTTAATGGGGTCCCCAATGAGTTTGAAAAAATTCCTTTAAGCTTAGTGATGGATGGTTGTTTAGATCGTTTAGGTGTGTTTAATAAGAAACACATAACAAGAACTTTTATTTTAAAACAGGGTATTTGGTTAACTCCTGCTGAATCTAAGGATTTAGTGGAGTATGATCAAGAAGGTAATTTAGTAGATCGTATTGAAGTTATTCGTGATAGACTTGGAATAAAAGAAATTGAGAGATTATATATCAATTCTAAAGGATTGAATTTCACTCAAATGAGAGCTATGTTGAATATCAAACCTAATAAGAAATATAAAGATTTGACAACATCTCAATTAGAGACTCTTAGAAATAGGATATTATTCAGTTTGGAAGAAACAGTTAAAAGCCATATTCAATCTTGGGAACAAAGAATGTTTGAAATTGAATTAGTGGCTGAGTATAAAGGGTTTAAGTTGTAAATTAATGAAACGATTTTTAATAAATTTATCTACTAATTGGTGCGGAGAAGATCAAGATTATTCTGCGTGGGCTGAGGATGAATTTGAGCTAGAAGCTCATGCTAATCTAGATGTACATTCATATGATAATTTTGATAGCTTTGGTGGTTTTGAAGCAATGTTGGAAGAAATGTATGGAACATCAGATAGAGATGAATTAACTGACGAACAAATTACTGAAGCAGAAAATAATGAGGGTAGTTATTACTCTTATACTATTGAGCCTTGGGATGAAGATCGTGATGAAGAAGAATGGAAATGGTATGAGTTAATTTACGACGGAAGAGAAAAGAAAGAGGAAAATGCTATATAATATTTATGCAGGATTAGGTGGTGGTTTTGGTAGCAACTTAGAAGAAGTTGAAAGTGAAGTAGATTTTGCTTGTGAATCAGATGCATGGGAAGCAGCTTGGGAAGCAGCTTGTGAGATATATGAAGGTTATATTGGAACAGATGATAGTATAAGATCTGTTGCTCAAATTATTGAGGATGATCTTAAAACTGATCCTGAGTATGCTGAAGCAACTGAAGAAGAACTTGAAAAAGTTGCAATAGAAATCTTTGAAGAAGAAAGAGAAGGTTGGCTTGAATATAATGTCGAGGAATGCCTTGAAGATGAAGATAATATGTGGGAAGATGATGTAGAAGAAGAGGAAGAAGAGGAGGATTTATAATAATGATTTTTTTAGTAACTAATCAAGTTTCTTTTTTTAATCCAGAATGGTTTAAAATTATAAGCTTAGAAGAAGGAATTAATTTACTTCAGGGATATGATGAGTTAGGAATTGACACAGAAACTACCGGGTTAGATTGCTATACTAAACAATTATTATTAGTACAAATCGGAAATGCAAAATTTCAAGTATTATTTGATATTTCAAGTTATGATGGAGTAATTCCCAAACCTTTGAAAGATTATTTAAATACAACTAATACTCTATTACTTCTACAAAATGCGAAATTTGATTTAAAGTTTTTATTTCATCAAGGAGTAATCCTTACAAAAGTATATGACACCTTCTTAGCAGAGGTTATCATTACTAATGGTTTACAGTATGCAGGGCGAGATTTAGAATCCCTTGCATTAAAATATTGTCAAAAGCAGTTAGATAAATCTGTAAGAGGTGAAATTATTAAAAGAGGATTAAGTGATCGTGTTTTAGTTTACGCTGCGGAAGATGTTGAATTTCTTCCACAAATAAAAAGAATGCAGCTTGCAATAGCAAAGGATTTAAATCTTCTAAATGCAATAGCTTTAGATAATTCTTTTGTTATTGTACTTGCATATGTAGAATATTGTGGTATCAAACTTGATTATGATAAATGGGTAAAAAGAACTGCTAAAAATGTTGAGGAAGCTTATGAATTAAAACTTAGGTTAGAAGAACAATTATTAAAAGATGACAAATCTCAATGTTTTTCTGGCATGTCTGATCTTTGGTCTGGCAAACAGGATTGTATTGTTAATTGGGATTCTCCAAAACAAGTTCTTAAAGTTCTTGAAAGTTATGGAGTAAAAGTAACTGTAAGAGAAAAAGGAATTGAGAAGAAATCTATTGATGCTAAGGTGTTAGATCCTCAGCGAGATAAATTCTCAATTCTTCCATTTTATCTTGATTATAAAGCTAAGCAGAAGGATATCTCTACTTATGGAACATCTTGGAAGAATAAAATTAACCCTATAACTGGAAGAATACATACTACCTTTAAGCAGTTGATGGATACGGGCCGCCTATCTTGTGGAAACAAGGATGATGGTACCCCAAATTTGCAGAACCTGCCCTCAGGATATGAAACAAGAAGTTGTTTTATTTCTGAAAAGGGAAATATTATGATAGATGCCGATTATTCAAGTCAAGAGCAAATTATATTAGCTAACTTTAGTAAAGAGGAGAATTTAATTAACTTCTATGCTAAGGGATTTCATGATATGCATAGCTATATTGCATTTTTAATGTTTCCTAATATTAGGAAATATTCATTAGAAGAATTGACTCCTGATAAATTAGAATATATTAAGAAAGAGTATGCTGATAAAAGATTTTTAGCTAAGAAGGCAGGGTTTTCGATAAATTATGGGGGAAATGGATCTACAATTGCTCAAAATTGTAATATATCTAAGAAAGAAGGAGAATTTGTATACAAATCATACTTTGATTCTTTTCCAAAGCTACGCGAATATTTTGATTTGGTGTTAAGAAAAGCATGTCATTTTGGATATATTCAGTTTAATAATATAACTGGTAGAAAATATTTCTTTAATATTGCAGAAAATCATTATTTTCAATTAAGAGATCAAGTTGAAGATCCTTATTTTTGGCAACATGAACCAAATGCTCGAGAGATTTTTAGAAAATATAGCTCTGCTCAAAATGAGATGAGTCGTATTGCTCAGAACTTTCCAATTCAGGGTTCAGCTTCTGATATAACAAAATATGCATGTATTCTATTCTTTAAAGTCATTTTAGCAAACAAATGGTGGATGAAGGTTAAAATTGTTAATCTCATTCATGATGAAATTTTAGTAGAATGTCCTGAGGAAATGTTAGAGGAAGTAAAGCCTATATTATTAAAATGTATGGAAGATGCAGGTAAGCCATTTTGTGAGATTGTATCATTGAAAGCTTCTGCAGAATCAGGATTATATTGGGTTCATTAATAATAAAATAAAATTATGAAAAAAGGTGATTTAATAAAACTTACCAAAGTAAGTGATGATTTTTTCAACGGAAATCATCCAAATGGTATTTATGAAGGTTATACAAGAATTGGAGAACTTCAGGATGATATTACAGTTGGAAAACGTTGTCATATTGTTCACCCACTTACTGGCGAATATTTATCAACCAGTGATGTTGTTAGTTTTGATGGAGAATTTATGATAACAACATATTCTACTTATAAAGCTGAATTGTTAAAAGATTCTGAGGAAGATAAAAATTCTGCAATTTTATAAAAATTTTTTTAGTACTTTTATACTCTTATACCGTTTAGAAAATGTATGTAAAAATGAAATTATAAAGAATGGGTTTAAGTAGGACTGGGCGTCAAAAACTTGGAGTAAAGAAATGGATGGAATTTGGTGGAAGAGGCACGTTTGTATGGGCTACTGGAGTTGGAAAAACTCGTGGAGCTATAATGGCAATTAAATCTTTTCTTACAAAAAATAAAGGAAAGACTATAGTAGTTATAGTTCCAACTGAAGTTTTAAAACTTCAATGGATTAAAGAACTTGTTAAGTTTGAGTTATTCTTTGATGTATCTATAGAGATTATTAATTCTGCTGTTAAAAAAACAGATAAGATTGATTTTATAATACTCGATGAGTGTCACAAATATGCCGGAAACCATTTTTATTCAATCTTTACTCAAAGAACTCCGAAATTAATTCTGGGATTATCTGCTACTTTTGAAAGATTAGATGGTGCACAAATTTTATTGGAACAATATTGTCCAGTTTGCGATGTAATTACTTTACCTGAAGCAATTGCAAATAAATGGGTATCTCCATATAAGGAGTATAAAGTTTTAATAGAAGCACCAGATATTGAATTGTATAGAGAATATAATCAAAAATTTATCAATTCTTTCAGCTTCTTCAATTTTGATTTTGATACTGCAATGAAATGCTTGACTGATATTGTTTATAGAAGAACTTTTGCCAAAACAATGGGACTTCCACCAGGAGAGATTGACGCAGTTACTTTCACTTGGGGAAGAATGTTAAAAGCAAGAAAATATTTTGTTATGGATCATCCGAAAAAGGTGGAGATAACAAGAAAAATTCTTGATTATAGACCTAATAGTAAAGCAATTACATTTTCTCCAACAAAGAAACAGGCAGATGAAATCAAAAGAGGATATGTAGTTCATTCTGGTAAAACAAAGAAAAAGAATGCAATAACAATTGAAGAATTTTCTAAGTTAAAAACTGGTGTATTACATGGAGTTAAAGGATTGAATGAAGGTACTGATATTGATGGTATAAATCTTGCAATTATCTTATGTAATAACTCATCTACTCAGGAAAAAACTCAAAGGGTAAAATTTTAAATTTATCCCATTATAATTTTTATATTTTTATAAAAACATATAATATACAAAGTCTTTGAATTATTTTGTGTAAATTTATAGTTATTAATTTAACTAATATTTATTATGAATACATCAAAACTTTATGTATTAAAAGACCCGGAAACATTAGAAATTCGTTATGTCGGGATAACAATCAGAACTTTACAAAAAAGATTATCAGGACATATTTGCGATGCAAAATGCAGACCTGAACTTAATTACCATAAAATAAATTGGATAAAATCTATTTTAAAAAAGGGATTAAAACCTATTATTGAATTAGTTTTAGAATATGATTCTTTAGATTTAGCAAAACAAGCAGAAATGGATTATATTGCTAAATATAAACAAGAATATAAATTAACAAATTGTACTATTGGGGGAGACCATTTAGGAGAAAGATCTCATTCTCGAGAATCTATACTTAAAAAATCTACAACAAGAGCTATTTGTCAATATAATATTTTTGGAGAATTACTTAGGGAATTTGAAATTACTGAAGATGCTGCTAGATTTTTAAATTTATCATCTGCTTCTAAAATAACAATGTGCTGTAAGAAATTAAGACCTCATAGTCATGGTTATATATGAAGATATAAAGGAGATGAATTAGGTGATATATCTAATATTGATGTCTTTTCTTTATCGTTTAATAGATTGGTTCAATTTGATTTAGAAGGTAATTATATTGCAGATTATGATTCTTATTTAGCTGCATCTCTTATTGTTGGAGATCATTCTAAAGGAGGGAATATTGTTTCTGCATGTAAAGGAATACAAAAACATTGTAAAGGATTTCAATGGAAACTAGAACCTAATTTTGAATATTTAGATGAATCATTTCTTTTAATAAATAATGATCCATCAATTAAAAAAAGTCTTATAGGTAAGTCTGGTAAAAAAGTAAATCAATATGATATAAACAATAATTTTTTAAAAACTTTTAATTCTATTTCAGATGCTTCAATAGAAGTATTAGGTACAATTAATGGCAGAAAAAAAATAGTTGAATGTTGTGAAGATTTTGATTTAAAATATAAAAATTATAAATGGCAATACTGCCCACTAGAAGAGTAATTTTCTAGAAAAAATATTCCTGAATATCGGTGAATCCTTAACGTGTAATGACGATGGTAATACCGAGGCATAGGCTACACTAAAGTGTAGATTCAGCCGTAGAGACTTAAATGCAGGAACTCCTAGAAATAGGATGAAGATATAGTCCAGACCACAAACAATAAATCAGTAAGAATTCCATGGGAGGTGAGATATGCATGTCAAGTCCTACAAGTCTGATGATTGGTGATGAAAATTATAGTGGTACGAGGTCGAGTGATTAGATTTGAAGAAAATAAAGAAGCTGAAATATTTACCTTAGTAATAAAAGGTACAGTAGAAGAAGCATGGTATAATACTTCCACAAATGGAAAGAATTATATAGAGATTACTGAAGAAGAATTAGATATAATTCTAGCAGGAGGTGAGTTGGAAAACTTGGAAAGAACTGCAGAAAAAAGTGATGTATTATTTAGGTTATAATTATGACAGTACAAGAATTAATTGATGAATTGCAATTAGTAGATGATAAAACTATGGAAGTTTTAGTATATAATTGTTCAGATGGTGAGAATATGGTTATTGAAAATATTGATGTTTTAGATGGCCATGTTGATTTAAATATGGAATATTAGATCAAGTTTACTTATAGATAATTTTTATTAACAATATGAATTACCCAATTTAGTTAAATATCCCATAACGGATTAATTACCCAAAGTAAGTAAGTGGTTCAAAATACAGCATAAATGCAACATTTTGAACTATCTCTAAATGAAGAGATTAATGTTTACATTAACAGTGGTATGACTCCTACTGAACTTTTTATTCTAAGGTTGCTATTTTTGGCGGCTGATGGAGATCAACGATATTTAATTAATTATATATCAAATATCTCTGATGGTAAGAAAATCTTAAGACAAGTTTTAGAATCATTAAAAGTAAAAAAAGTCATAAACTCCACCTTTAACATTCCTAAAGAAGGTGAAGCTTTAAATTTTAAGAATATTCCTTTTAATAAGGTAACTCTTAAAACATACATTAGGGAATCCAATGAATTAGGTAAAGAATTTTTCGATAATTATCCCATGTTTGTATCAATTAATGGGAAAATGTGTAGTTTAAGAAATTTTACAAAAGGAAATTTTCAATCATTAGAACAGTTTTGTATTCATTATTCTGCACAAATTAAAAATTGTGGCGTAACTCATGAACGTATAATGGCTGCAGTTACCTTTGGAAGGGAAAATAATTTAATCCATTATACTATTTTAGAATTTATTGCCTCTCAGAAATGGATAGAATTAGAACACATAAAAAATTCTGACAATATTAATGGCTATAACAACATGGAGTTATTATAAATATGAAAAAATTAACAACAGAAGAATTTATAGATAAAGCAATTAAAATACATAGTAGTACTTATGATTATTCAAAAGTTGTATATCAAAATACTAAAACTGCAGTTAATATAATTTGTCAGAAACATGGAGAATTTTTACAAAATCCTGTAATACATTTAGGAGGTTCAGGATGTCCTAAATGTTGAGGAAATCGATGCACATCAAAAGAATCTTTCATAGAAAAAAGTAACATTATACATAAAAACAAATATGACTACTCAAAAGTGATTTATTTAGGAAGTAAGGAAAAAGTATGTATAATTTGTTTAGAACATGGAGATTTCTGACAAACTACTAATAATCATTTAAAGGGAAAAGGTTGTCCTGTATGTGGTAGATTAAAATGTGATCTAGCAAGAATTAAATCAAAAGATTCTTTTATTGATGATTGCCACATAATTCATAATTATAAGTATGATTACACTTTAGTAAACTATAAGACTAGAAAAGATAAAATTAAAATTGTCTGCCCTATTCATGGAGAGTTTATACAAGAAGCCAGTAGTCATTTAGCAGGACATGGTTGTCCTTTATGTAGCTGAGAAATTTTATCTGAAGATAGGGCTTTCTCTTGGGAGTTTGTTAAAGAACAGTGTAAGGAAATTCATAAAGGTTTATATAGTTATCCTAATCAAGAATATAAAAATAGTAGATCTAAGATTGAAATTATCTGTAAAAATCATGGTGTATTTTTACAATCAATCACGAATCACCTACAGGGACAAGGTTGCCCTATTTGTAGATCTTCTAAAGGAGAACTATTGATTCACAACTGATTGAAAGAAAATAATATTCCTTTTAGAACTCAATTTGAATTAATTACAACTGAAATTGCTAGAAATACTAATTTGATGAAGATTGATTTCTTTGTTAAATTTAATAATAAACAGTATTTTATAGAGTTTGATGGGATTCAGCATTTTCAATATGTCCCTATTTTTCATAAAGGAGGAATTATTGATTTTGAAAAAGAACAGAGAAGGGATAAAATTTTAAATGAATTTTGTGAATTGCATAAAGATAAAATAACTTTAGTTAGATTCAATTATAAACAAAATAATGAAGAAATAATTAAAGAATTAAATAAAATATTTATAAATTAATGTCGGTAACACAATTATTTGAAAATATTCAAAAAGGTAGGCGAGGAAATAATATTGGTATTAGTACTGGTTTACCTAAATTAGATTCTATTATATATGGAATACAACGTAAATACTTATATGTAATTGCAGCCGATCAAGGTGGAGGTAAGACTTCCTTTGCTCTGGATGTATTTGTTTATAATTTATTTAAAAATAAAGAAAACCATGCTATAAATATCCTTTATTATTCTTTTGAAATGGCTGGTGATGTATTATATGCAAAACTTTTATCTAGATATATTTATGATACATTTAATAAAGTTATCACCTATGAAGAGATTCTCTCTTTGACTTTTCCAATATCTGATGAAAATTTCATTTATATAGAAAAATCTAAAGATTGGTTGTTGGAACTTCAAAAATGTTTTACCATATATGATAAGCCTTTATCTCCACCAGCTATATATGCTACTTGTAAAGGATGGCTAAGTAATTTTGGCACATTTGAACAAGTTGGAGACCATAAAGAAAATTATATTGAACATGATCCAACTTCCTATAAAATAGCTTTAATAGATCATATAAGACTAATTTCTGGCAATGATGCAGTAAAAACTAAAATAGATTTAGTATGTGATTATTTTGTATATTTTAGAAATAAGTGTAATATGACTGGTGTTTTAATACAGCAGATTAATAGAAATTCTAAAAGTGTAGAAAGACGTCAGGGAGGATATGAACTACTTCAATTAGATGATTTAGCTGATTCTTCGGGACCAGCACAATCCGCAGAAGTAATTATTATGCTTTATTACCCTTACAGAGAAAAAGTATCTTCATGTGAAGGTTTTCCTATAAAAAATGTGTTAAAACACAAAGGAAGAATTATTCAAATTAATAAGAATAGATTTGGTAGATCAGATTTAAATATCGGCAGTGTATTTCATGGAGAGATTGGTATGTTTATTGAGCTTCCAAAACCCTCTGAAATTGCAGATTATGAACCATATCTAAATTTAATGACAACAGATATAGTTAAATCAAAAGAAATAATAAGAGAAGATGATAAAGAAGAAAACAATATATTTAAGTTATAAAATATGGCGGAATTAGGCGCAATAGTTGGTGAAGCTGGATCTGGTAAATCAACTAGTTTAAGAAATTTAGACCCCACAAGAACATTTATTATTAATGTTGCAGGAAAGAATCTTCCTATTAAAGGTTTTAAAAAGAATTTCAAAGCATTGGTTCAAGATCCTGGATCTAAAGAATTTGTTGGAAATTTATATAATACTAGCAATGTTGATAAAATTATCCAAGTAATAAAGTTGGTCAGTGCAAAGATGCCTCAAATTAAACAAATTATTATTGATGATAGTCAATATTTAATGGCATTTGAAGCAATGGATAGAGCTACTGAGAAGGGGTGAATAAACATGCCCAAACCAATCTAACTGCGGGGATAACCTTAGAGTCTTTTTAACCAAACAATAGTAGTAATACATATTGTGGCTTTCAGTAATGATGAAAGGTATGGTAAAATCAAAAAGAATTGGTCAATTCGCATCCAAGTTTCCAAATTAAATTTGGAAAAAGGTTCAACGACTATCTCCGTGAAGGAGAGTACATTAAGATTATTTATAATCTTTTTGGAAACGGTTGGGATTTTTATAAAAATTATTCGCTATCTTTGTAAATTATAATTTATTAAAATAGCATATGGAAAAAATTAAAGGAAAAAGTAAAATGCCAGAATATACACAATGGAAATCTATGAAATCCAGGTGTTATTCACCGTCGGCAACAAAAGGAAAGTATAAAGAGAATAATATTCAGGTTTGTCCTGAATGGATGAATTCTTTTGAGACTTTTTATTTAGATTTAGGTAATTGTCCAGAAGGATTTACTTTAGAAAGACTTGATAATCTCAAGGATTATTCTAAAGAGAATTGCATTTGGGCAAATAGAACTACACAAAGTAAAAATAGAGAAGATTTTAATGATATAGTTACCTATAATGGGAAAACTATGGTATTAAAAGATTGGGCTAAAGAATTTGATATTAAGTACACGACCTTATATCAGAGAATTTACAGAAGTGGTTTATCTTTTGAACAAGCTATACAAAAAGATCCATTTAAGAAATTAATAACTATTGGAGAAGAGTCTAAAACTCTTAAACAATGGTGTGAATTTTATAATATGGAGTTTGAGTTAGTTAACAATAGGGTATCTAAACATAAATGGGCTCCTCTTGAAGCTTTAACTATTCCAAAAGGAATAAAAAGAAGTAAGAATTAAGATATAGTCTGAACTTTATAGAAATATAAAGAATTGTACATTATGTACATAATAACAAAATTGATGAAAAATTTACTCAAATGGCTCAACATTTTTATTCTATACTTAAAGAAGCAATGAATGCTCGTGAAGATCTTAAGGTTTTCATTTTAGCACATTCTGAAAATATAGGTGATGTTTTAAATCCTTCTTATAAGATTAAAACTCTTGGTAAGATGATTGATAATATGATTACAGTAGAGGGATTATTTACCTATGTATTATTTACCTGTAAAAGAATGACAGATGAAGGTATATTGGAATATAAATTTATCACTAATTCAGATGGTACAAATACTGCAAAAACACCAATGGGATGTTTTTCTGAATTATACATAGATAATGATTTACAATATGTTTTTGATCAGATTGATCAATATAATAGTGGAGAATAGAAATGATTAAAGGTGTTACAGTAACTTTTAACTTTGAAACAGAAACATCAGTTGTTACTGATGTAAAATGTTCTGTTGATGGAATGGTTAAGAAAACAAGAGCTACAACAAAGAAATCTCATGTAGTCGAAGAAATGGCTTCGGAAAGTATAATTACTTTAGAAGAAAATAAACTATGCTTTAATAATAAAGCAGTTGCTGAAATGGAACTGGTTTACGAGGATAGGATTGTTATTATATTTGAACCAGAAGGTCCAAAAAAGAATAAGATATTGATTCCCACAATTGGTAAAGATACTTCTTTCGACCAACCGGGATCTGGAAATAAGCTTACTAAAACAAATTCAATTGGGTATAAAGGAAAACAAAATGCTGTGCTGGCTGAGTTTGGAACTGAATTTACCCTAGAACCTTTTAAAGAAGGAATTTGGAAGTTAATTTCTAAAAATGGTGTAGAGAAAACTCTACAAGAAAAAATTGAGATTGTTGAAAAAGAAGAACCTATAGTTATTATAGATGCAGATGAAACAGTACAAATAGATGAATTTGCATTTAATCTTTAATATATAATAATATGAGTGGTTTTTCATTCGGAGCAACAGCTGGCGCATCACAGAGCACAGCTAAACCAAAATTAGTTGGAAATAGTTTACACGTTGTTAAATTTGACGAATGTGTTTCAGATGATATCGTTGGGGTTAAAGATCCCACAATTACATATAAAGTTTTAAAGCTTAGATTCTCTAATGATGATGGAGCTTTTGAACACACAGTTTTTGAACCAAAAGCTGAAGATTTTGCAAGAAAAGAAAATGAGATAACAGATAAGAATGGTAATAAACAAAAGATTCCTCAACCTTCAAATGTAGAATCTATGATGCTTTTATTTAAGCATGTTATTGACGTTGTTAATCCTACAGTTGCAGGACAAATTGATAGAGAAGAAAAGAATCTTTCTGCACCTTCTTGGGATGTATTAAGAACATTGGTTATTTCTATTTTAACTCCTGGAAAAGGAACTAAAACTACCATTAAATTATTGAAAAATAAAAATGGAGAAGCAGTTTTTCCTGGATTCTTTGCAGGATTAACTAAAGAAGGTAAAGCTTATGTCAGAAATAATTTTATTGGTGATAAAGTAGCATTTAGTGCTTATGAAGTTGATAGAATTAAAAATGAAGCAAATGCTATTGTAACCAAAACTAATAATTTTGCAGGAAATTCTACATCTGATTTTACTATTGATACTCCTAATGGTGAAGCTTTAGATATGAATTTTGAAGTAACAGGATTGTAAAAAATATTTTGGAGTAAAACAATTTATTTATGTATGAATTAGATATTACTCCAAGAATTACTAAAGAACTTTTACTTAGCAGGCATACTCAAGAAGATTATTTTGAATATTATCTTGGTGTGCCTGTTAAGAAAGGGTTATTTTGTAGTCCTTCTATAATTAGGAATGATACAAATCCAACTTGTTCATTTTATAAAAATTCTAAAGGAGATTTATTGTTTAAAGATTTTGCTGGTCCATCATTTAATTTTATTGGATGTGTAATGTATATATTTAGTTGTAATTACTATAATGCATTGCAGGTAATAGCAAATGATTTTGGATTTAAATCTATAAGTAAATTAAAAATTAATCCACCAAGAATTCCTTTTACTGGTATAGTTTTAAAAGAGACTAATAAAGCTAGAATTCAGGTTGAATCAAAGGAATTTAGTCCTAAGGAATTAGAATGGTGGGAGAACTTTGGAATATCTAAAACAACTTTAAAGAAATATAATGTATTTTCTATTAAATCAGTTTTCTTAAATGGAAATTATTTTAACAGTTCCTCTGAAAAATCTCCATTTTTTGGATATTATGGAGGAGAGAATTCTGATGGAGATGAACTATGGAGAATTTATATGCCAATGAAAAGAAATTATAGATTTCTTAGTAATTGGGATAGTATAATGATCCAAGGGGCAAAACAATTATCAAAGTCAGGAGAATATATTATATTAACTAAAGCTCTTAAGGATGTTATGGTTTTACATGAATCAGGTATTCCAGCAATAGCCCCTAATAGTGAAAACACTTTTATAACTGATACTCAGATGGAAAAACTGAGAATTAGATTTAAAAATGTAAAAGTATTTATGGATAATGATTTACCAGGTGTAAAAGCTGCACATAAATATAAGAAAAAATATGGTGTGCAATGCGTTTTTATTAGAAGAAAATATTCAAAAGATATTTCTGACCTATGTAAAAAGGTGAGCAGGACTGTATTTTGGACGATTATAGAGGAGTTAAATAGCATTATGAAGAATGATGCAGTAAAAAATACTAAGCATTTTAAGGTATTTTAAGGTATTTTAAATGAAAATTGATGAAGAAAAGATTATTACAAATATTATTGAAAACTTTTTAGAAGATCAATTTAATTGTAATGATAGATTCGTTGCTAAAAATCTTCTTAAATTATTAAGAAATGATTTAAATGAATTCTTATTAGATGCTCAATATAATGGACATCAAAATGTCTATAATGAAGGTTATGCTGATGGAGTTTTTGATGGAAAAGCCGAAGGATTTGATGAAGGTTTTACACAAGGAGAAAATAGTGGAATAGATGAAGGGTTTGATCGAGGATATGAACAAGCTTTAAAAGATAATAGTATATAGGATTAATTATGAATATTATTTTAGATGTTGATGATGTAGTTTTGAATTTTTATGGTGGATATGCAAAAAGATATAATTGCAGTATGCCAAAAAGGTGGAGTAATTCACAAAGAATGATAAATAGACTAGCAGAATTAAAAAAGGATAAATCATTTTGGATACATTTGGAAGCGAAACATATTCCAGATTTTATTCCATCACATTTTGTTTCTGCAAGATCTTTACCAGTATCCTGGACTATTGAGGCTTTAAAAAGGCATAATATTCCAGGCAGGAGTAAAGTAACTCATGTAGGATGGGGACAAAGTAAAATAGGCACATTAAGAAGACTAGGTTGTGATATTTTTATTGATGATAAATGGCAAACTGTAAAAGAATGTAATGAGAATGGAATTTTCTGTTTATTAATGGATGCTTGTCATAATCGGCATATTAAAACTAAATATCGTATTCATAATTTAGAACTTGATAATATTCTTTATTTATGGAGAAAATTAAAACAATGATAAATAAGTATGACGGTTTATGTAGTTACTAATCCTGAAAGTGGTTGGGATTGTGTTTGTGTAGTTTGTTTAACTATAGAATCTTTAGGAGATTTTTTAGATGAACGCATATTTGATAATAAAGGAAATTGGGATAATATGACTGTTGAACAAATGCAAACTTGGATTGATGATTTAGGTCATCATTATATTATTCATGAAAAAAATGCATATTAATGGCTGAAATAAAAATAATTCCTGAGACATTGGAATTAATTAAAATGTCTGATGAGGAATATTTTAGTGAGAAATATAGAGGCTATATTTCTAATTCAAGTTTAAGTAAAATTAATCCAGACGAAGGTGGATCACTTGAGAAATATTTAGCACCTTATAAACAAGAATATTCTGATTCTTTTGAGTTAGGTTCTGCATTGCATGCAATGGTTTTACAACCTGATTCATTTATAATTTCAGATATAAGAAAACCTAATGCAAAATTAGGTATTTGGGCCGAAGAAGTTTTTAAGTTAAGGTCTCAAGGATTAACTTTAATAGAGTCTTTTAAACAAGCATCATTTAATGCAAATTATTATGCTGGAACTTTAAATGATAATAAATTAAAAGTTGCAATCAAGAAATCTTTGTCATTTTATCTTGGAAGAATGAAAGTAGAGGAAATATCTGGTATTAAAACATTATTTATTTCTGAACCAGTTGCTTTAAAATATGCAGAATGTATTGTTAGAGTAAAAGAAAATCAAAAAATTCATTATACTCTTAATCCAGAAGGACTTTTGGAAAAACCAACTGTATTTAATGAATATGCTATCTTTTGTGAAGCAGATTTTGTTAAAGATGATGATACAATAAAAAGAATAAAATTAAAAGGAAAGATTGATAATTTTACTCTTGATAGAGAAGAATGTGTAGTTACTTTAAATGATTTAAAAACTACTGGAAAACCACTTGGATTCTTTATGGGTAATTTGGTTAATCAGGAAGGTGAAGAAGTTTGGTATGATGGATCTTTTCAAAAATACCATTATTATAGGCAGGTTGCTTTATATGGATGGTTGCTACAATCTGCATTAAAGCAGTTTTACAATATTAATTATCAATTAAAAGTAAATATGCTTGTGGTTGAGACAATCCCATATTTTAATGGTAAAATATTTGTTGTGAATGGTAACTTCATTAAAGAAGGATTAAAAGAACTTAAACAATTATTAACACTTGTAGTGGATGGAACAACTTGACTTGGATAAATTAAATTATGAACAGAAAAGTGCTTTACATAATAAAGTATTTTCATTGGGAGCTTTATTTTCTCATGAACTTAATGATAAACTTATTCTAATTTCTCTAGTTGCTTTAGTTACACAACAAATGAGAAAAAAAGATAAAAATATTACTCCATTAAAAGTTTTAATGAGTATTACACAACAAAAAGAAGATAATACTGCATTTTATCAATTTTTAGAATCTTTATCTATCTTAGTAGATGATTTATGTTATGGGAGTGATAAAATCGATCCTTGTGGATTTAAGACATCACAAGAGATTATTAATAAAATAAAAGAAATTTTAAGTACATGGCTACCCTTTTAGAAGAAGGAAATATTTATTTTGTACATGATGATGAAATAGAAGAAGATTTATCCCAGACTGAGGATACAGAAGTTATATCTATGTGGGTTAAAGATAGAGATTTCATTAGACCTACAACAGATATAACATTATTAAAGAAAATAGAACCAGGAGTTTATACTGCAGAATATGATCGAAATATAGGTATATATTGTCGTAAAGTACCAAATACAACGGATGAACTATTTATATTTTCAGATTCTTTGATAACCAATCTATTAGCAGAAATTGATTTATTTTGGAGTAAAAAAGAATTATATAAAAAAAATAATTTAATACACAAGCGGGGAATTTTATTAGAGGGATTTCCAGGAACCGGTAAAACTTCTATAATTACAATTATATGTAATAAGGTCATTAAAAATGGTGGTATTGTCTTTAAAATTAGTAATGATAAGAGCTTAAATGATTATTTATTATTTATGAAATCTGGTTTTAGAAAAATTGAGCCAGATACTCCTGTAATTACTATTATTGAGGATCTTGATTTTTATGAAGAAGTTGAGTCTGAATTACTTGATTTTCTTGATGGACAAACACATATTAATCATCATATTGTTTTAGCAACTACTAATAATTCAGAAGCTATTCCAGATACTTTTCTAAGACCTAGTCGAATAGATCTTAGAATTGAGATAGAACTTCCTAATAAAATTATTAGAGAAGAATTTTTTAGATTCAAAAATGTTCCAGAAGCAGATATTAAACACTTGGTTAAAGAATCTGATGGATTTTCTTTAGCAGATTTAAAGGAGTTATATATTTGTATATATTTATTAGATTACCCTACTAAAGATGCAGTTAAAAAAATCTCAAAACCAAGGGAAAAGATTAATTATTTACAAAGTCCATTGAATTCTGGAAATATTGGTTTATAGTAACTCTAATTTTTATATTAATAAATTCTTATTGAGTTTTTATTAATATAATGAGTTTTAAATATTAATTTTATTACAAACTCTAATTAATTACATTTTAAGCAATTTTATAAAAAATATTGTGTAAATTTGCACTATAATTAGATGAAGAAATACATAGATAATTAAACTTATAGATAATAAAAATATATATTTTAAAAAATAAAATGATTATGAAAAATGTAGAATCACAAGGTTACAGCAAAGAAAAAGCTTTAGAAGCATCAGGTTTAGAAATTGAATTAGAGCGTATGAAAAATGCGACTCAGGCATGGAAAAAAGACGGTTCTCCAATGGGAACAAAGGCACTTAATTTGTTTATGGCAAATTACATGAAGAAAAATAAAGTTGCCGGAGCTTATTTGGTTATCGAACCAGCATCTGATGATACTAGACTTCGTCCTTATTCTGTAATTAATGAAGTTACTACTGGTAAACGTAAAGCTACAACAACTTACCAAATTAAGGAAGCTGAATTGAAAGTTAAACACGTAAAAACTGTTAATGAAGAAGGTGAAGAAAAAGAAGTTCCTGTTGTTACAGTAGTTAATACTGGAGCAGTAGAAGGAAGAGCAGGAAAAAAAGATTCCGCTTTCAAATTAATGAAAGAATTGATTGAGGCTAACAACAAAAATTATGTTGTTGAGATCGTTAAAGAAATCACTGATGGACAGAAATATGCTGGCTATGGTCTGTATACTCCATCAAAATCAGCTAAATTGGGGAAATTTAATTTCTTTGTAGTTGACTAATTAGATATAATATCTGAATTTAAGCCAACAGTTATTTTAACTGTTGGCTTATTTTTTTTGTATTTTAATAACAACAAGTAAAGGTGTAACAACTAATAAAAATTGAATGGATAGTACAACAACACATGATACCCTTCTAGATGATAGAATGAATGAACGTAGTCTAGGAACTGCAGTAAGGGACACAAATGGAAAAATTATTAGATATGATTATAAGATTTTAAACCATGATGCGCCTGCATTAGAAGGTTCATTTACACTCGATGAGATGAATTTAATTTATAAATTATATTCATTTTCAGGGGCAAATTTAGATAGAAGAACTGTATCAAGAGAATTTGATTTAATTATTTTTAATGATTTTATTCGAATTTTGCCTGCATTTCAAATTACAAAGAAATGTCCTCCTTTTGCTCCTCATATTTCAGAGATGTATACGATAGATGAATTAGTTGCAATTGGTAGACAAACTAAAGAGAATCAATACTTTAAAAAGATTGAGCAGGATAATAATAAATTAGATCAAATTCGTGTTCAACAATTACTTAAAGAAAATTTTGAATTAAAAGAAGTTATTAGAGAAGCAGAAAGTTTTCCAGGTTTAAATTTTGAACCTATTGAATTTGTTTCTTGTCAAAATGCATCAGAAAATACTCTTTTAGTTTATTTATCAGATATGCATATTGGTGCACATAACTCTGGTGAAGGTGTTTATGATAATCCTTATTCTGAGGAAGAAGTAACTAGAAGATTACAAAAAGTATTTTATAAAATTTCACAATATAAAAACGTAGATAAAGTAATTATTGTTAATCTAGGTGATGCAATTGATGGTTATAATGCAAGTACAACTAGACCAAGTTCTAATCATGTATTGCCACAAAATATGACTAATAGACAACAAGGAGAAACCTTTGTTAGAGTTGTTACAAATTTCTTTCATAATATTATTAAGAATATTAACTGTAATGAAATACAGTTTTATTCTGTATGTGAATCAAATCATGGTGGTGATTTTGAAGCTGCTTGGGTAAATGGCTTAATTTGTGTTCTGGATATGATGGGAGTTAAATGTCATTTTGCAAGAAAACCAATTGAATATTTCAATGTAAATAATAGAACTTTTATTTATACCCATGGTAAAGATAATCTTAATCAATTTAAAAATTTGCCATTAACCTTAGACCAAAAAGCTGAAGCATATCTAAATGAGTTTATTGATAGAAGTGATATTAGAGGAAAGATATCTGTAATTAAGGGTGATTTACATCAATCTGCAATTACTAAAGGTAAGAAATTCACTTATCATTCCTGTGCTTCATTATTTGGAAGTTCTCATTGGATTCATGCAAATTTTGGGTTTACTGCTTGGGGATGTGATTATGCAATCCTAGATAAAGATGGTAATATTATAAATGGATTAATTGAAGACTGATGGCGATAACATATCATGCTTTTAGGACATATGATTACAAAGGAGGAGAATTAGTATCAGAGATAAATTTATTTAGACCTGGACTAATTAGTGAATTAATACATTATATATTAATTTCCTTTTTAGAAGATGTTGATTATGGAGATATTGATGTAGATGATGAGGCTGCTATAAATAGATTTGAAGTAGAATACCTTAGTAGAGAAGAATGTTTTGAAGAAGTAGAAGATTTTATTGCCGATTATGATCGAACATTAATTATGTATAAATGTGAAGGTAATATACTTGAAGAAATTTATTTAGATAGACAATTGTGGAATGAAATGGTTGAAGAATATTTAAATGAGTGAAAACGGAATAACTCTTAAGGAGTTATTAAAAGGTAAATCTACAATGATTAAGAATAAGGAATTTTTTCCTACTCGTAATTATGTTGAACCTTTTATTGATAGAATGTCCAAATTTACACAAGACTTTCGTTTTGATGTAAAGTTACCTGATCAAATGACTGGTAATAAAGAACATACAGATATAACATATAATAGAGTATTAATACAAGCTGTTTTACCTGAATCTCATATGATTGATAATCATGATGAGGTGATAGGATTTCTGTATGGTATTGATGTAAAGAAACCAGTGGTTAAGATTTACAAAGGACATTTAAATAGGGCTTGCACAAATTTATGTGTATTCAATCCATCATGGATTAATGTTCAGGAATTAATTCCTGGAGATCCGATTAATTTTAATCCAATTAGTGAATTATTAGAAATGCAGAGTGATTTTGCATTAAGACTAAAATCATTAAAAGATACTTATATCAACAGAGATGATAGACGTAGGTATCTTGGGGAATGGGTGGATTATGCTCTTAGAGAATCACAAGATTATGGATTTGGTAAAGTTAAGTTGGCGGTAAGTACTCCGATTGATGCGTATAAAGAATTATTTATAAATCAAGAAAGTGAGTATTATGTACCAATGGGAATTGATCCAAGTTTATTTGATATATATAACAGTTTTACTCAAATTATCAATGATGATCGCAAAGATCTGATGAATAAATTTGAAAAGACAATAATTATTAATAGGCTATTAGGAATATAATGGAAGAAAGAGAAAATTTTAGTATTCTTGATTTATTTATACAAAAAGATCAAGAGGATTATTTTTTAGATAATTTTTATGCATATGAAAATATAGAAGATCAGGATGGAAATCTGTTATTTGAGTTCATTGAAATGACTATATTAGATTTTGATTTAGAAGATAGTTATAGTAAACAAAGAGTTATTTACAGAAGAGTTTACGATAATAAATTCTTTGAATTTACTTATGCAAGATTTTATGATGGTCCTGAATTTGAAGAAGAAGGATGGGTTTTCTTTGAAGTATTTCCTCAAGAAAAATTAATTATTGAATATGTCTAATAGTTTTCAACTTGGAGGGGATCAACTTCTTGCAATTGAAACTGTTAAAAAATTCTTAAAATCTTCCGATATTGCTATATCTATTTCTGGTTTTGCTGGTACTGGTAAAAGTACTATAACCAAAGAAATAGTGAATTATTTAAACGATGAATATATTTCTTATGTATTATGTGCACCTACTCATATTGCTAAGTTAGTCTTAGAGCAATTTACTGAAGAGGAAGGGATTACATTACATAAATTACTCGCATTAACCCCTGATATTGAGATCCTTAACTTAGACTTTAAGGATCTCAAATTCTTAACAAATAATAAAATAAGTTTATTTCCTGCAAAAGGTGTTGTTATTTGTGATGAATCATCAATGGTTAATGATGAATTATTTGATCTACTGATTATGAAAGCCCACGAATATTTTGCAAAGATAATATTCGTGGGTGATGAAAAACAGCTTAGACCAGTAACTGCGTTAACTCATTCAAAAGTATTTAATTTACCTAATAAAATAACACTGAATAAAATCTATCGACAATCTTCTGAAAGTGGCTTAGTTCCAATACTTCCAGTTTTAAGGGAAAGAATTATAGATAGATTTTATGATTCTATTGGAACAAAAGGTTCTCTTACTTGTCATACAGATATGAGAGACTTTTTTTCTAAAATTATACCAGCATTTAGAATTGCAATTGAAAATAAGGATATTTTAGAGACAAAAGTATTAGCTTATACAAATGATAGAGTCGGTGTATTTAATAGAAAAGTAAAAGAGATTATATTTGGTTTAGAGAATGAGTACAGTAAATCTGAATTTTTAACTTGTTATGAAAATCTGGAATTTAATAATATGAATTTTTGGAACTCAATGACATATATTGTTGTTAGTGATCCAGTTAAGATTAGTATTGAAATTCCATATTTTATGTCATTGCCAGGTTATAGATTAAATTTATATGATGCGGCAAATGATGTAACTGGATATGTCTGTATTTTAAGTAAGTATATTTCAAAAGAGTATCTTGATTCTTTATGTTTTGTAATTGAATCTACTAGATTAGATGCAATTGAATTAAAACGAAGAAGATCAAGAGATGCTTCAAAAAGATGGAGGCAATATTATGAAATCATAAATAGTTTTGCTTCACCAATGGATTTATATTTTGATAATAGGTTGATTAGAAAGAAATCATTTGATTATGGTTATGCTTGCACAATCCATAAGGCACAAGGCCAGACGATGAATGACGTATTCATAGATATGAAGAATGTTTCAATTTGTAGAGATCCAGATGAATTAAGACAGCTACAATATGTATCTGTATCTAGAGCTAAAAATAACGTATTTATATATCAATAATGAAGATAATTAAAGTCATATATGACAGTAATTGTAAGTTTATTTTAGATATAATAAATAATTTACCTAATAAAAGAATCTTTATTGAGACTTATAATTATGAGAGTAAGGCTGAACAAAAAACTGCAAGAGGAATTTTAACTCGTTTTGGAACTAAGAATTTACCATTAATAGTTTTTGAAGATGAGAATTTAGTAGAATATAACGCTATTTGGAGTGAAAGAAATCCAAATTGGGAAGAAGAAATTAATAAAATACTTAATGATGAAAACTCTTAAAGGTTATTTTTATATTAATACAGGTTATATAGGTTCTCAAAGAGAAGAATCCTTTAATATTACAGTAGATGACAGTGTGTCAGGTGATTCTATATTAGAAGAAATGTTTGATAATTTTATGTATAATATAGATAAAGGATGGATAATTGAAGAAGAAAATATAATTGATTAATATGGAAGAATACTTTAAAAATGATGAACTAGCATATGATGCTTGGAGAAGCAAGTATCAATTAAATAATGAGACATTAGAGGAATTTTTTATTAGAATTGCTAGAGAATTTGATAGATTAGATAACTTTCCTCAATGTTTAAAACTTGATGAAGATAAATTTAAAAAATTATCTCCTTATGGTCAATCTAGAATTAAGGAGGATAAATACGAATTGTTTTTAGGCTTATTTAAAGATTTTAAATATATTATTCCTGGTGGATCTGTATTAGCTGGAATCGGTGGTACTAAACCTGTTTCTTTATCAAATTGTTTTGTATTAGAAACAGATGATTCTATTGAACCGATTTTTGATACTGCTAAAGCAATGGCCCAGATTTATAAAAGAAGAGGTGGTGTAGGAGTAGATTTATCTTCATTAAGACCACGTGGCGCAGGAGTAAACAATGCTGCAAATACAACAAGTGGTATAGTTCCATTTATGGAATTATATAGCCAAACTACTAATACTATTGGACAAGAAGGTAGACGTGGTGCGTTAATGCTTTCTGTTGATATTAATCATCCAGATAGTCCTGAATTTATTACAAGTAAACAGAATTTAACTAAAATTACAGGAGCTAATATCTCTGTTAAGTTAAATAATGAATTTAAAAAGGCTGTTGAAAATAATAAGGATTATATTTTAAGATGGCCCACAAATGTAGATTTATCTACTTATCCTGACGATGATTTAACACTTATTCCTTATAATAAATTAATTATGTTATGGGAAGGATTGTATGTTAAAAAAGTTAAAGCTTTAGAAGTATGGAATTCTATAATTGAATGTGCTTGGAATACTGCTGAACCTGGTATACTATTTTGGGATAACATTATTGATAATGATCCTGCAAGTGTATATCCTGAGTTTAAAGCAGTATCAACCAATCCCTGTGGTGAAATACCCCTTTCTCCTTATGATTCTTGTAGATTAATTGCAACTAATTTATTTAGTTTAGTATATAAACCATTTACTACGGAAGCCTATCTTAATTTAGAAAAGGCATATGAAATATTTTATGAAGCTCAGATTATTGCTGATATCTTAGTTGATTTGGAAATAGAATATGTTCAAAGGATTATTGATAAAACTGAAGGTGCTGAAAAGGAACTTTGGATTAAGATCAAAGAAATTGGACAAAAAGGTCGTAGAACCGGAACTGGTTTAACTGGTTTAGGTGATATGTTTGCGGCTCTTGATGTTCCTTATGGTGATGAAACTACTTTACATACTATAATGAGAACTAAAATGGAGGCTGAATTTGATGCATCTATTGACTTAGCAATTATTAATGACCCATTTCCAGCATATTCTGTAAGTAATGAATGGGATAATTATGATGAAACTGATATTGGGCCAACTATGGGAAATAATCCATTTTATGAATATTTCCAATGGAATTTTCCTAATCAATTTAAAAGAATGATTCAAAATGGTCGTAGAAACATTTCAATCTCAACAATTGCTCCAACTGGAACTATTAGTTTAATGGCTGGAGTTACAAGTGGTGGAGAACCCTTATATGATTATTATTATAGAAGAAGAAGAAAATGCAATCCTGGAGAAACTCCTGATTTTACTGATCAAAATGGGATAGGGTTTATGGAATATAATGTAATCCATCCTAAATTTAAAGAATGGGCACATATTATTGCAGGACCTATAGTTCCTCTTGATAATATGACTACTGGTGAATTAAATATTCTTGTAAAACAATCTCCTTGGTATAATCAAATAGCTGAAAAAATTGATCCTTCTGTAAGAATTAAAACTCAATCTATTTTACAACAGTACACAACTCATTCTATTAGTTCTACTATTAACTTAGCTGAATCTACCACAAAAGAACAAATTGATTTTTTGTATAGAGAAGCTTGGAATAGTAATCTTAAAGGAGTTACAGTATACCGTGACAATTGTAGAACTGGAATTTTACTTAAAAGTGAAGCTTCTAAACCAATTATCGAAGAAAGACCTACTGAAATAGAATGTAAAGTTGAGCATTTTAAGAATGAAAAAAAGGATTGGATTGCTTTTGTTGGACTTCTTAATGATTTTCCATATGAGATATTTACTGGTCCAAAAGATTTAGATGTATTTCCTATTCCTAGTAGTGTTATTTCTGGTAAAATTATAAAAGTACGTCAAGAGGATGGAACTTCAAGATATGATTTTAGGTATGTAGATTCTTATGGATATACAAATACCTTAGGAGGATTATCAAGAGTATTCGATAAAGAACATTGGAATTACGGTAGATTATTGTCTGCATTGCTAAGACAAAATATGGAAATTGTAAAACTTGTAAAAGTTGTAGAAGGACTTATTTTCAGTAATAAAGGTATGAATACTTGGAAAGCTGGTGTTATAAGAGCATTGAAAACATTTATTCCTGATGGAACAAAAGTTCATGGTGAAATCTGTGAAAATTGTGGTGGTACAAATGTAATTTATAATAATGGATGTAAAGAATGTAGAGACTGTGGCAGTAGCAAATGTGGATAAATGACTAATGAACAAATTTTAGAAGGTAATAAACTAATTGCTGAATTTATGGGTTATGAAATACCAAAACAAACTCATAAACTAGATTGGATCTATTATAAAGGAGTATTACAAAATATGCTATTTCATTATTCTTGGGATTGGTTAATTCCAGTAGTTGGAAAGATTGAATCTATCTATGATAAGCATCATGGACATTTTGGAGTACATATTTCAAGTAATACTTGTTCAATACAAGGCACTAATTTATGGAAATCTTTAGAAATGGAAGTGGATAATAATGAATCTATAACAAGACCATATGGCTATGTTTATTGTTCAGATTCAAATGTTATATTTGATACTAAAATAGAAAGTACCTGGTATAATGTAGTAGAATTTATTAAGTGGTACAATAATTACAAAGAAAAATGAGTAAATATATTTATATCCAAGCGGATACTAATGACGGTGATTACATTAGTGAATTAAATGAAATAGATGAAGAAGATTTAGTATCAATTCTTCCTATTATTCAACAAGTTGCTAATAATTTTGGAGATTTTGGAATGGGAGAATTTGGAGATTCTGCTGATAAACTTTATGGAGAAATAGATAATTATGATTTATTTAGACAATTTGTTCCCAGAGGAGAATATGGAATTCATACAATTGTCGAAATAAGAATTTTGGAAGTAACAAGTGATAAAAAATTATTATAATGGTAGTATTTTTTGAAGAAAGAGATTTACTTTCTTTTGGTTTATTTATGGTGTCAGATTTTAGGAAAACAGCTTATATTAATTCTATGAAAGAAACTCCTGCATTAGTTCCACAAGTTTTAAGTGAATGTGGGCAGGATGATTTAGAATTATGGATGTATTATAAACAAAATACAGAAAAGGGACAAGAAGATGCTTAATGTTCAGGTAATAAATAAATCATATAATGATTTACCAGAATATTCTACAAAAGGATCTGCTGGAATGGATGTAAGAGCAAATGTAATAAATGAAGTTGGTTATATTACTCTTTATCCTAATGAAACAAAGTTAATCCCAACTGGATTGTTTTTTGCAGTACCAGAAGGATATGAAATGCAAATTAGACCTAGAAGTGGTCTTGCATTGAAAAATGAAATTACAGTTCTAAATACTCCTGGCACTTTAGATAGTGATTATATTGGTGAGTTGGGAATTATTTTACATAATTTCGGGAAAAGCACATTCTTTATAAATAATGGTGATAGAATTGCTCAGATAGTGTTCAATAAATACGAATCCGCAGTATTAGAATCTGTTTCACAATTAAATGAAACTAATAGAGGAACTAGTGGATTTGGATCAACTGGTATTAAATAGTATGAAAATAGTACTAAGAAATGAATATTCAGTAACTATGCCAAAGGTGTTTATTACTGAAATTGATTTTAATATAGAAGAATTTTTAAAAGATTCAGAAATACATGATGAAGATGATTTAAGATACAGATTAGAGGATTTAATATGGGATGCTAATTATCAATATTTTGATAATGGGGATGAAGACATAGAAAATGATGATTTAGAAACTTTCATTGAAAATATAAATGAATTAGTTGAAAAATATTCATATTTAATTATCACTGAGTTAAAAGAAACATGTTGTAATAGCGCTACTGAAGAATCCAATTTTTGTAATATTTGTGGTAAAAAATTAAAGTAATGACAAGGTTAGAAGGATTAATTGAGGTTTTAAAAGAGAATGATTTTGACAATGAAGTAATAGATGAACTTATTTTAAAATATTATTCAACACAAGATGATATTACATTTTATTCAGAAGGATATACTTTTAAAGTATATACAAATGATGAAATGGAAGATAATTTATATGAGATTGCTGATGTAATTTATTGTGAGGTTATATCAGATATGCAAAGAACTACCAGAAATATAACATATAGTGATTATGTTCTTGAAGAATTAAAGCGTGATAATATAATAGATAATATTTCTAAAGACTTAAATTATTTTGAAGAAAAAGAAGATTGTTTATTTTTAGGTGAAACTGGTAGATATACAGTTTGTGAGTTAGTATAATGGAAGAAAAAGAGTTTAAGAAATATAGATATTTAGGTTATTGGTATCCAGGAGTTCCAGAACACTGGAAACCAATAGTCCTAAATATGTTAAAAGAAATGGATGAATATATTAAACCTAAGTTAGTTCCTAGGTTTATATATAATTGGGTTGCATGGTTTGCAAGAAGAGGAAGTGTTGTAAATGTTTCAAATAATTTTTGGTATAAAATTTCATATTATTTAAATAAAGGGAATTTTATTACTGATATTAAAGATAAATATGCAACTTTAAGAGTTTATGGTTATTTTGATAATTCTGTTGATGAAATAATTGAAAAAGCTGAAAAACTTTGTGAGAATACTTGTGAACGATGTGGTGGAACTGAAGAAGTAAAAGATATAGCAATTAAAGGATGGGTAACCAATCTTTGTATTAATTGTAGAACTGAATTAAAGCCAAAAAAGAATGATAGTAATATCGGAAATAGTACTAGTAAGTAGAAATGCACGTGATAAAGTTCAGGTTGCAATTACATCATTAAGTCAGAATGGTAATTCTTTTATTATTAATAGAAAAACTGGTCAGTATAAAGGAAAAATGTCAGTTCAACCTGAGTTAGTTATTGAAAAAGGTAAAGCAAAAAGGTCTGTAATTCAGCAAGCAGAGTTAGAATTTAATAGTATTATTAATAAATATTGTGATAAAGGTTATAAAAAACTACATAATTTAACTGATACTAAATTTGAAGAAATAGAAGATTCTGAACTTAATGAATTAGTTCCAACCATTAAAAGTGATGATAATGGAAACAATAAACCTATGTTAGCTAAATCATTTGATGATTGTCAGAATTCTGTATTGGAAAAACCAATGTATTGTTCTCGAAAACTTAATGGAGTTCGCTGTCTTATTAGGCAGGGTAGTACTAGTAGTAGAGGTGGTAAAGATTATGATTGTTCTACTATAAAAATTATGGAAGAACTTGAAGATTTCTTTATTGATCATCCAGATATAGTTCTGGATGGTGAATTATATATTCATGGGGAGTTTCTACAAAGAATTTCTGGTATTGCAAGATTAAAAACTTGGGAATCTAGGTGTGATAGATTACAATATTGGATTTATGATATAGCTTCTGAAACTGAAACTTTTGAAGAAAGATTAGAAACTTTAAAAGAAATGCAGGAGATATTTAAATCTGCTACATATGTTAAAGTTTTAGAGCACGTACTTACTGAGGGTTGGGATAAAGTTAAAACTTTACATGATAAATGGGTGGCTGAGGGATTTGAAGGATTAGTCGCAAGAAAACCTGATAAGGTTTATCAATTTGGAAAGAGAAATTCTACAATGATTAAGTTAAAAATGACTAAAGATGATGAGTTTGAAATTATTGATTATAAAGATGGGTTAAGACCTGAAGATTTTGTATTCGTATGTCAAACTAAATCAGGTAAAGTTTTTGAAGCTAAACCATTAGGAAGTAGAGAATTAAAAGCAGAATATTTAGAGAATATTGATAATATTATTGGTAAAATGGGAACTGTTAGATACTTTGAATTATCAAAGGATGGAATTCCATTACAGACAAGATTATTAGCAATCAGGGATTACGAATAAAAATTAAATTATGAAATTTAGAAAAGTAGTTGAGACTTATATCTTAAATGAAGAATTATTAGATATGGTAAATGAAGTTTTAGAATGTGATGATAAAGAACCTTTAACAACTTTGGAAAATTTAACAATTGAGAATTACATTGAAATCTTTGGAGAAGATTGGTTTTATGAGGAATTTGAATATGCAAGTGATGATAATTCAGTAATTACGATTGTTGAATAAAAATGAATGACTGCAAACGAATTCAATAAGAAATATGCAGACTTTATAGTTAAGCGACATCCTGGATGTTGTTTAATTAATAAGTCTGTTATTGATTATTTAGACAGAGAATTTGAGGAATTGATTAAAATCCCAGGTTTTCAATTCCACGAGATTAAACCAAGGTTTAATTTCTTTAGATTAACAGGAACAGATTTATCTCAAGAAAAGATTTGGGAGATTGAGAATAAATTATATGAATTACATAAACAATGAAATTAATAATAAAAGAAAAATCAAAATCACAACTTAGGGAAGTTTATGTTATTGAAGTTGATTTTATGTTTGGGGACGCAGATGGTAATGAAACTTTAACTTTTGAGTTTTCTGAAGCAGAGTATGCAGATTTATATTTTGCAGATGAAGTGCATTCATTTATTAAATCTATATTAGAAGCAATTGATATAGATCGTCTAGGAAGAGGTGGTTTTGAATCTTCAAGAGAATGTATAAGATGGTATGGTTTAGGTCAGGATTATACATGGAAAAATAATAAAATGGCATATGTTGAAGTACATAATCCAGTTTATCAGTGGAATAGATTTTGTGAAGATGATTATGATATTGAAGAATTTGAAGAGTTAGAATTTAGATCGGATAGATTTTTATATAGCATCCCAACTTACTCTGATAGATGGTATGGTTCATATGAATCTATTACCATTTCATATTATGATGATCAAGGATATAAATATTTAGTAGAAATTGATGAGAAAAATTAGTGCAGAAATAATTGCGGACAGTACAATACATGGCCATAGATTGATTACTTATATGTTGACTTATCCAAGATTTATACATGCAGAACTGATGACACATCGTGTGTTTTCAAGAAATTCGGCTAGTAGCAGAGCCATACCATTTGAGAAAATGATAAAATCTGTTGGAGAAGATCCGTTTATTCCTATTGCATGGCAAAAAGATCATAAAGGTATGCAGGGAGCACAATATATTACTTCTCCACAGGGAATAGAACATTGTAATAATTTATGGGAAGTAGCAGCAGAACAAGCTGTTAAATCAGCTAAGATGATAAGAATAATGGATGGAGAAATTGAGTATCCCGGTACAATTGAGGAAGTATTTTCTGATTTTGAAGATGAGGATGAGATTTTAATTACAAAACAACTTTGTAATCGTCTTTTAGAACCGTTTTTATGGCACACTGTAATAGTAACATCAACTGAATTTTCAAATTTCTTTGAATTAAGATGTCCTAAATATATTCAACATACTATAAACAAAGTAAACACTTTTTACAGTAAAAAAGATTATGAAAATAAGTATGGTAAACAAGATATATCTGAATTAGATTGGATTAAATCTAGTCAATCAGGAGCTGAAATACATATTCAAGCATTAGCGGAAGCTATGTGGAATGCTAAAAATGAATCTACTCCTAAAGAATTAAAAGAAGGTGAATGGCATATTCCTTTTGGAGATAAAATATCTGGAGATGTTACAAAATGGTTTTCAACTATTGAAGATCAAGCATATTGGTTAGGAAAAGATATGACTAAGTTATTTCTTAAAGTAGCTGTTGCACGATGTGCTAGATTATCTTACATGACATTTGATGGAGAAATAGATTATAAAAAAGATATTCAACTCCATGATACACTGTTAGCTAGTAAACACGCAAGCCCATTTGAACATGTAAGTCGAGGTTTAACTGAAGAAGAATATAACACATTAGGTAAAATGATATTAGATCCAGTTAAAGGTTATGTTTTTGAAAAAGGATGGGCTGATAATTTTAGAGGATTTATATCTTATAGAAGAATTCTAAATTTCTAAATTTTAAAGGATTTATTAAAATTTTAATTATTATCTTTGCATATAACTTTAAATGAAGAATATGTCAGGAATTTATAAAATTTTAAATAAATCCAATAACAAATGTTATATTGGTAGTACAGTTAATTTCGGTGATAGAAAAAATTTACATTTTTCTAAATTAAAACGAGGAAAACATCATTCAATTATTCTGCAAAGAGCATATGATAAATATGAAATAGATAGTTTTGAATTTATTATTTTAGAAGAGTGTGAAAATGAAAAACTTCTAGAAAGAGAACAATGATATTTTGATAATTATAAACCAGAATATAATGTTGCAAAAGTTGCAGGAAATACACTAGGTGTTGCCTCTACAAGACGTATAGCTATAGTACAATATGACTTAGATGGAAATCAAATAAAAATTTGGGATTGTTTAGAAGATATTAAAAAAGAATTAAATTTGGCTGCATCCTCAAAGATATCTGAATGTTGTAAATTAAAACGAAATAAAATTTATGGCTTTGTTTGAAGATATTTAGAGGATAATCCTGGATTTTCATTAAGTACAGTTAGAAAAGGTAAATGTATTGCTGAGATAGATTCTTGTGGAAATATTATTAATGTATGAGAAAGAATTATAGATTGTGCAAATGATATAGGAACATCTTCTGCAGCAATTTGTGATACTTTATCAGAAAAATCCCGAAGAAAAACAATATATAATAGAATGTTTAAAAGAATAGAAAAAGAAGAGTTAGAACAATATCGTTATTTAATAGAAAATAAAAATGATTGATAATATAACTTTAGAAAGAATAAAATTACTTCATCCTAAAATTAGGAATGAAGTACATGATATATATGTAAATGAAGTTGTTCCTGCTTTAACAGGTAAATCAACTTGTAGATTTGCATACACATTAAGAACATTTGCTGAACAAGATTTATTGTATGCACAAGGTAGAACCAAATTATTTGATGCAAGTGGAAATCGATTAGGTATCGTAACTAATGCTTCTGGTGGAAAATCTATCCATAATTATGGATTAGCTTTTGATATTGTATTGTTAGAAAATGCAATTGCTTCATGGGATATAGTAAAAGATTTTGATGGTGATCATGTTCCAGATTGGATGGAAGTTATTAATATCTTTAAAAATAAAGGATATGAATGGGGTGGAGACTGGAAAAGTTTAAAAGATACACCACATTTACAAAAGACTTTTGGATTAAACTGGGCACAATGTTCAGCTATATATAAAAGAAAAGGTGGATTAGATGCTGATGGATATATTATTTTTTAATTAAATGGAAGAAAAGGCATTAAGATTTAATAGTGGAAAACCTAAATGGTCTTTAGTTCATTATAAATCAATAGTTCCCATGATCCGTGTATTGGAATATGGGGCACATAAATACAGCACTTTTATAAGTCAAGATGGATCAAAAACTGTAACAGGTGCTGAGATAACTCAAGAAGAAGCAAAGGATTGGATTTTATTAACCTCTGGAAGAAATAATTGGAAGAAACCAATGGATCTGAAAGAGATTTTAGAATCTATGCAACGACATATAGCTCAATTAATGGATGGAGAAGATTGTGATTTAGAGTCCGGTATTAATCATATGGGACACATAATGTGTAATGCAATGTTCTATAATTATCATAAAGATAATGAACTTTTAACTTAAAATGGAAAAGAAGGCAAAGTTCAAAGTAGTGCATAATAAACCTCAGTTAATTTGCTCTAAATGTAGTGAATTAGTGAAATATTCAAAAGATTTCTCAGAAGAGGATTGGAAAGCATTTAAAGGAGAGATTTTATTAAAACCACAATTTTGTGATAAATGTGAAGAAATTTTAAAATATAAATAATGCAATATATTAAATTTTTACAAGGATTACCAGGAAGCGGAAAAACTACATGGGCTAAGAAAGTAATTGAACTGAATAAAGACTATGTAATTGTTTCTAGAGCAGAAATATCTAAAATAGTTGATGGAATCCCTTACACAGAAGAAATTCATAATGATGTGTTTGAATTGCAGAAGATTATTTGTAAAATATTTCTAAATTCTGGAAAATCTGTAATTCTTGATGATATGAATTTTGATCCAAAATATTGGGAATATTTTTCTCAATTATCTGTTTCTAGAGGCATTCCAATTGAAAGGATTTTCTTTGATGTGCTAGTTGAAGAATGTATCGAACGAGATTCAAAACGTGAAAAACCAATTGGAAAAGTAGCTATCGAGCTTGCGTATACAAAGTATCTTAAAGATAATAATAATGAATAAAGAGATTGTGATTAAAATTTTGGAAACCAATTCTGTTTCACGAGATGAATTACATATTTTTATTTCAGATTATATATTGGAAAAGAAAAATAAGAACATCTCAGGACAAGAATTAGCTGCAATTGAAAGTATGATCCATCAAGGATTTTTAAATCTAAGATTTGCTGCTGAACAAGCTGCATATGATTTGGGATTAACAGTATTATCTTTATTGGATAATGCTTCAAATCCTAAAAAAACTTGGGTATATGAATAAATAATAATAGGGAAGGATTGTAGTTTAACTACAGTCTTTCCCTATTTTTTTTTGATTTTTATATTTTTTATGAAAAAATATTTATATTTTTGATGATTAATTTAATATTATAATTCTTATGGAAAATTCAAATTTTGCTTCATATACACCGTACATTGATGATCTTTCATCTGATGAAAAATTAAAAGAATATTATACTCAGCATCCTCATTTTTCTAATGAGTATTTAGATAGATATTTAGCACAACTAACTCCTGAACCTAAAACTATGATTGTAACAACTCCTAAAGATGAAAAACATTACTCCACAAGTGATATTATAGGAAATAAAGAATATTTTGCTAAATTATTAGGAACTAAATCTAATTATGTTTCTCCAGTTAAAAATGAAATTACTGATGAAATTAGTAAAATGGATGTACCTGATGAAGATAAAGAATATCTAGTAAAATTAGCAGGAAGAGAAAGTAATTATAATCCAACTGTCAAGAATAAATTTGGGTACTATGGATTATATCAATTTGGTGATAGTGCTCTAAAAGATATTGGTGAGACTAGACAATCTTTTACAGATAGTGCAACACAGAATAATGGTGCACTAAAATTAGCTAAGTTAAATGAATCTCGTTTACAAAATGTAATGAGTGAATTTGTAGGTAAGAAATTTAGGGGATTAAATATCACAAGAAATGGAATTTTAGCTGCAGCACATTTATTAGGTGCAGGAAAAGTGCAGAAATGGTTTAGTGAAGAAAAACCTGATGCAAAAGATTATCATGATGGTTTTGGAACAAAAATAGAAGAATATTTAAATCTTTATTCATAATAAAACAGAAATACCCACAGTACAATCGTACTGTGGGTATTTTTTTTTATTCTGATGGATGCATAAACTCAAACATCTTAAGATCTTTATTCATTAATTGTTCAAATGTTTTATTTCCTCATAATACACTGTGTACATCTGTTGCAGTTTTAGTTCCTCAAGCTCAAAAAACTGGCTCAGTTTTTAAAGCTCCTAAAGTATTATTTCATAAATTTCCTTCACTTAATACTTTTTTATTTACGGATGCCATAAACTCTACTGTTCTTCCATCAATTCCATCAGTACCATTTTCTGCAATTCAGCCATCATAAATAGCCTTCATCATACCAAACAGTAAAACCATTAATAATGAATCTACCATTGCAAAACCTACTCTCTCATTTCTATGATCTTTATTTTTTGCAATTTCTCCTCAGTTTCCTTTTATAACATCTTGCATTAGATATCCTACAGAGTATAATAACCCTTCTTGTGGATGTCCTACTCATGCTAACATTGGATCTCCAGTATTTTCAGTAGTTGCTTTAAATCCAATAATTTCATCAGGATTTGTTTGACTATAAACAGGTTCTCTTCATAATAATTGACCTGTTTCCTCATCAGTTACTTGTTGATGACTTCCCATCATACTTTTATCTGCAGAAACTGGTTTACCAAATCACATATTCATCTTACCTGGCCAGAATTGAAGTAATTGTAATCAGATTATTCCATACCAAGTATTATGTCACTCGGCTTGACTATCTTTATCATAATATCCATAAACTGTATCAGTAAAAGATTTAAATCCAGTTCTTTCTTTTTCAGAATAAGCTTGATCTAATAAATCAGTTGCTTCATCAAGAATTGGATTGTTTCCTTTAGCTAATTCTGTATTTCTTTCACCTAAAATTATTGTATAAAGATTTCTTTGTTCATTATATTTTAGATTATTCTTTGCAGGAATATATTGTCCATCAGCATTTTTATATTTTTCTCTATTTTGGAAATAATATTCAAATCGCTTATCTTGAGTTGGATCATAGTGTATATAACCTTTATCGTCTAAAGTATGTGCATAAAAACTTCCATCATGAATCATTTTTGCAATGAATAGAGATAATCTATTATAATAATCAGGAATAGTATTACAAGCATACATCCATTTACTTAATCCTAACATAGCACCTCTTCTATTTGTCTGCATTTTTCTCGGTAAAGAATTAACATCCATATTTGCAAATCCATAATAAAGATTTATTCCATCCATTAAATTTCATTTTTTAGACATTTTATTATCAACTGCTAACATAATCTTCATTGCTTCTGCTAAATCTTTAATATTAAATGGTTTTTTTCCACCATAAATATTAAGGGCAGCCAATCCTACATTTTTATACAATCCAAATGTTAATTCCTTTGCCATTAAAGCAGGACGAAATCCTAACATTGCAGCAGTTGCAATGGTTTTCCCTGATCGAACTAATCTAATTGCATCACTTGCCTCTGGATCAATAATAGGTTCATCAAATAATCCTAATTTTATTCTATTAGTAATGTATTCTAATTGTTTAGATATGTTTTCTTTATTTTTTCCTGCAAGTAATTTCATTCATCAAACATATGATGTAATATTTGGAAGAATTGCGTCAACATTTGCTTTTCTTATACTACTGAAAGCAACTCTATGAGCTATTGTATCTAAATCCAATTCATAATATCCTGGGGAATTTTCATTAATTAGTCTAACTTTCATTTCATCTGATTGCATAGAATAAATATCATACATTTCATTGAAACCTAATTGTGTTTCTTTAATTCTATTTAAATCATTTTCTGAAAATTCTCTTGGATCTAAATAGTCCTTAGTTTCATCAAGTCATTTAGATACATCTTGTCATAATCCTGCTAATCCACTTTTTAAAATTCTATCATTTCTATTAATTTGTTGAGAACGCATTATTGGCATTTTGAAATAATCTCCAGAAATAATACTCTTTATAATTATACCAGAAGTATCAGTTTTAGTAATAGATTCTATACTTGTTAAATCAATTTTACCTCATAATTTTTCTGGAATATGTAGTCTATATTTTTTAATTTCAAATAACATTTGCTTAGAATATTCTTGTTCAGCCTGTGTTAGAGTCTTATCAGAATATGGATCTTTTAATGACCAACTATTAGAAACTTCACTGCCATCATGTTCTCACATATTTTTATTAAGAGATCTAACATTACCAATTCAATTTTGTGAAAGATTTGAGTAGTTTATTTTTTTAAAAAATTCATATGTAAATGCAGCTATTGTAGTAGATTGTTTATACATTTTATGTCTAATACTAGAATTTGCTCCTGTAATCATTTTATTAATATTCTGTAAATCTACAGAACCTATACGATCAGGAGTATTAGTTTTCAAACCACCAATAATTCCTAAAATTCTTCTACCAGTTTTATCATAATCTGCTTGTTCATCTGAATAAAAAGCTGCTAATAAACTTTTAAAATCAGAGAAACCAATAGCAAAATTTCTCATTTGCATAAAATCTCCCTCTGGGACATCTCCTGATTTAGCAACAATTAATGAAGATAGAATTGCAAAAACATATTCAAGTCTGTTCTTAAAATCAATTTCAGAACCAAAAGTTTTTTTCTTTAATTCTGGAAAAGCATCAGCAAGTTCTCTATGAATTTGTTTCAATTTATACAATTCCATTCCTTGATAATCTTCACCATATTTTAAAACAATTTTTTCAACTGATGTAGACTCTAAATTAAGAACTGCCTCTTGCATTTCTGTAACAGCTCTATCTGTAAGATTAAGAAAATTAGATAAATTTATTTTTGGAGTTATTCCTTTTGAAGTTAATAAATCAAAATATTGTTTTTGTATTTTATTTACATCAAAATATCTTGCCTGAGATCCCTCAACATTTAATGGTATTAAATTCTTAATTTTATTGAAATCTAAATCTAATTCATCATAATAATGATGAAAAAATAATAACATTTTTAAATATTCAACCTCAGCAAATGTTGTGTTTTTATCATATTTTGCATCACCATTTAATACAGTCAAACTAAATAAAACTAATTTATTACTTCTTTTACTTTTTAATAAGATAAATCCTAAAGAATCAAGTGCCATATTATTTTCAACAACTTTATAATCACCATTTAAATACGGAGATAGTAAGGCATTAACATGAAGGGTTTGGTGGTCATTAGCCATCTTAAGAGGTAAATCCGATTTATTTAGAATTGCCTCAGAAATTTTATCCTTTAATTGCGTAACTCTGTAATAGTTATTTTCCGATAATTTCTTAGTATATGCGTAAACTCTTTCTTTAAATTTTACCAGTTTTTCAGCATCTGATAAACCTGGTGCCCTAAATCTAAAATTTTCATCTTTAATTAAACCAAGTTCAAAATCATCAATTTTACTAATAAATTCTAATTTATTATTTTTTATTGCATCTGCAATTATTTTTTCTGGATCATTTTCATCCTTAGATGTTTTGATCTTATATAATGGGAATAAAAAAGCTAAATCTGCTAAAAATCTATCATTCTTTTTAGTATCATATTCTATATTAAACTTTTCAGGAATAATTAACTGAGCAGTTCTTGTTATAGTACCAGTAGATTGTAAACCAGTATTTGCAGCAGATAATGATACAATTTTTCCTGCGCTAAAATTAATTGGATTAAATTTATTTAAAGTTGAACGTTCTCCAATACTGATTGGAATAACATTTATAGAAATAATATTTTTAGCATTAATATGTTGTGCTAATAACTGTCTTTGAAGTGCTAATTCTCAATCTGTTGTTAATTTCTTTGTTGAATCCCAGTCTGGATAATCACGTTTTGATAATTTTAATTCAAAAATATGAACATTTCCATCCTCATCAACTACAACAAAATCTAATTTTCCTTTTAAACCAATGGCTCCACCATCTATAGTATCTAATATAACATTAGTTAATATAGTTCCTTTACTATTTAGAGTTGAATAAATTTTATATAATACATCTTTAATTTTATCTTTTCAATCCTGACTTTCTCCACCTAAATGCCATTTATTCTTTTCAATTAAATCATCAATATTCTGTTCAACACTAATATTAAATTCACCTTGAGAAAATTTAAGACTACTTAAAATTGAATGTAATCCAATTCCAAAATCTCTTAATCCTTTTTCTATTTCAATAACATCTTGAATATCCTTTGTATATTGTATGATTTTATTACTTATATCTGGATTATCAGCATATTGAGAAATTAGTTCTTTTAAACTTCAATCAATATGTGGATTAACTCCATCAGAAATTAATTTCCTTTTAACTTCTGATAGTATTCTATTTTCTTCAATATATTCAGGAGCTAATCTTTGTTTAGAAATTCCTAAAGTTCCTAAAAACTCTTCCTGTCTAGTAGTAATAAATTGTGAAATATCCATTTTACTTGGATCCATTGATATAGTTTTTCCTCTTGGAAATTGATCTTTAATTTTATCTACTATACTATTTACAATTTCATCAGAACTAAAAATTTTTGTATTTTTTAGTTCTGATGTATTTTTATAATAATATTCAGTTAATCCTGTTAAAGTTACAGGATGTTTAAAATTATCCTTTAATAAGTAAGTACAATTTATTGACATTGTATTTCTAAATTATTGTTTTTAATTTGTTCTGACATTCATTCACGGAAATTGGTTTCAAATAAAATTAAACTTTCATTTCCTATTTCATGAGAGAGTCTGGGAAATCTTGATTCCATAGTAGTATTTAATATAGAAAATATATTTGAATCTTCTGTTATTGGTTCTAATTCTAATTTTATTAAAGCACTATTTATTGCATTGCTAAATGATTTATAATCAATAATATTTTCAATTCCAAGATTAATTTTATTAGTTAATTTATTAATTAATTCTTCTTCTAATTCAGATAAATCTTCTGTTTTAGAATTAGAAAGTAATTTATAATTTTGTAATACTTCTTCATATGTATTTTTACTTAAATCATTGTATTTTAATGCAATAAAAAATAAATGTAAATACTCATGAATAATATTTTGTTTACCAGAATTAAGATTTGCAGTATTTATAACCAATCTTTGTCCTTGTTCATTAGATTCTATTCAAGCCTGTTTAGATTGAAGATCAGTATTATATACATGATCTACATCAATATTAAAAATTGTTGAAAATCTTTTAGTTAAATCTGAAAGTATAATTCTATTTCTAGCAATAATATCCTCAGGAGAATTATTATTTTCACCAATTTTAAGATCTAATTTTTCTAATTTTGATCCAATTTTACGATTTCCTTTCTTTGCATAAATTCACATTATATCATTAGAATTTTTAGGAATAGTTTTAATTACTGTTAGAATTTTACCCCTGTGTGAAAATGTATTAAATTCTATAGTAATGTTATCAGCTGAAGCAGAAGTAATTTGATATAATTTGTTTTGAGAAACCATATTTCCATCAACTGTCTTAGCTAATACAATATACGCTCCAGGTTGTAATAATTCTCTTTTTTGTTCAGTTTTTTCCTGAAAATTAGAATTATACAATGCTTTATTAAATCTTTGATAATAACCTCTTTCTAAAGTTTTTACATATAATCCAGTTCCGTTAATATTTCGTTTAAAATTAATTGCATTAATTAAATCCTCAGTAACATTAGTGTATCCTTCATAGTCTTTTGGATTTTTATTATATATTTCTTCTGCAACAAGTGTTCCTATATTTAATTGTCCACTTGGCATTAACAAAGCTGTCTGAAAATCTAAATTACTTGGGATAAAACATAACATTGAAGTTTTATCTTCTCCTTCATATAAAGTCTGTAAAAATAAATTATTATATTCTATATTTTCAATAGCAGAACTTCTACTAATATCACGTGTAGTAATAAAATTAGTTCGTTTTGATAAATCATTATCTACTAAATATTCATTTATTGGCATTAAAGTTTTTTTATCAAAATTAATCATTGCTAATAAATTTTTATCTTTATTTAGTATTTGATAAATTTGATTATATTCAACTCCTTCATTAGTTTGCTTTGGTATTATAACAAAGTCTCCTTCTGAACTTAATTCAAAATTATCAAAACTTGAATAAGAAAATTTAGCTGGAGATTGATCTTTTGCAATTCTATTTGCAAATTCTGACATTTCTTGAAATACTTCTCTAGTAACCTGTGGTTTTTTTCTATAAACATTTACTACAGAATCTCTACTAATTGCTTCAGAATAATATTTATCATTTCTTTTTACTAATATATAAATTGATTTTTCATCATCACTTATTCCAAGAACTTTATTATATCTTCTTTTACCTTTTTCATCAATATGAAGTATATAATCAGATGAATCAATAGGAACTTGAGGATTTCTTCTTAATTCTATTGCATCATAATTTTTTAATGTCTGAACTTTTTCTTCCCATGTTTGGTCAGTAAATTCATCTTCAAATGCATTTTTATGTGTTATTAGAGTTGTAATTCTATCTAAATTAACATATGGATTTTCTAATAATACATCTTGTTTTTCACCAGTATAAACTTTATTAAGCAATAATTTAGAAGGAGAAACATCTTTAATAGTATTTCAATAAGTTTTTACCTCAGTTTGTTTAGCCCCATTCTTTATTTTTTCTTTTCTAGTTTCACTTTGGACTCTACCACCTCTTACTGCGCTAGATAAAACTAATGATTTAGGTAAATATTCACCCTTATTTGCTTTTATAACAATTGAATCATTTGAATTTATTTCATTTGCTTCAGTAGTATTTAGTATTTTAGTTCCTTTAGCTAATTTTCTAAATTTTATTTCTCCTAAATATATTCTGTCTGTGGCAATTTTAATTTTTCCTTCACTATTATAAAATCCTCTAATTTTTATTCTATCATCCTCTATATCCACATCAACAGGAACAATATATCTTGTATAATCCTCTTTTTTAGGAATTAATATTAAATCTTGACCAAGACTTAGATTGGATTTTATAAAATTAACCATAGATTCTAAATCTGTAAAATCTTTAGAAGTTTCTTGTGGTGAATAATAATCATCCTTTTTTTCTAGATACTTCTGAATCTTTATTCCCTTTTGAGTTAAAGTAGATTTTAAATAATCATCAGATATTTTACCATATTCCTCTGATGCTTCTTTATTTTTATCTACTCAATTTGTTTCTCCTAAATTAAAAATTTGTTTTAAAAGTAAATCAAATTGTGTATTTAAAAGGAATTTTGAACCAGTTATTATATTTACTAAATCAGCGTAAATGGCATCTCTATTAGGATTTTGAGATAAACTGTCTAAAATTGGATTCTGAAATTCTAAATTTTCATTTTCTCCAATAAATTTTCCAATAAAAAATTCTTCTGGAGTATATTCTTTAGTTATGCCATATTTTAATAAAACATTTGATAAATTTTCTTTAGACATTAAAGATCCCTGATGTTTAAAAATTCCATAGAACATAGAGAGATAATTATTTTTATCATAAACTATTGTTGGATCTTCTGTTCCATTATTTATTACAGTAGCTTGATTTTGATCAAATTGTCCTGAAATAAATATTTTCTTATGTTTTAAAGGTCCTTTATAAAAGTTATTTAAAATAATAAATAATGCATTATCTGTTTGTGCTTCTATAGTTGTATCACTAAAACTGTTTAAATAATCCTCTAATTTATTTAATTCATCTATTGGAGCAGTAGTATTTAATACTCCAGTAATGTTTAGATTATTAAAATAAGTATCAATTTTATTTTCTGAAGCAAGATTTAATAATTCCTGAAAATTAATCTTCTGATATTTAGTTCCATTAATTTTTTTATAATCAAAGGCAATATCATAATTAAGATTCTTTCATATTGCATTTTGTAATGAATTATTAGTTACCTTCTTACTAATAAGTTCATTTAATTTAGTAATAACCTCGGAATCTTTAGTGTTTCTAATTATGTTATTTATTTCATTTACTGTTAAACCTGTATGTAATGAATTTAAATAGGCAAGCAAATTACTAGTACCTTCTTCTTTAGAAGTTGGGAGTAATTCTAGAAATTTTTGATCCTGTAAAGATATTTGGTTTACAGTGGAGGGGATTCTTAGTTCCCCCCCATTTGGTAATTTTACATAAAAATAGCACTTCATTATATACAATTATAATTAATTATTAATCCCTTTAAGTTAATTAGGTTTTTTAATTTATCTACATTTCTAGTTAACTCTAAATTTGCGTTATTTACTATATCCATTTCAGTATTAATAACATAATCTCCATTTACTAATGATAAATTATTATTAACTCCAGTTGTTAATTTATTTCTAACATTTAAAGTTAAAAATAATAAAGTATTTAATTTACTTCTATAGATTTCTATTCTAATTGCTGGATTTTCAATTGGTAATAAATCAAGTAGTTTTGCTTCTCCTCTATCAATTGCAACTGAATATTTTATATATTCTCCTGCAATATTATTATTATTCTTTATATAATCCTCAAACATTGGAGTTAATCTCTTATCTCCATAAGAATCATTATTTACAATTAAATTATAAACATAAAGTAAATCTTTTCACTGCATATTAACTCCTCTTACATTTGGTATTTTTACACACTTTTGATCAATTTCATTAAATTGATTTAATAATATCTGAAATTTTTCCAAATTAATAGTTGAATTTAAACTGCTAATAGGAAAAGTTGGAGTAACCTGTGTTGTGGAAATATTAAAGCTATTTTTAACAGTAGATAATCTTAATATATTACCTAAATCTGTATTTTGTTCATTTTTTAAAATTTGTAATCCTAATACTTCTACCATTCTTTTAAAATTAGCAATACCAGTATCAGTTTTTAAATCAATTATATAATCAGGATCAGTAACTTTTACTGTTACAACTTTTCCTTGGTCAAATACTGTAGGATTTACAAGTAAAGCTCCTGAAGTTGAAATCTTAGCTAAATCATCTCTGTATAAAGTTATTGAGTTTATACCTGCTAATCTTAATCAATCCTGAACTTTAAATACTAATGCTTCAGCTTTTTCTCCATTTTTTAATCAAGAGGCAACAGCTAATTTATCATATAAATTAATTATTCTTCTAATCATAACATCATCAATGTTGATAGAAAATGCAGGATTACCTCTTCAAGTTTTAATTGCTCCTTTATTATATTGTTGGATATTTAGAGAATTTGTTCTGATAATATCACGCATTTGCGAAAATATAAAATTATACTTTTTTGACGATATTAAAAGTATATTATTAATAATACCAACACCATCAATCATAGCTTTGAAATGTGGTGAATTTTCTATCACATCAAAAATATTTATTGTATTTTTTATAAGATTGTAATAGCTTGTGGTTATTTTTCTATAATTTTCATTCTTTGGATGCATATAATATCTAAAGTCAAACTGCCCTCCCAATAAACTTACATTTTTAGTTTCTTCAACACCAGTTGAATTAATAAAAGATATCTCTACATTATTTGCTAAATTAAATATATCTCTAACATAACCTCTATCCTTTTCTCCTTCATGCAGAAGTGGATTTTGTCTAATGACTCTATTAATTAATGAAATTCTAAATTGTTCAGATGTATCCCAAGTTGAACTATCTCTTAATTTTATTGCATCCTGTCCAAATATGGCACCCTCTCTATTTCATAGAATTTGATCAAATCCAGTTAAGAATCTATTTAATTCTATAGAATTAGCAGCAATTTTCTGATTAACTTTTAACATACTTGCTAAAATCTTAAATTCTTGTGCTCCTTCATAAATATCATGAAATGTTTCTAGATCTTTAAATTGCTGTAATATAGATGCCTCTAATTGTTTCTTTTCATTATCAAATTGTGTTGAAATTAATATAGTTTCTTTCTCAGTTTTTGGAATTATTTGAGAATATTTTTTCTCAAGTTCTTCAATTAATTTTGTTTTATCATTATTTAGCATTGTTTCATAAGATACTAATAATTCATTAATATATAATTTCTTTGGATCTTTAAAATAATTTGTATTTAATCCTTTAATTAGATATTGAACAATTGGAGAATTCATATATTTTACTACTTCATCAATTGAAATTCCTAATGAAGTTAGGTATAAATGGGTTCCTAATAATTCAGTTATTCCATTAATTTTTGCCATAACTAACTCCTTTGCATTATCAGTTGCACCTGATATAATATTTGAAACAACTACTGCAGCTCTATTGTTAAGAACATCCAGCTGTTTATTTAATTTAGTTAATCCAAAAGCATCTTCTAATTCCTTAGTCATTTCTTTAGATATATTAATATCTGCAATTGAGGAGATATTATATGATTTACCATTAATATTAAAGGTTTTCAAGAAAGCTTTATTACTTAATCTTAAATCTTCTGGTTGAGTTTCTAAATGTTTATATCAATTATTGTAATAATTAGTTAATGCTAAAAATACTTTTAATCCATTTGCACCAATACCTACATCAGCCTTACCAACTGCTGCCTCTTTCTGTTGTTTATAGAAACTTAACATATCTCAATTTGATAAATTTCTATAACTTGCATCCATTCCTGCATTTTTTGCAGCATCATGAAGTGATTCTACATCTACTGGTATAGAAGAAAGAAATTGACTACTTGGGGCAGAAATAACTTGTCTAATTCTTGCAATAACAGAATTTTTTACTGCATTTTTAGAATAAATAAATTTCTTAAATGAATTATGTTTATTAACTAAATTTAAAACTAAGTTTGCATATGGATTTATATTATTTTTAATAACAATAACATCTACTTGATTAAGTTTTCTTAAGATATTTCCAATAATTTTTGCTTCATCTAAAGATAAATTAATATCTGAAAGATCTTCAATATCACTTGGAATATTAGTTATTTTTGAAAAATCTAATATATCTTGATCTAGATTAATACCATTATCATTAAATGTGTATTTTTTATATGAAGGTAATGGAAATTTCTCTAATTCATTTAACTCCTCAACTGTTGAATAATTTGATAAATTAGTTCAAGTATCATATTGACCACTTTTATTAAATCCATATCCCATGATATATGCTTTATCAATATCGAAGTCAGATCCTTGAATTCAAATCTGTCATATTGATACATAGGCATCATTTGATTCTGTACTAAAATATCCAATATTCTTCATCTCCATTGCAGATTGTAAAGATTGTGCTGGAATTCTAGAAACAATAAACTGATGTGATTTCTGCCATGAAGCATAAACTCTTTCTGATAAAGTATCTAATACTCCCTCTTTGTTATTAATAAATCAGGTATTATCTAATACTTTTGGAGATTCTCTATATCCAGTAAAGTTTTTAAAGATTGAAAATGATAGACTATTTAAATCATACTCTGTAAGGGTGTGATCTCTATTACTTTTAACAACATTATTAATCTTATTATTCATTAAAGGAATAATTGATGAAATCTCACCTTGAAATGAGTTAATAAAATCAGAAACTGTTTCTTTAAAATCTCTATATATAACAGTACTGTGTGTATCAGTTTCTTTGATACGAATTGGATCACCTATTTTTATATAAACAATATCATAATCTGGTCCAATTTTAATTTCTGAATTTTCTGGTTTCTTATATAATTTTTCTCCTGAATTAGATAATCTTGTCTTTTCAATATAAGATTTTCCATCCTTTACTTTTGGTACAAGATCAAAACTGTTAACTGGCTCAACAATACCTGTTAATTCTTTAACAAATTTCACAAATACTGGATTTTGTCCACTTTTAAGATTTAAAACCAGGTCAAAGGTTTTTGTTGGATTAACAACAGTGATATTCTCACCTTTATTAGTAGTTAAACTATTATGTATATCTACTACATTAAATTCCTTCTCTAATTTATTTCTAAAATATTTTGATCCTAATTTGTTTATCTCTACAATTGATGCTCCATCATTATCAAATACTGTTTTGTATATATTTGGCAATATTAGTTCATTAGGTTTAAAAACATAATTTTGAACATCAACTAATTTTGGTAATCAGAAATCTAAAACATCATTATTGATCTTTTTTAAATCATCACCATTTTCAGCTTCTGTTCCAAAATATGCATTAAAATCAGTATGCTCACTAACAAATGGTAAAAGTTTAGAACTATTTAAAAATTCTAAGTTTCGTTCAGTCCATTTATCAAGTATATGATTAGCTTCTTTAAAGTTATCAACAGCTTCTTTATTGTTAGGAACTATTGTTAAATTAAATGCCTTTAAGAAATTTTGTAAGATAATAAAATCTTTATTATCTGGTAAAATATTCTCTCCTGCTTTATATCTAGATAATAAGAATTTTAATTTAATAGAATCCGTATCAAATAAATTATAACTTCTAAGTTCTGTAGATATTGTAGTTTCTGTATTTACAACAACCTGTATTGGAGTTATAATATCAAAAGTTATTTCTGAAGGTTTTAAATCTCTTGGAATATTTATAATTTTTTCACAAGGTTCATTATTTGAATACATCTCTTTAAAGTCCTGATAAAGTTTTGGGGAAGATAAATTATGTCTTATTCCTTTAATTTCAACTATTTCTCCAGGATTAATTTTGCCAACTATTGTTTTAATTGGTTTTAATTTTTTATCCAAATATTCTTTTACAATCTCCTCGCTATTTTTACCTATAATTCCTCTTTCAACTGAATCCTGCATTGCTTCTTTTATAATATCTTCTTGCTTTAAAATATTTCCTTCTGCATCTTCAAATAATTGAATGATTTTGTGTGATGGATTTAAAATAGCACCTAATCCTGAATAATACCTTGTAATAAATTCAGAATTTAATCTTCCAATCATATGTTGAACAAATTTACCAAAGAAATGTTGATTACTAAATGGTAACATATCTCCACTTCCAAAACTTTCACTAATGATTTTAGATAAATCATTTGTTTGACTATTATTTAAATCTTTTGCAAATTCTTTTGATAAATTTAAATAAAAATCATTTAAATTTTTATCATCAAGTGAATCTAATGTTTTTAAATATGGAGAAGCTGCTTCTTTAATAATCTGAGCAAGATTTTGATAAACTTCATTTGCAATCTGAGAAGTCATTGGAGACTGAGCTAATGTAGAAATTAACTGTGTAATTTCTTTGATTTTAGAAGCATCAGCTGTGTGATTTGCATCCAACTGTGGACCCATATATTTATGAGAAACAGTTGTATAGTTTAATGGAGTATTATCAATTCAATGAGTAGATGGATTTATATTTGTAGCTCCTGCTTTAATTGCTGAAAGATTTGACATAATATGGATTAATCTATTTTTTAAAACATAATTACCTTCTTCATTATATGAAGTAATAATGTTAAATAATAAATCATTAGATGATTCATCTAGATTAAATTTACTATCAGTAGAATATTCTCCACCAAAAACAGTTCATAAGTCATAAAGTGTGTTAATTTTGGTAGGATTATATTCAATGCTCTCAAATTTTTGTAAAATATTATTATATTTTAATAATTCTAGAGATAATACATTATTTTCTATTTTAAGTTTAGAAATTTTGAAATAACTTCCATCTTTTCAGTAATATTGATTTAGCCCATCTTTTACAAATAAATTTATATTAATAGGTAATCCTAAAGATTTTTCTTGAAGATTTTTAAAAGCAATTGATGAATATTTTGAATTTCTAATTTTATCATTAGTTAATACGGTTTCTGCATCTTTTTTAATCATTATTCCATAAGGAGTTAAGAAAGTACCAAATTGTTTCTTTGTACCTTTATATCCTTTTCCTGGATAAGATTCTTCAACCATTTTGGCATATAAATATGAAATTACAGATGATCCATCATGAATATCTTGTTTATGACTTGTTTTAGCCATATTATATAATTCATCCTGTAAATCACTGATTGTTGCATGATTAATGTTATTTGGAACACCAGTTACTTTATTATGTACTGGTAGTTCAATAACCGCTGTAGCAACAACGTTTCTTTTACCCATATTAGCAATTCTTCAATGTGCCTCATTTTCAAAGTTCTTACTAAATTTATCATAATCTGTAGATGCATAATCTTCTTGTAATGCTATACCTTTAGTTTTATGCATATACTCACCTTTTAAGGTTAAATAATGATACTCTTGTTTAAATAAGTTAGTTGCTAATAACCATCTTTTAAGTATTGGATTAACATTTCCCTTACTATCATAGAAAGCATGCACATTTTCTTCTTCGTTATCTACAACAAAGCTCTTATTATAATTTTCTGAATTTATTCCTAAACTTTGTAATAAATTAGTAATTACCTCTGGATCTGCATCAGAATTTTTTGTTCTTTTTGTAGAGTTAGATAATTGATCAAGTTCTTCAGCAGAAAATAGTTCATTCTTACCTTCATCTTGTAACTTAGTTATTGCATTTTCAAATTGTTTATTTATAAATTTATTAAAGTTTCCTTTATTTGAAAATATTTTATAGTAATCTCATATATTTTGATTTATTGCAATACGTTTACCATAGAATGTATAATGTCTTTCAAGTTGAAAATTTACATCAGGATTTTTAAGTCTTGCCTGTCTTATTACTTCTAAAAATGCATCAGATTTACCCTCGAATTGTTTTAGATATTCATTAATTTTAGTTAAATTCTCAGCAATAGGACTTGTTAAATTTAATTCTAATCCCAAATACTTATATTGTTTAATTATTTCATGAAGATTGTCCGTGAAGAAATTTAATGATTGAGTTCTTACTAAATCTTGTAAAGCTTCTTCTGATAATACATTTTGACCAGATCTATTTCCTATAATACTTTTATTATCATAAGAAGCATTTAATCCAAATAATTTTGATAATATACTATTCTTATCAGAATAATTACCAACAATTACTGGAAATACTTCTGATTCTGCTTCTGGTCTAGTAAATGGATTCACAAAACCATAAAAGAAATCCGATATAAAGTTTTCTAATACACTAAAAGAAAATGCTGACTTACTTTGACCTTTATTAACTAATTCAAGTTTTATACCAGTTCCTTTTAAAATAGAATTATTAGCTAAAAGACTTTTATATGTAATGTTACCTGTTTCTTTCTTTTCAAAGTCAAATCGTTCTTTTAATGTAACAATATCATTGTTAAATAACGTAGGTGTTTTGAATGAAGGAATTTTCTCTCCAGTATATGTTGAAATAACTGTGATTGGAGTTAAAACATAATTATCCAAGAATACATCTAAAATATCCTGTATTTTAGAGTTTAATTCAGTAATTACCTTACTCTCAGACTGAACATTTTCTCTATCATCATCATTAACACTTTTTTCATTCTCTGCAATTCTTCCTAATAAATCATTATTATTAATTGCATCTAAATAATCCAATATTTTACCTTCAACACTAGAATTATTAGTAGTTCATTGTTTTATTAATTCCTCAGCCGAAAATGATTTAATACTAATTCCTAAAGTTCTTTGAATAAATTTTACCAAGTCAGAAGATGTACTAGTTAATTTTTTTATTCTTTCCAAAGATTTTGCTCTATCTTTTCCAAAAATAAATGTTTCTGGAGAATTTAAGAGATTTTTTAGATGAGTATACACACTTACTTGTAATGCTATCTTCTCTGCATTATGTGAGTATAATTCTTTTACATCCATTTGACTGGAGTTACCATTGAAAGTATTGTAATAAGCCCCATAGCAGTTATTTAACACTTGTGTTAATAATTCTGTTACAGGTTGAGTTTTGGTCTCCTTTTTAGCTATTTCATTTTTAAAAATACTTAAGGATTGAATAATATCAAATTTTGGTCTGAAAATTAAAAATTTCTTATTATCAAGTCCAAGAAATCCTTGTTTTTTAGCTTGACTTACCTTTTTTATGTATCATTCATACATATTAATAGGATCCTCATTAAAAGGTTTTCACGTTGGGTCATTAAAAAGTTCTATTGAATTTTCTAATTCAAATACATGCATTGTTGCAGCTAAACTATATAAATGCTTTGTTTCTAGAAATTGACCAGTAGGATTTCCTCAATGATCATAATGTGGTATAATAGCAATAGTATTCTTTGTTAAGTCATCTGATAAAGTTTCTGCTGCTTCAGACATATGTTCATCTTCTGCCCAATACTCAGTTTCAAATCCTTTAGTAGTTGCAGTATATTTAATACCCTGAATTGGATCTTCAAATGTATTGAATTCAGAAAAATTAACTTTAATCTGATTTCTGTATCTTGTAAATAATATATTGTCAAAGTTAACTAACATAATAGCTGCATTATACGCATCTAATTTTGTTCTTAAAGCTCCATTTGAAATACTTCCTTGTAAATTTGGAATCTCTTTACCACTAGGTAATATTACTAAATCTTCATCAGAAGCAATTACATCTTGAAACTTACTAATAACGGGTTGATATAATGTATAATTAATTACACCTTTTTTATTATAAATATTTCCAATAAATTTATCTTTTTGAAAATATAAATGCCCATTTTCTAAATTACCTCCTGTATATAAATATCTAACAATTCTCTCAAACAATCTATTCTTTAGATTCTTTAAACTTTGATTTAATTTTACTGGATCATTAATAAATTCTGAACTATCTTTATCACCAAGTTTAGTAGCCCTCATAATTAATGCATTTGAACTTTCTAAAAAGTATTTTTCAGCAATATGAAGTGTATGAAATAAATCAGAAACTATTGGAGAGTTAAATAAACAATCAATATTATTAATTGGTCTGTTTTTATTAATTCTATTAATAGTTACAGCAGGTTCTAAAATTTCACTTAACTGAATTCCATAATCTGTAATTATAGAATTAAAAGTACTCAGTGATTGCTCACTAAG